CTGCACCTCGCACGTAGTAGCGGTGAGCATGTACACCTCAAACGTATCATTTGCCGCTGTAGTAATACTTGCGCCGCCTTGCAGAATGGTCAGCCCTGCCCCTGCAATAATCTGACCACCACCGAGACACTTGCGCTTATAGGTTACCCCGGCTACACCGTGGAACGCTGTAATGGCTACGCCCGTGTCGGAGAGCGTGCCGTCGATGGATTGCCCGGTGAGGTCGGTAGTTACAGCCCGGACAGTAGCAGCTACGGTTTGATCGACTTGCTGGGCTTTGCCGGCGGTGAGGCCGGTTGTAGCTAATGTACCTGTTGTCGGTAATGTTACATTAGTTGCACCGGTAACCGTGAGTGTTGTATTGAATGCTCCAGATGTTGTTAAATTTCCACCTAGCGTGATTGATTTGCCCGTATTAGCAACACCAGTTCCACCATATTGACCAGCAACAGCTGTACCATTCCACACACCTGTTGTGATAGTGCCAAGTGATGTTAATGATGATGTTACAACACTTGACCCCAATGTAGTATTAGATAATACTGAAACATTGTTTATCTTATATGTTTTTCCTAATGCTAGATTAATGTTTTCAGATGAATCCCAATTAATCCCAGCAGAATTCCAATTGAATGTTTTATTTGTTGCACCGAGTAACGTAATACCACCACCATCGGCAGTAATATCTGTCGGAGTTGCAACTTTGCCTAATGTAATATTTGTATCTTCGACATCGACAGTCGAAGTATTCATCGTGACAGTCGCCCCCTGCACGGTCAAATCACCTGTTATTAGTGCATTTCCGGCCTTATCGACATTAAATTTTGATATACCACCTATTTGCATATCAATAAGTTTTGAATTTACATTGGATGCTGCATCAGTTATGTTTATCCTAAATCCCGTGAAGGGAGTAGCGGCTGAATTCCATGTCTGATTTCCATTGAATAATGGCTGATCAGTCGTGATTGTTGGATTTGCTAAAAATGATATTCTACTGCCAGAAAGTATTTGACCGGTTTCATCGATAAAATCTATCGGTGTTGCTGTGCCTGACCCGCCTACTGAAATGCCGTTTTTTGCATTAAATCTTTTTTGTGCCATAACTCGGTTCCCTATCCCCGAAAACTACAATTTGTTTATAATCTATTTATTACTTTATGGAAGTCGCAATAACAGTGAATACCGAATTTGCAATAGTAGTTGTTGCAATTAGCGACATAATACCACCAGCAGATGTTATATCGTATGATACACCTGTATCATTGATTTCAACATTGCCGAATTCAGTTACCGCAGTAGTAGCGGCACCATCATTAACAGCCAACAATTTAATCAATTGATACGCACCGGCACTTGCAACTGAACATTTTACTAAGAATTCTACTGCTTTATATGCCGCGGGTACAGTTGCAATTGCCGTTGCTCCTGTGATTGCAACAGATGTACTAGTAACATCCATTAAGGTAGCATCGCCTGTTCCATCATTCAATGCTAGTGTGTTAAGTGAAACATCCGTGATTGTTGTCTTTCCTGTTACACCCAATGTACCAGCAATTGTTGTATTACCAGTAGTAGGATTGACAATAAATTTATTTGAATTGACTGAAAATGCTCCTACCACATTCAATGTGCTCGATAATGTTGTTGCGCTGGCGACATCTAAAGTACCAGCGATTGTTGTGTTACCAGATAGGGCAGTTATATTAAATTTATTTGTATTGATAGCAACGTTACCAGTAACACCCAAAGTGCTCGACAATGTTGTTGCACCTGTTACCCCCAATGTACCAGCGATTGTTGTATTACCAGAAAGAGCAGCAACGTTGAACTTATTTATATTAACCGATAAGGAATCTACTACGTTTAATGTACTAGATAATGTCGTTGCACCTGTTACCCCCAATGTACTAGATAATATTGTTGCACCTGTTACACCCAATGTACCAGCGATTGTCGTATTACCAGACAGAGCAGCTACATTGAACTTATTTATATTGATAGCAACGTCACCTGTTATCCCCAATGTGCTCGATAATGTTGTTGCACCTGTTACCCCTAATGTTCCATTAATATCAGTATTACCAGATGCTGCCAATACCAAGAATTTATGATTTGGTGCTGAACCGCCTACTGATAAATCTCCGGCGAAATTTGTATTACCCGGCAATGTTCCTACTAATTTAATATCAATAACACCCGCACTTGGGTACATTATTGACAATGAACTATCAGAACTAGTTACTGTCTTATATTCAAGTCCAGTCGCCGTGGCATCAACACCCAAGAATTGATTTGCGGTTCCTATCGTAGTTCTACCAGTACCTCCCTTAGTAGTTGATATTGTTGTTGCGTTCCAAGTACCTGTTTGTATGTTCCCAGAAACATTTAATGTTGTTGTATTAATTGTACCAGCAAATGTATATGCACTATTGGGCAGGTCAAATTTTACTTTATTTGTCCATAATATAGCAGAGCCACCTGTTGTACCATCTGAAAACCACCAATCTTGAGTGTATTTCTTTGATGTCCTCATCATTAATGCATGGTCGCCTGCATTACTTCTATCTTTAATATAAGTATGAGTACTATTATCCCAAGCAGCATTCCATGTGAATCCCCATTCAAATGAATCGGTTTCTATACCAGGTGACCCAGGTAAACCCTGAATTCCATCATCGAGCAAATCCTGATATTCTCTAACACCTCGAGAGCCAGAAAGGATTTTTCTAGCAAGATATGTACCGGCTAATGATTGATTAATTGCACCATTAACATCAATGTTAAATTTATCTACCCCGGCCAATTTAAAGGACAATAATCTAGACCCCGGTGCTGATGCTGTATTAGTTACATCTACATATATACCATTGAATACTGTACCTGCATTATTCCAAGTCTGTGATGCAGATAATATCGGAGTATTAGTACTAAGTATACCCACTGTTGATATTAAAGAAGAAGAAAGAGTAGTTGTACCGGCGACACCCAATGTACCAGCAATTGAGGTATTACCAGATGCAGCAGTTATATTGAACTTATTAGTGTTAATAGCAACGTCACCAGTAACGCCTAATGTAGAGGAAAATAAACAAGCACCAGATGCATTGAGTGAAGTAGTAGATGTTATTGCTAACGATGTAATACCAGCAACAGATAATGTACCTGCAATTGCGGTGTTTCCAGTCGCAGACAACATGGTAACTTTGCTTGCTCCAACATGTAAATCGCCGTTAGTAGTCAACAATCCCGTAAGTGTTGTTGCACCTGTTACTCCCAATGTACCAGCGATTGTTGTATTACCAGATAGAGCAGCTACATTGAACTTATTTGTATTGATAGCAAGGTTGGAGAGGACACCTAATGTACCAGCAATTGTTGTATTACCAGATGCAGCAGTTATATTAAATTTATTAGTGTTAACTGATATATCACCAGTAATATCCCCGCCGCTTCTATTAAATTTCTTAGTATAAATATCATTTAATACAGATACAACATCAGTTACTGCGAATGTTTGGTCTGGGGATACTGTTAATGGGTCACCTACGTTGTTGGAGATTGTATTTGTCATCACTCTCCAGTCTTCAAAACTGTTATACAATTCTACGATCGGTTTTGCCATTATGTGTTGACCTTATTAATAATTTGTTGAAGCATGGATTTTATGATATTCATTTCAGATTCTAATCTATTTATTTTAATCCTATCAGCCTCAAGTTCTAACATTTTTTTATGTTGATTTAAATATCCTGTAGGTTTAGCGGTAGAAATTAAAATGCCTGTACTCGCTTGCATAATATTATCGACATCAGTTTTATGCATGTGCAATGACTCTCAGCAATTTAAGTTTAGGAGTAACAGCAGTATTCGAACTTAACAATACAAACTTCAATTGGAATTGGTCAAATAGGTCTAAATCAGTAATATTAAATTCATACTCGATGAAATCAGTTTCATTGACTGATTTTTTATATGTAATATCGTGTTTGCTCCATCCTACATTGGATAATTCGAGCCCAGCATTTTGCAATCCTGTCCTGTAATATAATTCCAATTCAGCATCTGTATGAATATTAGCATCGACTAGTATTCTGAATCCAGTAGATTTATTTGTTAAATTGACCTGTTTTGTTATATGTTTTGATTCTGCTGTACCACCATTCGATGTCTCTGAAATGAATGATATATATTGTTCAACTGTTGCACTTCTGTTAGACTCAGTGACTAATGTATCTCCTACTACGGTAAGGGTATTAGCAAAAGTATCAATTTCTGAAATATAACCAGATAAACCATCATTTAATCCGCCTGCATCGAGTATTTTAACCCAGGCGCCTTCTTTTATTTTTGTGTAATCTGTTGTACTTGGTATTGTGATATTATTGGTCACAGCATCAAAGGAAACATTCGATGCTCCTACTACAATAGTTTCACCATCGATATTGAAATCTATGTCAGTACTAGATGGATTATTAATTTTATTACTTAGTAAATCGACAGATAATAATTCCAAGTCAATCCCTGGAGACATTGCATCATTATTAGAACTGAGGGCTACTTTCAGATTAAATGAATTCACCCCAGCTAATTTTGATACTCTATTGGCGGATGTATATACATATTTGTTACTAGTCAAATCAGTAAAATACTCAGGAGTAATATCAGTATCTGTTGCATCTCGGTTTATCGAATTACTCAGTCTGGCAGTTACTTTAGTACCTACCTCTCTGCCCTCGGATATACCAGATACCATGATAGTGTCATATTTTATCGATTGTTCAGTTTGTACATCTGAACCGCCGACTTTGTTTGTGGCCGAGGCTGCCGATGCTAGTCCAATGGTATAATAATCAGAATTGATAACTGACAATACAGAGAACTGAGAATTAAAGGTAGCATCAGTGCTTCCACTATAAGTTACTAACATACCAGGTGCATATCCATGATTGATATGATGCACTTTAACCGTGGTTTGCCCATTTGTTGTCATAAATGGATTTGATACTAATGTCACTATATCGTTAGTTGGCGCTTCTACTAAAGATATATTGCCGATAACACCAGTATTAAATTTTGCTCTGTTTAATCTGAATGTCAAATCTTGAAGTTGCTCAGGTGTCCATGTAGAATTATTTTGTGATTTAAATAATGAACCAACAGCAGGTTGCTGAGTAATTAGTACAGCAGGATTGTCAATCCTATTATCACCCATAACAGATGTCCAAACTTTATATTTGGCTGAATTTGTCAGTACTTTCACTGCATATTCTTTGCCAGATTCCAAATATACCAACGAATCGAATTTGAATTTTACTGGAACTAACGATGTGCTCGATGTCGTAACAGCAGCTGCCGGCAATATGACTTTGGAACCTTCGATTATAATGTTAGTAGGATAACCATTCAAAGTATCTACGAGTTGAATTTCTATAGGAGCAGTATCATCTTTCGCCGCAAAAAATAAATCGACTGATGTTAATAAGACACCTTCCGTGAATGTATTATCTACTTTAAATGTTTGTGCTAATGGTGAAATTGAAGCGCTCATGTATTAAATCCTTTTAATTATTTACGACTGTGAGAAAAACTCAGTCGTCTTTGTCCTATCTACTACACTCGTCACTGTTCTTTCTCCGAATTTATTGTGCTTTGTATGCGCATATACATCCCCATTAGATATATATGCTGCATCTGCCATTGTGCTAGATGCATTTGTATCTGGTGTATTTGCATCACTTAATAATATCTTTTGGATACCAGAGTCAAATGTAAATGCTGGAATTACTAGGGCACCATATATATTTCCGAGGGAATTAGTCGTTCTACTTCCACTTGAAACTGATACAACTGTGCCAGTACTCATGCTTACACTGCCAGTTATGGTACCAGAAATTGTGCCTTTTACATTTGTTACATATAATATTCTCTTATTAGCACCTAAAGTTTTATCGTAAATAGTCTCGTCTGATATTACAATAGCACTACCTGTGAGGCAAGTGATAACATCTCCCTTTAATATAGTATCGTATGAATTGATTGAAGTCGTTCTCAGTAAAATATTATCATTATATTGCTGCCCCTTTGCTGGTGCAAAGGCTCCTGTGGTCGAAACTTCAACCATAGTGCAAGGAGTAAAATGAGAATTTACGAGAGTTCCACTTAAAAATACATTCATATCAGCAAATGGTTTAAGCTTTGTTGCGGATAATATAACGGTTCTAGTTCTGAGTTTAGATGCTTTGAAATTATTGACTACATCGTAACTACCCAATGATAATGTTTCTTGGGCACTCGTAGTAGATATGTTTGTTTCTATTCTGTCGCTTGTCATTGTATGTTTCTTTTAAATTGTTCGTGTGTTATCTATCATTCCGGCGCCATCTCTTTCTGTATCTGGTAACACCGCCGACGTCAGTCCTAGTATTATACGTTCGACCGTGTTTCCTGTTGTTTATCTTCCTGAAATAGCTAGATGCATCCGCCATTCTACCACTTAACGTAATATATGCTCTGGTTGTCTTATTTATATAATTAGTAACAGGCGCAAGTCGCACAGTAGGGTCATTGACGACAGAAAATCTATGTATAACATAATTATCTGCTGCAGGTAATACATCGAGTTTACCAGTGAAATCTAATGTGGAATATGCTTGTACAATTTCTGCTTTTGATGCCATCGACTGATTGAGCATATTTACTTCTTCGTATGGTAATGTTATTAAACTACCTGTCAGTTGATAGTTTGATGCCTTTCTGGCAGTAGCTGTAATGCCAGTCGGCTCCATTAATGTAACACCATCCAATATAGCTAATGCTCTGCATTCTCTGTTTTCAGGGTCAATCGCTGTAGATAAATCTGGATTAGATATATCTGATACTTCTAATCCAGTAAAATTATCAACCAAGAAACCGTTTTTATCTCTTTCTAAACCGAAACTATCTTTGATTGACAAATTCACGGTTGATTTTTCTGCTGCACTTAAAAGTACTTCTGTTTCTACATTAGATAATCTGCTATCTAAATCTTTTACAGCTCTCATTGTATAATTAAGTATTTGCTCATTAGAAAATGATACATCAGTTGATGGTACATTTGTCTTTGCAGCTACTGATATTGTAACCAATGGCATTCCATCGACCATATCACCGCCGAGGATATAAGTCATTTCTCCTGAATTCGATATTCCGAGTGAATCTGTCCTAGATAAAAAGTATGAATAGCTTGTACTCATAGTAGACTCAGATGATAATGGGTCAGATACCGATGCACCAGTTACTACATTGAATTCAGTACCATTGTCCGAAATTCTGCTCCTGAAATCCAAGCAATCTGGCAGATAATAGTCAACATCTCCTATTTTAACGGCATTTAACAATGCGGTTGGGATTGAAGAATATGAATCTACACTGAAATAATCTCCATCAGAATGCACGAAATACTCGAATATGATACGAATTGGTCTAGTAGTAGTACGATTAGTCCGCACTCGACCGACATCATAGTATTCTGCTCGCTGCCCATTATCAAACACGTATTTATTTGTAATATCAGATTCACCTGCTTCAACGTATGATGCTTTATCAGTAGGGTCACCCGATTCTGTTATCTTTATAATACGAAGGCAATCTGCCTCATTTAAGGATATATTCTTGCTATCATATTTTTGTGAGGTCGCATTTGTAAGTGTTAATGCGCCGACTGCTAGGGACTTAGTCTTTTCTTTAGCAAATGCACCTGTTCTTTTAACTAATATAATACCCTTATAATCAGTGGCAGCTAGCAACCCACTGATAGTCAATGTTGTTGCAGGAGTATCAAGCGAATATGTTGCATTAACAGGCAAACCTGTACTGCCCGAAATTATAATATGTCCCGTATGTAAGAATGTTTCCCCATTTGTTAATATAATATTATATGTAGTGCCAACCGTGGTGAACTGATATGATTTGGATACGACATATTGCATGTCAATATCACCATTAATATCTCGAAGTGTATTTATAGCCTTAGATGGCAATTTGCGAACATAATCTCCCAATATAACAAGTTCGGCAATTTCTCTATATAATGTACTTGCCGATGCAGTTATATCAACTGATGTTGTTATTGTTGTTGGGCTTGATATGGTAACTACTTTAGCAGATACCCCCGAAGCAACAATTCTATCACCTACTGATAATTCAAAATCAAAATAAGTACCGACGCCAGTTATGGTAGTGGCAGCAGATGTACCAGAACCGCTTAACGGTATTACTTTCGAAACGATATTAGCAGAAAAGGATGTACTATTAAAAGAATATGCATCCCTTGCAAAATTATTTTTAGTATTTAATTTTATATTAAAAAGGAACAGCCTATATGTGCTATCGATACCAGGTGTACCAGACAAATATTCCAGAGACCTAACCCGGGCAGTACCAATGATTGCACTTGTAACATCCAATATATCTACTTTTGTTAAATTAGCTGTTATTGAAGGAACGCCTATTATATCTTTGACTACAATATATGCACCGGCTGGCGTATATAATTGTGCTTGAGATAGTTGGCGAGTTTGTCTAGCTTTTGATACAACAGCAGTTGTAGCTAAGTTAAATTCAATTTCAAATCCTTTTATATATGCTTTACCTGGACTTGTTTGAATTGCCATTTTACTTTCAGCAATAATATGCTCATCTATCAGTTCACTTGTGATTGGTGTCGTTCCTTTATTGTCAAACAATCTCTTATTTGGTACTTGATTCCAATAAATTACACCATCAGATACGATTCCATAAGTATGCACCGGGGCAGCTGAACCAGTATATCCTTGATTCATTGCGATGTATGTAATATCGCCGTTAGATACTAAATCGCCAATTAAAACTGGGATATTTGGGAGCCATATTCCTCTATCATTCTTGCGATATTCAGCCGCATTAAATGAAAATGGAGAAACTACATAATCACCAGACTCTTCATACGTTCTTCGTGCGAGCCATTTTTCTATTTCAGCATATTTTGTTTCATTTTTTAGATATTCAATCTTACCATTATTGATTTTCAATAAATCAATAAATTTAATTTCAGCAGTATCCGCGGAAGTATACTCATAATCTTTCTTCGATAACGTCAAAGATATTTTTAATCTATGAGCACCGGGTGCATTATAATTGGTAAATCCAAATGCATTATCGTTAAGAGTATAATCTTCATTTTCAGTTACAATCGATTCTATATAATCTAAACCTACAACAGCAGATGCGGTATTAGTATACTTAGAAACGGTTACTGATTGTTTTAATACTTGTACGAAATAACCATTTACATAATATACCCCCTCGCCGATTGTACATATTGATGCCGCTCCTGTATAAGTCGTGAGTGGAGCAATTTTAAATACAAGGCCTGGTATATCTACGCTAGTAAGAGTTTCACCTGACTGAAATTCTTGAATAGCACCTGAAGCAGAAAGATATTTTATATAAATTGTGGGTTGGTCAGTATCGGTCGATACATCATAATGTACTACGGTAGCTGTTATGCCATTCGTATCACCTGCAATCGTAGTTCCTACTAAATCAGATATATATGTTTCAATGTTAACATCATTATAATTTACTTCTAATTTAAGAAATTTGACAGTGTCGTCGTAGAATACATGACCCGGTATTACGAGTGTGCCATTTTTAAATACATGGTCACCATGTCGTTTTATTTGAGCTTGAAGTATACTCTGAATCTGCGTTAATTCTCGCGCCTGTACTGGTTTGGCAGGATGAAATAATATTTTATGATACCCTTTTAGAGACTCAAAGTCATCATAATAGGGAAATGTATTTAAATCAAGCATGTAGTATTCCTAGTAAAGTATGCAGTTCTATGTTTTATTCTATGTTTTATTTATTACCGACTCACGTTAAATCTTTATGATGATATTTAATGTTTCTGTCTGTAATTCAGCACGAGTAATAGGGCTTCTATATTCAGAATAAATTATATCACCAGAATATACTTGAACTTCAGGATTAGTAATAGTACCAATAACACTATTACCCGTTCCTCCAAGTGCTGTTATACTTTCTGCCACTTGAAATGAATTATTAGCACCTATATTATTCAAATTTTCAGATGATGTTCTAATTACACGCAGAGCGCCGGTAGTAGAATTGTAATCTACCACTCTACCCTTAGCACCAGATGTAGTACCTGTTATAATGGAGTCAATAGGATATGCATCAACTGGAAGTCCTGCTGCTATTCCTAGGGTTAGAGTTGCGTCTAAAGTAGCTGCTGTTGCGATTGTATCACTGCCAAATATGCTTGGATTGTATACTAGACTAATCTTTCGATAATCATTTCCTACGGTGAAATCCCCACTACCTTCGGCACCAGTTAATATAACATTTATCAGCAAAAACCTAGCAACGGTATCTTTAGCAGGGTTTACTCCAAGTCCACTCATCGGAGTATAAATTATATCAAATACTGCACCTGTTCCAGTTGTTGCTAAGATAGTAGCATGTGTATATCCTGCCCCTGGGTTAGTAATTTCTACATCTGAAATTGAACCACCTGGCCCGTATGTTACGGTGTATTCTAATCCGAGACCATTACCTATTACTTTGAATTCAGCATCTGCCTCTGCATCTGTTACTGCTCTGCTTCCAGCAATGCCACCATTATACCCTGTACCACTTGTTGTAACATTTATTGTGTAAATGCCTCCCTTGTGTTGTGCAGCATATCCTTGATGTAACCATTGTGTATAATATGCATCACTTGGGCCGGGAGCTACAAGAACCGTCCCGACTGGATGATAATATTTACTTGAGAACTTCACAAAATCCGCGGCGGATGTACTAGCTAAAAATCTCCAATAATAATTATCGGCTGTTTTCACTATTCCAGTATCCACTCCAACAGGTACTCCAGTCTCTGGAGAATATATGGAAGGCTGAACCACACCGTTTACGACACTTTGTTTTAGACACACGTACACAGAAAAGTTTTCAGTTACCACAAAACATTTGACATCTGCTATTGAACTCGGTGTCGTAGGGGCTTGGTTTGGCCCATTATATACTGCACTTATATCTCCGGACCAATCGTGTCTATAAATGTCGTAGATTACATTTGCTTGCCATGTCTCTTTGAATATACCAGAATATGCATCAGAGGAAGATATTTTTTTAAGCGAAAGCATATCTTCCCAATCATTGCTTACCATCCTGCCTGTATTTTCAGGAACAGGTACCGTAGTATCCAGATTAGCGACAGTATCCCATGCTTGTGGTCTACCAATACCAAGATATAATGAATCTGCACTCAAATTATTAATGAAATTTGCAAGTGCTGTTGTTTTAAATGTATCACGAATGATTGCAGACATCTACGTTCCTTTTTGAATTCATGTTTGTATTTATTGAATAATTAAATCTGTTTCTGTTGGAGTCAAATAAAACATAGCACCTGCATATTCATTATTAATCGCTCTAATATATCCGGTATGAGTAGCTACCCCAGTTATATCTTTCAGGACAACCGCCGATATATCAATGGAACCTATAGCAGTTATGTCATTTGCCCATGGAGAATTAACAAATGCATCAATATATGATGCGGCTGGTATTATTTTAGCACAGATATTAGCACCAGGTGCTACAACGGCAGGTATCATTCTAACAAACCAAAAGTCGCCGACAGATAATACAGTTGTCAGTCCAGTTCCATCTGTTTTATATTCTCCACTTTCAGTATTCAGAACAAGTGTATATATGTCGCCGCCTGAAATATAATCCTTAAGTTCGAACTTAGGATATGTCAATGGATTTACTTGTTTCTTAATCATACATTCAAATGCATATGTTCTACCATCAGCTGCTACTGGTACTATATTATATATACTTGCAACATTTGCGCTATATAAATCAGATAGTTTGTACATATCCAATTTACCAGATGGTCCAGATGAATGATTCTTTATTACTTGTATATTATCAGCCAATGTCCATTTAGATAAATCTGCTGTAACTATAGGAGGCGCAGCATATTCATCGACAATTCTATACAATGTTTTGCTTGTTTGTCTGGTAGTAAAATCTTTTACAAGAGAAATTGGCATATCGACATATCTGAATTTAGTAAAATCTCCAAATAAATCATCTATTGCTGACCATTCTTGTCCTATCGTACTTTCTTGATACATTGCATATATAGAATATATAAACAATATACTAACGGTGCTGTTATATCCAATTTCATTCAGTATATTAGATTCTGTTAATGTCTGAGTGACAACATCGCCAAATAAAGAAAATCCAGCTGGGTGCACAGTTGTTCTCAACAAAACTTCATAATCTTTTAGCGCTCTACCTGCTTTTACAACGTATGCATAATCTTGGTATCTATTGTTGTCAGCCAATACGGATAATTTATCATTCAATTTACCTACATTTGACTTGAATTTAAAGTCTCCCCATCCATTACCACCTGCGATAGTTGCACCTGAGGCTCTGTTCATATATGAGATAGTAGCATGAGCATTTGATTTTTCGCCGATAAGTACATCGCCTATATCCAAAGATGCAGATAATTGGTGCACAATATCAATATCATCTTCTGTTATGACTAATTTATCTAATTGCTCACTTGTTATAAAAAACGCATCTGATGTTACATCAAGTTTAATTATATTTTTCTCATAATCAACTGAAATTACTTTTGCAGTAGTACCATTGTCGAAGGACGAATCTAGTACATCAAGACCTAATGTATCACCACTTTCCAACAATATATTATCCCCACTCTCTAACAATGCACCAAATGATGCGCTAATATCTCTGTATAAATTAGAATATACTTTTACGGTCTCTCCAGATATAAATGCAGCATTTTCAGCCAAGGTAGCAACAACAGGGAAAATTGGTATAGGAAGGTCATCATAAGCTGCACCATTATCTGTAAAAGATATTCCTTTTATTGAGCCTATGTTTTTACCATGAGATGAAAATTTTGTACCAGATGCTGTTAAATTACCAAATTCATCATATTTATTTTCTAATATTAATATAGGGGGTACCGTATATCCACCTCCTAATGACTTAATAGCTATTTTAGACACAGCACCATACCCACTAGTATCTGTTATCGATACGACGGGTGTTATCGTATATCCTGTACCATAATTGGTTGTTATGACTGAATCAATTGAACCTAATTTATCGAATTTCAAGCGAACATCTGCATTGATAGAACCGTCACCGAGTAATATCAAATCGGCATAGGTATATCCAGTACCTGCATCAACTACGGTGAAGTCTATAATGTTACGCGGAGCCTTTGCTATTAATGTTGCACCTGAACCAATCGTAGCAGATAACACTGGATTTGTGTATCCTGTTCCTTTGTTTATAATTTCTAATGATACTATCGTGTTATCGACAATGATAGGTTGAATTTCAGCACCGGTACCCGTTGGGTCTGTTATGTTTATGACAGTTGAACCATTAATATAATCAACACCTCCGCTTATGACGTCGGCTGATGTAATACCAGTTTCGACCACCGGAGTTATATTAGCATTCATACCATCACCAACTACAAAAGCTGATGTACCGTATTTATATCCTGCTCCTGAATTTTCAATGATGACATCAGTTATTTTATTTTGATATATCAGTGGTTTTAGAATTGCTCCACTTCCACCCCCGCCGGCGACTGAAAGTATAGTACCTCCAGTATATCCCTGACCACCAGCATGAACTTGCACCGCAATTATTTTGCCGGCAGCATCTATTGTAGGCAACAATACAGCACCTGTACCTATACTTGCTGATATTGATACCGGAGTTACTTCTGACTGTGAATAATATCCTTCTCCACCGCTCGTAATATCGTATGATACAAGTTTGCCAGTGCCTGATACACTCAAAGTCATCAGCGCTGATATACCTGCATCAAGTATGATGTTGTCCATATCAGTAGAAATATATCCTTCTCCCTCAGTACTCGATATTGATTTAATCTCACCATTGACAATAATAGGAGTTAATATAGCTGCTATAGCACCTGGTTGACTTGTTGGAGCAGATATACTAGTACCATAAAAATAACCTGTTCCTCCTGATACAACAACAAGCTCTTTCAGTACTCCATTTTTTATATTGCCTGCTCCTAACAAATTAATATCAGCATTGATACCATCGCCGATGATATTGACTGAACTTGTGGTATTATATCCCCATCCTGATTTGTAAATTGTGATACCGGTAATCACTCCACCAGTTATATTAACGCTACCGACGAAATCGAAACCATCACCTATTGTAATATATGCATAAGTATATCCCGACCCGCCACTGACAATGTTAAAAGAACCTATCGAGCCGTCTCGAAGTATAGGATTAAATACCGCCCCAGAGCCGTTACCATTAATATCAGCAGTTGCAGTTTGATAATAATTACCTGCTGATATTAATTTGGTATTAAGCAATCTAAAATCTAGTGATACCGTAGCATCTTCGCCGATGCCCGTTTTCGTTATTAATTTATTATCAAAGCAAGATGGCAGTGTATTATATTCTCCTCTATCAATTATAGAGAGACCGGTAATAGTACCAGTATTATCAGTCGTATTTTGAATTTTTGGCGTAGCCACAAAACCAGTGCTAAATTTCTCTTTAATTAATACAGTAGTTGTTGTATAACCAGACCCTCCGCTAAGTAACGTTATACCTGTTATAGTACCAGAGGATAAAATAGGTACCGCCGAGGCGCCGACACCGTCTCCAAGAATCTCAACTTCCGGATTAATATAATTCACCCCAACATTGCTTTGAGTAAATGATATAACAGCACCAGCAGATAAGTTTGCTGTATAGGATGCACCATATCCATTCACTATTACCTTCAAGTCCTTAGATGATATAGTTGGAGTGGATGTGATTGTTATATCTGATATACCATTAGTAGTATTAAATGTAGGAGTAGCAACAAATCCAGCAATTTTAGCCAAGGTAACAGAATCGATTAATTCAATCTTTGAGTATTTCGGATAATTCGAGCCAGTGTTGACAATCTTAATGCCCTTAAACAACCATGCTGCATTTATACTTGATACTAGGAATTTGGCAGGCGGAGTTCCTTCTTTTCTATTTCCTCCAAGTATTTGCAATTCATCTCCAACAGCATAACCATAACCACCATCAGTAATCGAGAACGCATTTAATTCTGTAGTAACTGCAATATCACCACCAATACCATCAATCTTATCGACTGAGGCAATGAATCCAGCCCCATTTGATGCATCATTGAGGACTGTCAAGTTATCACCAACTGAATATCCGTATCCCTTTTTGATAATATCTACAGTATCGATACCACCTGCTCCAATATCAGAGACGACAGCATCTACATTAAGTCCTGAACCTGCCAAAAATGTGATATTATCCCCAGGTGTGTATAATGCCCCGCTATTATCAAACGATATTCCTACCACTGATTTTGATACAATACCATGCTCATACTCATCTTTAGTATATAAACTATTTTCAATCATTGCAGGGATGATATACAAATCATCCGTTCCCAAAGTACCAGTGACTGCAGTCACTTTAACTCTGATGCGTGATTTATCATTATCAGTCACCCTAGATATAAGTGTCTCGATAATTGCTCTGAAATCTGAATTTAATTGTTTAACAATTAATGTATCATACGGTCTAGCCTCTTCAGTCAATGCTGAAAACTCTAATATATCACCAAAAAGACTTATTGGTTTGTAATATTCTTCGATATATTGTAAAGATAAGTCGATGTTATTATGCAATGCCCTAACGGAGCCGGCGACTTCAAATCTACCCATGACACTTTTATCATTAAGTTTTAACCAATTTAAAGTCGTACCGTTATAAGTAGTGGTGACACAGCTCTCTATAATAGCAGACGCTGGGGTTGGATATGTTTGTTCAATTTCAGAATCATCTACAAGCGACCAAGGACTGTCAGATTCAATTACAACGGATGCTCTGCGAGAATATTCATTATCAGATGCTCTGAATAATTTGTCAGAATTCCAGTCCACTTGAATAATTTCGCCATATATAGCATTCATAATAAATTCAAAGGACTCTAAACTCCCCTTTGATTTTAAAAATTCTGTTATATGTTTAGTCATTAAAATCTTATCCGCAGCCGAGGTGGACGGTATGACATGATATAGCGATGCAGCTAAATGTTCTCTGAATGCGTCAGTAGTTAAATCAATGTCTCTATATTGTAGTATATTACGGATGAAGTCAGTCGGTTGTCCTTTTTGAATCAACCAATCATAATAGTGCTTTAGGAGAGCAACAAATTTAGCATTCTCTGGCTGTCTGGCTATAACAGGAATCTGTGCCTCGATTACATCAGGTATTGTTGGTACTTCAATCATTGAACTGTGTCCTTAATTGCTTTGATTTTAATATTTTGCTGAGTTAAAGTCAGTATAATATTTTGAGTGGAATAAATATCTAACGTAGCCGGCTTTACTGATAGCTTAAATTTTAAATCATCTACACTTGACATTGTTATGTTATTCATAACAACTTCACCTGTCACGTAATTTATTGTACCTACATTTGCCTTGTATATTACATTCTTACCATTAATAGAATAATACTCATGTATCTTGCCGTTGTCGTCAAGCAAGAATAATTTATTTGGTAATATACCATCATTAAATTTTGTACTCTTAAAGGATCCTTTTACTATCTGATTAGCATAAGTGAATACAAAATTATTTGGTTCATACAGATTTGGTCTAACTTCTTTATTCAATGATACCACAGTTTCATTGCTGTATATAGAATAATCAGCAGAATCGATAAGTGATACAAGATTAGAATATCTAAAAACTCCCTTAAATTTATTAATTGAGTCTCCTGCATAATCTGTTATAATTGCTTTTACTAGATATTCTAATTCATAAGGAGTCAATTGTAAATTAGACACAGAATATTTTATAATAGAGTCCACTTCGATATTGATGTATTCCGGGTCAATAAAATCAATCTTGATATTACCTACTCCCTTTCGCATCAAAAAGTCAGATACTAAACTCTTATTTGCTGTACTTAATACTGCTCCTACTCTCGGTTTAACACAAAGCACTACTCGGCCAAATCTAGGTGGCATCGTCGTTGCACCATCCCATGCTAATACTTCTCTTATTTGTTCGAAATTTTGTTGAGCGAGGGCAGCATAATCTTCAGCAACTACCGCTCTATTCTGTGTGGAATATATATTTTTAGCATTCAATTTTACAGATTCAATCGATTCTTCTAACAATCCGCCAGAAGACGGAGATTGTACAGATGCTGTGACGATGGTATTAGAACCTACTCCTGTTATATTTGATGATAATGAAAATACCGATGCTCCATTTGCAACGGCGCCGGATGTTACTACATATGTCATACGAATTTGCGAACCATCTATTGGTTTCTTACCTAGAACACCATCGCCAAAATAAATTTCATATCCATTAAATCCTTCTTGAATCATATACACTTTAGAGGTAGAAGTGACAGATAAGAATGACGTCGGTAGAGTCCATTCTACCCACTGGCTGTCTTCATATAATTCTACTCGAAGGGTAGTAGTATCAACATCGATGTTAGGTATAGTTATAGTAGAATCAGTAGCATCGTATGTGCTTATGTTCTGTGTCAGTACTCCCTCATACACATTTACCGTGCCAACAAATACTGGTAATCCTAACTCAATCTGTTTATCTAATATCGCAGTATCTTTTGTAGTAAAGGTGAATATCTCCTCGTTTACTTTAGTTGTAAATCTAGTACCTCGTGGTACTAGGACTGATGGAGTCGATTCTGCATTTAACAAATTGTCAATATGAACGGTTAAAATAGCGGAGGATGCTCGACGACTTCTACTATTATATCCCAGTTCCTTTGCGCGCGAGATAACAGAACTTCTTTTGGTAGCGGTATCTAGGAAAACCTCATTAGCGAGGAAATTGGCAGCCAGCGCATCATAATGAGCATTATATGCTAATATGTTCAACAGTTGAGATATATTAGAACCTTCAAAATTATAATCTGTGAACTCTGTTTGCTGAGACAGATAATTTTTAAGAGAATCTTTTATGTCTTGAAAATCAAGTTTCCCTATACGTATCTTTTGCATAATACCTTACCTTAGTCGTTCAAATGTGAAATTTAATGTCTGTTGATTAGGATTACCAACAACATGGAACAATATACCAATATTTAAATAGTTGTTTTCTCCTTCGCCTACATATATATCTTCTATGGCTGCTCTCGGTTCTAATTCTTCCATTGACAATAAAATCTTTTGTTTTATAATAGCGGTACTTGGAGGGGTGAGTTGGTCAAAGAGTATACTTCTTATATCAGCACCACGAACCGTATTGAACGGCGAAGAATATGGGCCACTGAATAATATATTTTTCATTGATTGCTTGACAGCATCAACATCTGAAATTTTCAGTATATCTTTAGTGAATGGATGTGCTTGGAGTGATAAGCTTAAATCGGTATAAGTTGCCATGATACTCGTAATGATGATATATGGCACTATTTATCGATTACTGTCTAGGGTCTTTTTTCCCTCTTTTGACGTCTTCTTTGAAATGAGTACTCAGAGGTGACTTCTTTTTACGAGTTTCTTTCCTAGGAAAAAAGATATACAACAATACAAGGACATTAAGTATGAACAAAACAATCAGCTCAGTCATGCTATTTTTATAGTTACTTTTTCTTTATTTTTAATAGCAGTGCTAATCATTGGTTGCAATTTCTTCATAGCAATAACACTATCGCCTACTGATATGATTCTGTTTTTCATGCCAACCAATATACACCCCTCAGTGTCGTCATGTGTATTACCAGCATGTATTCTGATACCAGCAAATCCTTCGACCTTCAGTAATTCAGGTAACAATTTTTTGAATCTATTAGACCTAGTTATGAGTACTTCATATTCTCCTCTAGGTATAGCAGTCTTGGCAGGAATCTTCCAGTCTTTAACTGGTACACCATCAACTTCTCTCACCGTGTCTTCTAATGTGTAACACAGGAATTTACCATTTACCGATAATGTTCCTATTGTACATAATGGATATAAATCAATTCTTTTTAATTCAAGTAACATATTTAATACCTTATAAAATCTTTATTTAATAGTAGAATATCATCGAGGCACAGTCTAATTTTGAACGGTTGTCAAGAATTTGTCAACTATTTCGTAACTTTTATGCCACTTTGCCTGTTATGATACCAGCACCAGCAGAGCCACTATCAGTTGATATTGGTACCAATTCTGAATTCGCCTGTATTTCATTTATTATACCGGTAGATAGTGCTAACAAGAAAGCATCGAATATGTCTTTATTTACTTCCGGTTGTATCGGCAATGCTGCTATCATCTTATCTGCCATTCCTTGTGCTGTCATTGCCATATGTCAAACCTCTGTCAATAATATTAGACCGTTATCATATTTTTTATCATTATTTATTGTCATGACATTCCTTCTATTATTACTTTTATTGTAGGATATATGAATCCAGACAGAACCCCCATTTCGATATTCGAGCAACAATTGGTCAAATAAAATATTGTCCTTTATCCACTTTGCATTTTGAAAGAATCGTTGTCTATCATCTGGTAGACCTCTTATTAGAGAGAATGATATATCAGCCGCCATACCAAGTTCATGTTGTGAAATTCTATCAGGATTTGAATATGGATTGCCAGAAGGTCTGACAACTGAATTTAATTTAAAACCAACACTACTAAATTGCTTTCTTATGGGTTCTAGACAATTAAGGCAAAGTAACTGAGCGTTTACTGCTATATCCCTTGCTGTTAAACCATGTTGTCCCTGGAATGGAAAGTTACTTCCTAGACTCCCCACAGCAACATCTCTGACTTTAAAGTTTGCTGATAATATCGTATTGTATGTTATTAAATCTGGTAAGGAATATATACTTGTTATTTTGCTTGGTGTATGAGTCGATGCAGTTTTATCTGCATCAATTTTTTTCAATTTTTTGTCATATCCAGCTAATATTTTGGACGCTTCAGTATCTTCGAGTTCTATTCCTTGCATTTCTTTTCTGGTAATAGGTGCAGGTAATTTTATTGTCGGTGACCATGTATTTACACCAGATACGCTTTCATAACTATTAGTATGCTTTGAAAATACAATATCACCTGTGGATGGATTCTGTAATATGTTATTTGCATCCAATTCTAATATAGGAGAGGTGACTTTAGATGTCGAACTTCCACCTATCTCGAATGCACCGGAATTTACTCTGAAAGTACCTGCTACATCTAAATTATAATCGCCTGCTACCTTAATATTAGCATCACCGCTAATTTCAACATGCATCGCTCTAGTTACCTTAAGAGACATATCTCCGTCTATAGTAACATGCCCGGAACCTTTGATGTACACAAGTTCATCTTTATCTACTATGATAGTGCGAGTGCCGACAGTGCGGTCTACCTGGTTTCCCTCATTATCAATCTCGAAGAATGTACCTGTATTATGAGCAATGTGTATTCTTTCTGCCCCAGTAGTATCATCAAACTCCATCACATGACCGGACTCGCTCTGATATACATGATTTTTTGGATACATTGCATTATATGGCTGCGGTGGTTGTTTCCATTTGATTGTACTATTGGCTATAGCTATATTCTTTACTGCCATTTGCTCTTTGAGCCCAAGTATAGTCTGGGTTGCTTTGATTCCTGTCGCCAATCTGGGTGTGTCAGACTCTTTCTCATGGGACAACAGTGGATATGTCCCATTTGGGTCTTTAAACCCTTGATTATTAAGGGGAATTTCAATCGGTTTTACGTCAAATTTGCTTTTTGATGGGTAGACATCTTCATCATTATTATCTGTTGCAGTATTGTTGATATTTTCTAGCGACGGTACTTCTTCCGTATATACACCCTGTATTAGTTTATATCCTTCTCTATAGAAATTAAGACTATTTTCATTCAAATAATTATTACTGTCTTCGCCGTTATACACAAGAGCATATGCACCTTCTATCCCGTTGACATGAGCTGCCAATAGCACACCAGATACCTTTTCTTTTGGGGTATATGATGTTATTACTTGGGTTTGCATTAATGCAACATAATATAATTTCAGCAGAATCTCCTCTGCATCATATTGCTCGTTTGGTGTATTTAAATATTGCTCGTTGCTTTTTATACCGTTTTTACCGACCCATTCATTATTGTGTATATATCCCAATATTTCGAGTTCTGTGAGAGTATGTTGATACCGGCCTACACCGAACTCTGTTGTTTTTGGGCTATTGTTTACTCTCAACTCTCCCAGTTTAGCGATTATATTTTTTACATCATTATGGGACAGAGGCCCTATATAATCAGCATTCGGTTCTTCAGGAGGAGTGGGTCTGGGTAATATAGCTAATTCAGATTCAATGCTGGAGTATAACTCATTGCCTGTTAACTCTGCTCGAGGCACACCACCGAGTGCACCTAAGATGAAAGGAATTTGTTTATCCTCATCTAAAAACATTATTGCAACAGTTGAACCGTTGAGATACCCATTTGCAGATGTGCCTATACCACTCATGGCAGCCGAATTATTTTGAACACAGGTCGACCATGGCAAATCTTCTGTTGGCAATATAGACTTATCTGGCTGATGTACCCCTATAATCCTTACCTTGTATCTTGTTGCCCTAAATGGGTCACTTGAACTGTCTTCTATTTTGCCTATATAAATCATTTAATCTCGCTGAAAGCAGCGTCCTTGATTAATTGCATGTTAATTTGATGTCTAGCTTGAGTGAATCTGTGTTGAATTGCTGTTATTAAATATTTTCCACTATATATTTTATCGAATTTATCATTTGTATATTTGTCACTCGAGTCAATTGTCTTGAATTGATTTATCCAGACATTAACAAGTTGTCCTACTTCATAATCGGTTCTGCCATGCACCACTATATCAATTTTCCATGTCTCCAATTGTGCCAACATAGATATACGTTTAGCTATAATCTCAGCCGAATTATCGATGACTCCATTAAACAGATTATTGTATACATGATGTATAGAATGAAGTCCTGAATTTCTAGCTATTGGTAATATATTAAGAGGATTAATATCAGTATGTATAGTCTTCGTAAAATCATTCGTGTATGAATACGTGTTGATATTAAAGTTTTTAGAAAATATTTCCGCACCATACAATCTATGATTATATGCACCATTCATCATATTATTCAAAAAATCCTGAGAAGAGACAAATGTAAGTTCTTTTATTGTTTTGTATTCTCTATCGACATCTCTATGTGATTTACCTGGCGAGAGTTGTTTTCTTGCTGGATTTTTGTCAAAGAACAATTCTGTTTTTGGTTTAGCTGACATCAATGTACTAATTGATTTAAATTTATGGCCTGCTGTGGTCTGGAAAAAAAGATAATTGGGTGTTATTATTTTGTTGTTAGGCAATATAGCTCTAGATGTTATGTGATTTATAATTTTTAACGGGCTCCAATAGGGAGACACGAATTTTATAAAATTATCCGAATCATCAGCATCCAATATCGTACTTCCAAACTCATCTTTAAATATAGATTGTACAAGTACTGAGGTATTACCAGAATATGCTTTGCTTATCCTCTTTTGTACATCCGCGTAGCCTTCATACGAGATAAAATCTAATGTGTATGCATTCTTTTTATCCTGATGCTCTCTTATCCCAATCTTTGTTATCTGAAATGCTGCTTTGATTGTATTCAGTGTAGGAGTGCTGAATTCTATATATAACATTTCTCCACCTACTATGGGGAGAGTTGATATAAGATTTTGAGTTTCGATGACTGCACAATATCCAGTAAGTACAGGAGAAAACAAGTCCTCATATATGGTCATATCTACCATAGAGCCAAGTAAATTGATTTTCCTATTCGATTTTGTATCGATAAGGAATACTGCTTCTATCTCTACATCACCTGCTTGTTGTATGCCTGGTCCTAAAGATTTATCCATTTACGCTAGCTTCCTGAAAGGACTGGACAAATCTTGCTATATATGATGGTTTGATTATTTTAATATGTCTCTTCGATTCGTTTATGTTATATTCAAAGTCGTAATTAGTGATATTTTTAGGTGCTATACCATATATCTCTATAGCGAAATCGGGGTCAATCCATACCCCTTCCAGTGTTTCATAGTGATGCGTCGCGTCTTCGTTGCCTGCACCATATTTTTTTGTAATAAAATCGCGCAATAAATTTCCTGACATTGGCCAACCAGCAGATAAATCTGTTATATTGTTGACATAGAGTATAGTCCAATGCAGAAAGGGGTTGTTATATACTCTTGCTGCGATGGATTCTGGTGTTATATTATCCGAGACAATATATTCATCACACAATTTAGCCAAATCCTCTTCCGATATATTCAATTGGATTCGTTGTGTCAAATCTACCACTACATCAATGATAGGTTTTACATCCTGTGGTATAGTATAATCATATTTTATAAATGAAAAGTCTTTGAAATAAGCCATTTAGTAGCCGCCTTTATCTATCAATTCTCTCGTGAGTGGTTCTAGTTCTACGAAAATCATATCTAATCCTATTGCAACAGGATTATCTGTGCCCTCAAAGGCTATAAATTCACCTATCTGAGTATAATTAACATCTATGCTCTGCAATGCGCATGTTGTTATTCTGCTTAATGCGACATTCTCCTCATCTTTATGCATAAATTCTATATCGAATTCTGCTGGTGTTATAAGCAACGATGACCCCCCAGCAGAACCATCAAATTCTGGATGCATATGTAACTTAAATTCTCGTATTATGTTTGTTATATTTTTACTTTCTTGTTCATTTCTTGGTATAAAGAGATATGAAAACTGATGACTTCTGAATTTCATATTGTTGAATAATTGTTCTTGTCTCCTATTAATAACTTTACCAGTGAACTTCTGTATTATATTTTTTGCGATTTTACCTGCATCATCTCCGTGTTCGCGCGCATTATCTCTTAACCCAGGAATTTTAAGTGATATACGTTTAGCTATACGCTCTACTGCTATAGGAGCAAGTCCTTGTAATGCTGTTGCGGCAGTATCTCCATCAGGACTGATTGCAGCTAATATAGTTGCACCAAGCGCACCAATTGCTTCTGATGCTGAGTAATCTGCATCATAATTTGCTCTAACTTTAGCTGGCATTGGCAAACATATTGCTGATTTTATTCTCTTAGTACCAGTAGTAAATTCAACCGAATCTAATTTTTTAATTTTGCCAAATGGTTGTGGGCTACCCTGCGATGCATCTGATAATACATTTGCGCCAGCAATCAAAACATTTGTGCCAGTTTTTATTGCTTCTGATATATAAGACTTGTTTATTGATTGAGATACAGCAGCACCAGTCCTCTTTTCTTCTACATCGTACGTACTTGTGTCTTTGATATATTTAGACTTGCTGTTTTCATTTATATAAAATATAGTATAATATGGATACCGTTCTCCACCTAGCTGCCCAAGTGGGTATTCTATGGTAGAATATGTTTGGTCTGGTATAAATGTTCTACTATTTAATATTGGTTTCTGTGTTTCTGCCAATTTAGTTTCTCTCGTTTTATATGCCATATACTAGTGATAAATATAATTGATTATGATTAATTACTATTTATCACTGAGTGTTGAATGAGCAAATTTCCAAAACCATATAGATGGTCACCAAAACATCCTGAAAAATATGCAGGTGACCCAACACAAATATGGGTAAGGTCAGGATGGGAACAGAAAGCAATGTTGTTCTTCGATAATAATCCTGATATATTAGAATGGTCTTCCGAAGAAATTGTTATACCATATCTGAGCCCAGTAGATAATAGAATACATAGATATTTCCCAGATTTTGTCGTTGTATCTAAATCAAGCACGGGTATTAATAATTATTTGGTAGAAGTTAAACCCAAGGCACAGACGCTTCCACCCAAAAAGAGGAAGAAATCTACTCCTAGGATGATTACTGAAATTATGACGTATGAAGTAAATCAAGCAAAATGGGCCGCGGCGCAACATTGGTGCAAAATTAAAAATATGACATTTCTTATACTAACAGAAGACCACATTAAACCATGAAAAGTTTCAAAGAATATATAAAAAAAGGCACTTATGCTGCATTGAAACCAGTAAACTCAGATGCAAAAGCATTACACGATGTTTGCACAGAATTACATGTTCCTAATCTTGAACCAACTGATAAATTACATTGTACTTTATTATACAGTAGAAAATTTCTCCCAAATTATATTCCCGAACCAGATAGAGAATATGAAGGAAAGATAAGTGGAGTAGAAATATGGCCGACAAAATCTGGTAAAAATTGCCTTGTGATAAAATTTAAATCACCTGACATAATAAAAAGACACAATCAATTGATGGACGAACATAATGCTACTCACGATTTTTCAGAATTTAAACCTCATATTTCTGCGTCGTACGATGTAGGCGACTTCGATATATCAAAGTTGAAAGACAAATTGCCTAAAGACATCACTTTTTCCAATGAATATGAAGAAGAATTGGATTTGACAGGAAAATGAAGCAACCAATGCGCAACCTAAGAGATACCGTACATGCTAATGCCAAGAAAGAATCGAAACTATCTTGGCAGTGGTATGAAACTAATGTGAGAAATGCGGCAGCTGGAATGTCCGCTCAGAAGTTTCTGGGGGACAATCAAGCACATCAAAGTAAAAACGTAGTGCCGGGTGATATGGTAAGTTTCTTTTATTCTCCTAAGGGAAAAGATACCCTTCCTTATTATGATACATTCCCGATGAGTCTTCCTTTTAACACAGATTCTGATTCATTCACCGCACTCAATTTACATTATCTACACCCAAGAGTAAGAGCAGCATTATTAGAAAAATTGATGGTATATAGCACAGATGATACTTTATCATCTAAAACTAAACTAGCATTCAGTTGGCAGGCATTAAAAACAGCATCTCAGTTCTCCGAGGTTTCTAATTGTGTCAAAAAATATTTATTCAAACAGGTAAAAAGTAACTTCATTATAATCCCACCAAACGAATGGAAATTTACGATATGGCTTCCTCTATGTCGTTTCAAGGGTGCCTCAAACGAAGAAGTCTGGAGTAAGAAATGAGTATAAAAGACACCGTAGTTAACGGGCTGGAGGAATTAAAAAAACCTAGAAATGCTCTATTGTTGGGTGCATCTAAATATGCATATGACGTATTCGGTAAAAAAAATGTAGCTGAATCAACCCCACCAAATGATGATGCATTCTCATTATCATCGTTCACTGCAAAATTAAAAACTGATCAGTTCAGACTTTCTAAGGGGTATTATTACATTGGTTATATATTGGTTAATGGTGCTTCCTTAGAGGAGATAATGTCTATGGGGTTCCATTTAAACAAGGTGACATTGCCGGGCTGGAGAATCAAATCGCAACAAGCTAAAATATATGGACTGCAATATGAAATACCAATAGAATTAGAACAAGACCCTATGTGGATGACATTCAATGTGGATATAATGCACAGATTAGAAAAGTTCTTTATGCATAAAACAAAAGTATCGTTGTTTGATAAATCCTCTTATTCTCCTAAATATAAAGAAGAAGCGCAATTCAACATGCAATTAATAGTAACAGATGAAAATTTTACTCCAGTTCACAGTTACATTTTCGAAAATTGTTTTATAAAAACTGTATTGAATGTTAGTTATGGTGCATCGAATGTAGGACACCAAGAAATTACCGTAGAACTAGTATACGAAACTGTTAAATATGAAGATATATTGACAGCAAGAAAATCAGGAAATATTGCACCTGATATTACATCTAAAAATAAACTTAAAATAGGGCCATTTAATGCAGACATAAGTGTTATAAATCAAGCAAAAGACACTATCAGTAATATACCAAAATGGTTTACAGGCGAAACAAAACTTTAAAAGGAATATAAAATGGCAATAATTGAAATGATGCTACCCGAATATATTTGCACTCTACCTATATCTAAAACGGTCGTTAAATATAGGCCCTTTACGGTGAAAGAAGAAAAAGTTCTTCTTTTAGCTAAAGAAGAGCAAAACACTGAAATGATGTTGACCTCAATGAACCAGATATTTAATAATTGTACGTTCGGCAAAATATCAATAGACAACATAAACAAAATAGATGCAGAATATTTGTTTCTTCAACTGAGATGCAAATCAATAGGAGAAGGCATCGATATTAAAGGTATATGCGAGGAGTGCGGAGTAAAAACTCCATTATTAATGGATTTAACTACTGCATTTGTTGCTGGTGAATTAAAGATTGAACCTATTGAGATAATGAAAGACATTTGGTTGACAATGAAGGTGCCATCTTTAAAAGATTCTTTGCGGTTAAAAGAAGGAGATGATATTCTAGCGATTGCTATGTCACTTGATACTATAATTGAAGGGGAAAATGTTAAACATGCCAGCGATTATACAGAACAGGAAAGGATAGAATTGATTGAATCTTTGATGAATAGTCAATTAGTAAAATTGACTCAATTCTATAAGAACTTCCCTATATTAACTATAGATATAGAATACACATGCAAGTGCGAACATAAAAATAAAATTCACATTGAAGGCATAGATAATTTTTTCGCTTGAGCCTCTCTGAAGAGGGGCTGGCAGAATATTTTAAACTTAATTTCTCTCTTATCAACAATAAACACTTCACGTTGGCAGAGTTGGAAGATATGTTGCCGTGGGAAAGAAGTATATATGTTGGATTATTGAAACAGAAACAAGAAAAAGAGGATTGAAATGTCTATTTTATCGGACAACGCGTTAGTTAAACAAAAGAAACGATTTGATGCTGTGATTAAGGTCATGGCATATAATATAGTTGACGGACATCTTACTAATACTAATGCTCTACCTACGCCGGCTGAAGTAAATGGCATGATAAAAGACGAAGAGACTGAACTTCGTATATTATTCAAGACAAATAAAACAGAGTTTAACAATTATTTAAATTCATATTTCCACACGGTTAAAGGTAAACATATTGCTACCTTAGCCCCTGATATGCAGGATTTATTAATTGAAGAGGGAGCAGTAACCTCTGGTGGTAAAATATCGGCTGGGGCCGCGCGTGCCGTAAAAAGTGGACTAGGTAAATTGCATGTGAGAGCATCTGCATCTCAACTCGGTATTGATATTAAACCATCTACCGCTAGAACTGGTATATTGGATACATTTAAATCGAGATATTATGACCCAAATACTCCAAAGACTACCGCAGAGAATAAACAGCTAGTGCTTGATAAAAGGGGATTCGCAGAAGACGACAAATATCGTGCTCTAATTCTTTCTGAAGAAAAAAGAATATTAGATAAAAAGCATCTAGCCACAGAGGAAGAAATTCGGTTATTGAAGGCAATCAAAGAAACAAAAGTACAATGGGACAAGAAGGTAATGTCCAATGAAAGATTTAGAGCATCATTAAGTCCAGCAGGCAAAGGGTTGGATGATGTTCTGACTGTGGCAAAGTCAGGATTAAGTTCTATAATGAAATTCTTGCTTACACCAAAGCAACCCAAAAATGTCCAAGCTGTGGAAAATCCTCCTGTTGTTGCCCCTACTCCTACGCCTGTTGTTGCACCTACTCCTGTACCTCCAAAAAATAATATCACAACAAAAGAGTCAGAATTGCCATTAATGGCAACCCCAAAGTACAGGCAACCTCAAAAGTCGAATATAAAGATAGAAGAAAAGAATCTTGCTGCTAATGATAGTGTATTTGAGGAAGAAAAAGATGAATCAGCTGATGAACTGATAGAAAGTACAAAAGAAGCGGCAAAAAAGAATTATGAAATCCTTGTACAGATAGATGAGGATATTAAGAATTTGAAGGGAACTGGCGAGGAATCCTCTTTAATAGATACAATATCTGCCGGAATATCAGGAGCATTAGCATCAAAACTTTTACCAGCATTAAAATCTATTGTTGGTTCAATTGCTAGAATAGCCGTGCCAGCGGCATTGATTGCAGGTGCTGGTGCGGCTGGATATGCTGCTGGCACAAGTATATTAAAATCTATTGGTGAACTGGATGAAAATGGCAACATCGCTGGCGATAGTGTAATCGGTAAAGTGACTTCTTTTTTGTCTGGAGCAGATACCGATGCCGAAAATGCTGCTAAGCCTGTTCCCATGGATTTGGAACACATCTCAACTGCCCGATTAATTCAATTAAATAAATCGAGGGTGGCTCAAGGCAAGGACGAATTATATAGAGACGAAGCATCTCAAAAGAAATGGGATGCTGAACGAGCCGCGATGCGGGCAGCGAGAGCAGCAGCAGCCAAGAAACTTGAAACTCAACCAAAAAATACTGCTGAGGAATTAGATAAACAATCTACTATTATTGAGAAAAATAAAAATACAGCCAAAGCACAAGAAGTAGCGGCGGCAGTTGGTTCTGCTATCACTCAAAGTAATCAACAGACCATCCAAAATATATCTACTGTCGCTAATGATAATAACAGACAAAAAGATAGCCCTCGAAATCAAGATAATAGTATTTCACTATTCTTGAAAACGAGAGCTAAATTTGCTTAATCCGCTTTTTCAGATAGACTTCGAATCAGATTCATCACATCATCTGTATCATCATCTGTTGATACTTCAACTCGCTTAGTAGCTACTTTTGCTTCTTTTACTACTTTTTGTGTATCCTCGACTTCTTCATTTGCCCTATCATCTACTTCAGGCGCTTTTACCAAGACAAAAGCAAGACGTTTTCGCAATGCATCAGCAGATTTAAATTGATCCTTCTGGATAAATTTCTGTGGGTCATTTTCTGCCGTATACTGCGCCATGAAATCGACATCAATATCACCGCCAGCTTCAAACGTTGACTTTCCATAATTAACCTGCCCATCTACCTTACGAATTCGAAGCTTGAAGTTTGGCCAATTGTTTTCATCGCCTTCTACACCAAATACATTATATTTCGCATCGTCCTCATCAACTGGTTGCAATGCATCTGCAATCATATCGAATACCTTTGTGCCGAATTTGTAAAGATATACTTTACCTTCGTGCTCTTGGTTCTTCTTATCTTCGATGACAAGAATACGAGCGATATATGATGTTTTGCGATTCATCCCGTACTTTCTAGCATCATCCTTCGACATCGAAGCATATAACTTACCATTTTCAATACATACTGGGCATTCCTCATCGATTGAAGTAAGGCAATTATCAATCAACCATTTACCGTTCGGTCCTTGAAAACCATGGGTATACAACTTAACAAATGGAACATCTTCTTCGTTAGCTGCAGGTAGGAATCGGATAACAGCTGAACCATTACCGGCGGCGTCTCGAGTTGGATAATAGAAGAATTCATCTGTTCTATCAAAGGAAGAATTGGTTTTTGCTTTTTGGACTGCTGCTAGGAGTTTGTTCATTGCTGAATTTGACATTTTATTTCCTTTATTTAAACGGCTTCTCGACTTATCGTCATACGTGCCAACCTGTTAAAAAATCACAATATCATAATGTACTCGGAGGTAACAGCACCTCACGTCTTTAATTACAACTAAAATTCATTTCAATAGATGTTTCACTTGAAAATAAAGTTCCTCATCTTCCTCACAATCAAATGATTCTTCTTCCTGAATTTCATTCAAACGTTGTTTCTTTTGTTTCCTGGCTAACTTTTCTTCTACTTCGGCTTGAAAATGTTTCTTATGAAATTTCTTGTCCACTTCTCTATTTCCTAAATGATAACACAAATGGTGAATAATTGCAAATTTTTCTAACTTCTTCTCTTACTAATGGGTCTATCGAGTCACTTAACTTGCGCATATAAGGATAAGTGATATTACAGAGGCAAATGAACTCAATACTAATAGAATTTTCCCAAAATAACTGAAGAATCGGCGGAGGGTTTCCTGTTCTAGTTTCTTCAAAAAATGACTTGAACGATACCGTCTTACTGTCTCTAATTGTTTGGATGGTGGAAAAATCATTTGTTATGTTCTTAGTGAAAGTAGAATAAAATTTAATTTTCTCAAAGTATTTATCATTTGCTTCAGTATAATTATTATATAACCAGTCTGTGTTGTCTAAAAAATTGAAGACACAGAATTTAAGAGCATCTTTAGATGATTCGATGTGCCGAGCAAAATATGAAAATCTATGTTTGTCTCTTCTGTTATCAAATGAAATACTAGAAATCGTTTTAGACTTTCCCTTATATTTATTTAAATCATAAGAAGAAGTAAAATGTAAATTTACTGCTGAGTATATTTTATAAAATTTGTATGGCTGAATAGGCATTTCATATTGGCAATTTAGATGTTTCTTTCAATAACCCAGCGGCAATAGATTCCTCCTCTAATTTGCATTTGAGTAGAGGAGATATGAGTTGCAATTTAACCAAATCCTCAGGGTCTATACCATTATTATCACACACATACATGATAGATTCCATATATGGAATATGATTTGATATACTGATGTCATTGACCATCATATAAAACTTTTCTCCATTTAAGAATTGTGCCTCAAGTTCTTCTCGCGTTTTCATCATTCATCAATCCAATTATAGAGGTGTTTCATTTTAGCCTTGGCTGCTGTACTGGTAGGTTGCAAGGTATTGTTATCGATATTGTATATGATGTTATCGAAAATAGAATGTTTCCTATTCAAAGGACATGCATATCCAATATTCCTTACTTTATTAGCGGCTGCTACGGTTGCACCAGTCTGCTTTGAGAAGTTATCTTTGTCTGAGCAAAACGAGGGGTAAAAAGTCAATGTCATAGTGTCATAATTGAGTTCACAGATGGCAGTCATGCCGCCGGATGAGGAATATTGATTGTGCTTGTCATCCCAGCGCCTATAATATCTGAGTACAGTAACTACAGCAGGCTTTTCTTTCTTTCCACAAACACAATTGCGTTGCATTTCAAATTCTCCTAAATTAGTATTGTTTCATCACAAATCCGACAGGTTTCAGACTGTCTGCTCTTACAAATTGAGCTGTTTTAAAATCGGCCGTTACTTCAATGAATCTAACCCCGCCAATTTGTTTTTCAAATGCATCTCTCTCAAGATGATAGAAAATCATTCCTGGGTCATACATTGATTCAGATTTGATGAATTTGTAATTTTCCATAATTGCCCTTATAAATTATTTTCGTGTGATAGAATACTCTGATGAAGCGAGTGGCATTCACATCTCCATTTTCTTCATGACAAAATCTCGTACCCTCTTTGCAACAGACGGCCCGAGTTCTTTGAATGTAAAACCAGAGGCTGCAATAATATTGACATCTTCTTTTATAATATCAGACATTACCCAGCGAATCATGTCGCCTGTTTTCTTTATATCAACTTCCCCGCCATTCAACGTGTCAAATATAATTTGCGCAGCTTGTTCAAGGCGCCCATTATGGGCAAGTCTAGCAGCCAAATCCTTCAAATTATTAATTTTTTCTACATCAATTGTGGCGAGTATTTTTACTTTGCTATTGCTGTGTTTCTCTCCTTTTACTTTGAACCAAAAACCAGAATTATTATAATTTTCGTCGGTGCATCTCCAAACGATTCCCTCTCCTGTCGCGTTGACACCAAATGCCGCACCAACAGGGCATTCTTCTTCTACTGATAGAGTTAATTGATTGAGTTTATTTTGGACTGCATGAGGATTTTCAAAATCAATATCAAGTTGAAAGCAAGGAAAGTCATATATACAATATATGCAAGATTCCTCAGGAATCTTTCCAGTTGGCCTCAATACATATTCACGGCATCCATCGATTGTATCAACAATTTGTTGACGTGTAAAATATGTCTTATTGCCTTCCTCGTCAACAAATGCCACACCAAAGATAACAAACATTTTTGGCAGTTCAGAAATAGCAACACCTTTTTGGATGCCCTTCCCACACCATTCTCCCCAAACAACAATATCTTGTTTCAGAGAATCTGCGATTGCATCGCGAGCAATACATCTAGCTGTACACATTAAATCTCGAAACGCAAATTCGTTCGCAATTGCAAACATGGCAAATCCAGCATTATCTCTTTCTGGTGTGATGATATTTTCGCGGGATTGATACCACATATCGCCATCATGCGACTGCGCAACAGAGGAATTTGTCCCGTGTAATTTTACGGTGCCCTCAAAATGCAGTGTAGGAAGCTTAGCAGATGTATCGAAAATTGCATTCCCATTATCATCAAGCCCACTGAAGCGAACTTTATGCTGTACGTTTTTTACAACATTACGAAATTGCTCAATAGAAGGCCAGCGAATTAAATTTTGCATGATGTATATTTCCTTAAATCAGATTACCGTGAATGTCGATATGTGCTTCTTTTGCTCGATTAATAAGATTGGTAATATCATGTAAACGTCAAACATCTATTACAGGATGCATCTTTGCATTGAATTCTGCTTCTGTATATCTTACACCATTCAGATACCAGAATTTATCTCCATTGATATATTCAACTGCAGGGCCGTCTTCACGATGGCATTTACCGTTCAGATACCAGATTTTGTCCCCATTAGCACATTCAATCGCCGGGCCGTCTTCACGATGGCATTTACCGTTCAGATACCAACTTTTGTCCCCATTAGCACATTCAATCGCTGGGCCGTCTTCACGATGGCATTTACCGTTCAGATACCAACTTTTGTAACCATCAGCATATTCAATCGCTGGGCCGTCTTCACGATGGCATTTACCGTTCAGATACCAGATTTTGTCTCCATTAGCATATTCAATCGCCGGGCCGTCTTCACGGTGATATTGTCCATTCAAACCCCAGTATTTGTCCCCATTAGCATATTCAATCGCCGGGCCGTCTTCACGATGCAATTCACCATTCAGGTACCAGTAATTGTCTCCATTAACTTTTTCAATGGCAGGGCCGTCTTCACGATGAAGTTCCCCATTCAAGTACCAGAGTTTGTCGCCATTAGCATTAACCTGAACCTCGACTTCGTTCGTAAACATTTTCTTCTCCGTGTTGTTTAATTGATGTATACATTATACCACGACTCAATTAAATGTCAAATGCCTTAATGAATCAAGCATTTATCTAAACGACCGTCTAGGATGCTGCACCATTCTTGTTGTTTTTGAGTTGATGGGTGCATATCGACTGTGTCAAGATAATGGGGCTAAGCCGCCGCGGGAGAGTACGGTCAATAAGTTCATGGAGTAACCATCATAGCCATTCCGGTCACTACCACACCCGCAAGAGCGCCGCCTAATAACGTACTGACCTCATCCCGTAAATCTGCCCGGCGGCTAGCAGGGTGGAGGATATCCCACACTTCTTTGAGTATCCCGACGTTCGCCGCCGCCAACAGTCCAAGGAGTGCCGCCATCTGCATACTTGTGATGCCTCCCACAATCAGGCCGAGTGCCACCGTAATAGAAATGCAGTATCCAACAAAAAAGTGAGCCTTGTTATCCATCGATATTTTCATTTTATTTCTCCGTATTGTTTAATTGATGTATACATTATACCACGACTCAATTAAATGTCAAATGCCGAAATAAATCAATCACTTAACAATCTTCACTTTAAACCCAAGCAGCGGTTCGATGTCAGCAACGGACAATTACTTTTCAGTCTTCATCTTTGCATTGAATTCTGCTTCGGTGTATTCTACATCATCCAGATACCAATATTTGGTTCCGAGAACAGATTCAATAGCAGGACCGTCTTCACGATGGCGCCTACCGTTCAGATACCAGAATTTGCATCCATTGGCAAATTCAGCAGCAGGACCGCCGAGGCCGGGCCAGCAGGCCGTTCAGATACCATTCTTTATCGCCATTTGCAGATTCAACCGCAGGGCCGTCTTCACGATGGAGGTTACCATTCAGATACCATTCTTTATCGTCATTATCGTAGAGCTTAACTTCGTTCGGAAGCATTTTATTTCCCCGTGTTGTTTAATTGAGGAATACATTATATCACGACACAATTAAATGTCAAACACCTTGATGAATCAATCACTTATCTAAAAGACAGTCTAGGATGCTGTACCAGTCTCATTGTTTTGAGTTGATATGCACCCATCGACGGTATCAAGATAATGGGGCTAAGATGCCTTAGCCCCAGTTAGGTCATCCATTTACAGAAAAGTTATATAAACAAGGCCGTTCCCAGTCTTCCCCAAGTGCAACTTTCATCTTGAGAATATTCAAGGCACTTCTGATATTTAAATCTTTTGCCATTTTCACATGCTTCCTGATAAAATTCAACACATCTATCTTATCCTCGGACTCAAACCTTTCATCTTCATCGAAAATCTGAGCAATTCGTTCTATTTTCTCGTCCACATTGAGAGTCAAGTCGCATACTATAGAACGGCTCAGAATTGCCTGCGGGAACTTATGCAATTCTAGATTAGAAATGAAAATAATTTTGCCAGTGAATTCAAAACGACTAGGCACCTCATCATCTTTTGATTCTGCCCCCCAGGAGATAATCCGGCGGTCGGAAGAATCCAATGCAGCTTTTAAAATGCTTGCACCAATCGGGTCACGAAAAGCTGTATCGAGGTCATCCAGAACGATTACCTTGCCGTTTTCATGAAAGAGAGTGGTGTACAAGTTGCGGGGAGTAGTATAACCCTTCACAAACACGAAGTCACCATCCATAGTGCCGATTGTATCTTCAGTCAATCCCATATCTCGAAGTGCATTTAAAACGGTAAAAGACTTCCCGAGGCCGCCTGAACCTGTCACCACGAGGCTGGGGATAATACCTTTAGCTGCGAGTTTAGTGAATTGGGTCATGAAGTCGAACCGCTCAGCCACAGTAAATTCGGATTTTTTAACTTCAAGCAAAACATCATCATCCACATCAGCTGCTGAAGTCTTGCCGAGTGTTCGAATTTTTGCTTCGAGTTTCTTCTTATCGTTAGATGTAGCAAGAGTTTTGCCATCTACGATATAAGAATATCGGCCAGTTTTTGAATAGAATTTAATCATGTTTGAGTATTTCACCGTGTTGTTTAATTGAGGAATACATTATATCACGACTCAATTAAATGTCAAATGCCGAAATAAATCAATTATTTAACAATCTTTACTTTAAACCGAATATCTTTTCGATGACTGCAACAGACAATTACTTTGCAGTATTCATCTTTGCATTGAATTCTGCTTCGGTATGCTGTTTACCATCTAGATGCCATTCTTTGGTACCATCATTGTGCACGACGGCAGGACCGTCTTCACGATGAAGTTGACCATTTTTATACCATTTTTTATCACCATCAGCATGTTCAACAGCAGGACCATTGTCTCTATGCAATTTGCCATTTTTATACCATGCTTGAGTGCCATTAGCATATTTAACAGCAGGACCATTGTCTCGATGCAATTTGTCGTGAATATACCAGTATTTGTTTCCATTAGCATATTTAACAGCAGGACCATTGTCTCGATGCAATTTGCCATTCAAATAATATTCTTCGGCGCCATTAGCATATTCAATTGCGGGCCCAGCTTTACGATGTAATTTGCCATTCAAATAATATTCTTTGGCATCAGCATATTTTTTCACTTCGTAGTTTTTTGTTGTCATTTTTTCCCCGCGTTATTTAATTGATGTTATTATTTATAGTTATTTGATAATAGCTGAATTCAAATAATCATACATAACTTAAAGTGTTATTTTCCAGTTACCTCGTTCGTCTTCTACTAAATTATAATTTCTCTTCCAGACCGGCGATAAAGGAGTAAGATAGAGTTCTGGTTTAAACCCAAATTCTATCAACGTCTGGTTAATATGAGGGCGCAATTCTTTGAATCTTCCTTTTCCTCTCCATTTGCTTTTTGATAATTTCAGTGAATCTCCTGAAAATGCGCCTATCCCATTGAGTTTTACATGTCCTCCACAGACTGTAATATCGATTGGCATATCTCCAATCCATGCTGTTCCAGTCAATATTGCTTCACATTTAAACTCTATTTTATGGCCAGAAAGTTCAGCAATGCGTCTGAGGATAAGATTCTCCATTTAAGATAGCAGAAGTTTGAATTGAGTAGCTGCTTGTTTGCCATCAAACTGTTCACCGTATTTATCTTTGAGTTTCTTCGTGATAACACCCAGTGATTTTTGCTCCAATTTAAGCCCACATACCCCAATAATAAATTTGACGGCGTCCAGCACTTGACCGGCCGAAATTTTAGTCGGAAGGAATGTTCTAACAATTTCAAGTTCATTCAGCGTATGTAAAAACCTTGGGGCAGTAGATGACATGCCATTATCATTCATGTATCCAATTGTGTCAATCATACCCTTTTCAAACCGCTTTAATGTTTTTAATGTATCATCTGTGACTTCTCTGCGCTCATTTTTGCCAATTATTTCAGTCTCCCCGATAATTGTAGTCAATAAGGAAGATGTTGTAGAATCTTTCGCTTTTCTAGCAGTAAGTTGAGAATTCTTGCTGTCTTGTAATTTAGTCATTTATTGATTGGCATCATAGTAAAATTCTATTCAAAATACTCATGCAGTGAAAGCATCAGCCATTTTTTTTGTTTTCAATTGTTTCTCGGTCAGAGTAACTTTAACACTGGTGCCATCAGGATTGATGACCTGTGAAATGTCCCATGCATAAACCGAGCCAATCTCCGTACAGAATCCTTCTACATTAACCATTCGAATGTTGCCCTTCATGTTATCCATCATAGTACCATACCATCCATTCGCGAGTATAACCCTCATACCCTTCTTAATATCGTTCGTAAACATTTTCTTCTCCGTATTGTTTAATTGATGTATACATTATATCACGACTCAATTAAATGTCAAACACCTAAATGAATCAAATACTTAGCATATTCATATTGAGTTCAAACTCCGAGCCGAATTTACGAGCAACGACTTTTTTCAGACCTTCTACTGTGTTTGAGCGGCAAGCAACGACATTATCTTTATAAAACATATACTTCTGATATTTTTCTGAAAACACAACGATATTGTCTTTTCTCATATCTTTAAAGTCAGCTTTTGCCATCTTTTCGATATGAGTCAACACAGTATCATATTTGGTTTTACACCACGGATATTTTCCCACATGTTCATATACTTTATCTGCTGCCAGAGCAACAATATCATTCGTATCGATAGATTCATCGATGCTCAATTGAAGACAGTACTTATACAAATATTCGAGTTGATATGCAGCCGCAGAAGCGGGCACTTCAACATTAAATTCTTTTTTGAGCAACTCACCATACGGAGTAGCTGGGGTAAATGTATATAACTTGCGAATCAATTCAGATTGTGTCATTGCAATTTTCACCATGTTGTTTAACTGATATATATCATATCACTCATCAATTAAAATGTCAAATACCTAGATAAATCAAATACTTATACTTATTATAGACATTAAAAACCCCACCGAAGTGGGGTTTTACTGTATCATACCTAAAATTTGTTAACCCACCTTAGTATTTTTGAACAACATTGAACAAAGAAATAGGATACCAAGAGCATTCCAAAATCCAATTTCATGTACACCGTCAATCGTACCAACAAATGCCGCATTCCACACCCACATCACAGGCAGAGCAAGAACCACAGAGATAATCGCAACCATTGCAATGATTTTCAAAAGACCTTCGATAATTTTTTTCATTTTATTTCTCCGTGTTATTTAATTGAGGAATACATTATACCACGACTAAATTAAATGTCAAATACCTAGATAAATCAAATACTTATACTTATTATAGACATTAAAAACCCCACCGAAGTGGGGTTTTACTGTATCATACCTAAAAAATGAGGAGCCGCTAAAATTCTTGAATGTTTCGGCAAGAACCCTCGCAGATAATCCATTTGGTCAGCTAATACTCGTCTGTTTTGCATCAACAATCTTTCAGCATGATTTGGTGTGTACGGAATGTAAATCAATTCCATGTCAATCTCGTGTAGTAAATAATCTGCTTTTTCATGATTACATGCTTTACATGCTGAAACTACATTTGTCCACACATTTTTACCTCCCTTTGAGGTCGGATGAATATGGTCGCACGATAATTTGTGTGAAGGATAATGTCTACCACAATATGCACAAATGTTTAAATCTCTGCTGAATAAATTAGTATTAGTAAGAGGTGGAATTCTTGTTTCGTATTTGATGGAATCTTTCAAGAATAATATCGGAGCTATATCCACCGCAGACCGTTCTCCAGTAATACGAGAAATGCCTCCTCTATATCTATTTGAATCCCCAAATTCATAACTCAAGGAGTCTTTAACTTTTAACAGAATAGAAGCTTCCATAGAAGCCCAATATTGTGGTTGACCTCCTTTGTCACAGACCAGATACTGATGTTTCATTTTTTGCTCCTTTAATCATTTCGTAAATTCTTACAGGAATGACAATAGGCAATAAGCAAACTCTGATGAATTGGGCAAATCCCCAATAAAATTTCTGATTTGTCGACATTGTTATTCCTTATTTGTTAGACGTATTATTTTTGAACAACATTGAACAAAGAAATAGGATACCAAGAGCATTCCAAAATCCAATTTCATGTACACCGTCAATCGTACCAACAAATGCCGCATTCCACACCCACATCACAGGCAGAGCAAGAACCACAGAGATAATCGCAACCATTGCAATGCCCCCCAAAAACATCCCGATATTTTTTTGCATTTCATTCCTTTCCTTTAATAATCAATGATGATTGCCATTTTAACAACGGTAGAATAATTGTCAAATTTTTGCTAAAAAGAATAATTAAACTCGAGTATTCCATTTTTCTATGCATTCGTCACGCGAGTCGCCATAAATTTCCGCGCCGCACCCGCCTGCCACTACAGGGCAGTTGTAAGTCCAGCACTTATTATCCTCACTTTTTCTATCCTCAAATGAAATGTAATGTTTAATGCCATCCTCTATCCTCCAATAAAGCCCGTTAGGGTATAATGTTTCATTATCTAAAACATCTGAAGGTCTTCCGCAAAATGGACACGATTTTTGCTTTTTTGTAGACATGAATTCTTCCATTTAATGTAACAATTAAGTGTGCTTTTTCTGTTCCCAAGAAAAGCACCAAACTCGGCACTACACGACAATCAAGCCGCTAGTGCATATAAGCTATCATTAGCTGCGTTTACTTTATTTACGCTATTTTAGTCAGTCGTCTGACTATCCCAAGAAAGTCTATTTCCTCAAAATCGAATCTATATCAGGCCCATTACTAATGATATTAATTTGGTAGTTCAGTTTGATGCACCCATCATATTGGATAGTCCCTTCGTCAAGTTCTATCTATCCGTTTACTGTTTAACACCATTAGTGGTGGACCTGGGGAGGTACTGCCCCTCCCGTCTTCCAAGCCTTTAATACTCTCCTGCTTTACAATCTTTCGATTGTGAATTTTGGAATCCCCAATAGGCATCGAACCTATCCTATTTCTTTAGGAAAGAAATGTCTGTCCATCAGTGAGGATGTCTGATTCTTGATTTAATCAACATTAATTTTTCCATATCAATTTTACTTTTACAAACATCAGATAATTATGCACGTATTGAACTCTATCCCATAACAAGATTCGTTCGAGTCGGACATAGATTTAATTGTGTATTCAAAGTCAGATGTTTCTAGAATTTTGAATCGGGTAGATTATTTAATTGCATCATCAATGTAAAATTCATCAATTCTTCGAATTTTTCTTTTGCTGCTAATGTTGATTCCATCACAAAAAGAACATGCGTTTTCATATGTCTTTCCTTATCATAAGTACTGAATTGGTGCCCGGTGTCAGACTCGAACTGACATGCTGTCACTTGTAGGGAGACCGATTGAACCTTTCATCTACCCGGGCATTATTGGCAACCCTATACGGTAATGCTCCGCATTCGCCGGGTTTGGAGACCGGTACATCACTTTAATGCTTTAGGGTCATAAATCAGATTATCATTTTACGAATCTGTTGGCGGAAGAGGGCGGAGTCGAACCCCCAAGGGTAAGGTCATTACCTCAACTGTTTTCAAGACAGGTACCGTCGCCAGTCGGTTTGCTCTTCCATAGTATTTGCCCACAACTATCATAATTATGCATAACCGTAAACTTCTGTAAAGTTTACTTTTGCTAAACGCTTCATCAAAGATGCCAAATTTTGGTGCAGAACACTATAATCGGGACTAACTGCTTCTCTGCGTTTGTAATCGACTAATTCGGCCGATGTTAAGGAATAAAGGTCACGAAGGCCCTCATCCAGAATGTTGTTTGCTGCATTTACATCTCTATCATGCTCAGCACTACAAGATGGACAAATCCATTCCCTAATGTCGAGCGGCAAAGACTCTACCTTATGACCACAGCAGTTGCAAGTTTTAGAAGATGGGAAAAAAGTATCAATTTTGGTAAATGTTTTACCGTACCAATTGGACTTATACTCAAGCTGACGCACCAATTCCGACCATGAAGCATCGTGAATTGATTTTGCCAAGTTATGATTTTTAACCATGTTCTTTACTTTTAAAATACTTTAAATGATTTCATTTTACCTCCGTACACATTAGGATTGGAGGCCGAGGGAATCGAACCCTACCAGCACAATCATCGCAAATGATTGCCGTAACCCATTACTGCCCCCATAAACTATATTTAATTGGTTGCGACCGCAGGAATTGCACCTACTCCCATTCGTGGTTATGAGCCAGAAGTCTACTGATAGAAGTCGCAGTTGTTACTATACAAGACGGTATTAGCCACCTATGAATGTGTGGATACGGGACCTTGCAAATTCTTTTTTAATGTTCGTGTTTTATTTACGTGTGTTGCTGAACAAACATGACCACAAAATTTGTTATTTCTTTTTGAGTATTCTAACTCTTTACCACAATGTAAACATTTATTTGGATTATTTTTATAATTTTCTTGTTTTATATAATGCCGCATATTTCCTAATATTGAGCAGCCATTTTTATTTGCATTTTCCATTGCTGTCTTGTTCTTTTCTATTCGAAGCTCAACATTCGAATTTATATGGTCCCACCCGCCTAATCCACCAAGTTTCAAATTATAAGTGTTTTCTTCAGATAAGAATTCTTCATTTACTATTTCCTCCTCTTTTGTATACATATCTTCGGATGTATCAAATATATAAAGAATCTCTTTTTCAAAATTCTCCAACCCATATTTTTCAATGGCATATCTAAGATACTTACCAGAACCCATATATGAGTCATTCAAATTTCTGGTCTTATGGCTTCCAATATAGAATTTGCCATCAATTTGATTTGTTATCTTGTAGATTGTATAATATGTTTTCATATTACTATATACAAGTTCGAGTCTTGACTGTGACTCAAGGGAGCGGGAAAGGGGAATCGAACCCCTGTCTTCAGCTTGGAAGGCTGTAATAATGCCATTATACGACTCCCGCATTGTGTAAAGATGACACAAAATCATCTTCACTTGTGTCAGTGTGGTAGGAATCGAACCTACTGCTCCCCAGTTCCAAGCCGGGATGTCTGCCAATGACTTACACACTGTATTTTGGTCTCTCTGGTAGGTATCGCGCCTACTCCTCGTGGTCCCAAACCACGCATGCATCTATTAACACCTCAGAGAGTTATTTTTTGCAAAGCTAAAACTTGTGGGGGAGCAACGAGACTTGCATTCGCAGGACTCCCTGATTCACAGCCAGAGGCTTTACTGATTAAGCTATACTCACCATTATTATTGAATTTGGCAGAAGATGACTAATGCCCAATTGTAATAATCGGTCGTCATGGCTGGTATTGCGCCAGCTTGAAACTGCATTATGAAAGCAGTGCATCACTTTTCTGCCACACGACGATTATTTGGTGCCCCGTAACGGTATCGAACCGCTCTGTTCCAGTTTCGAAGACTAGACACTGTCCATCAGACGAGGCACAGGAAGATACAGGAATCGAACCTGTCGGGCCCTTTCTGGCCGGGAATTTAGCAAACTCCGGTTGCACCTTGCACCACATCTTCCATTGTATGGCGGAGATGAACGGTTACGATCCGTCTTGTCCCGGTAGACAGCCGAGCATAATAGCCAGTATATGACATCTCCAATTATTTTGGTACCCGAGGTCGGATTTGAACCGACACGCCCTTACGGACACTGCGTTCTAAGCACAGCGCGGCTGCCATTACGCCACTCGGGTATTTATCACATGCGTTAAGTTGTTTGGTACTCCCCCACGGTTACGCTCCGTGCCGTTCCAGCCTATCTGACCAGTCTCCAGACTTTATAAAAATCCGCTGCACACTAATGCTGGGGAGCATATTTATTACATTTGTTCTGGTGCCCCCAGAAGGAATCAAACCTCCATGAGTTGATTACAGGTCAACCGTAATATCATTATACGATAAGGGCATTATTTAAAGCTATGTCCTCTTGCAGGACTCTCGTTATCACTAACATCCCAAATTTATGCTCTGACTTAGTGTAGTCATGCATTGCATTGGTAGGAGCAGCGAGGTTCGAACTCGCACCCTGTCGATTAAAAGTCGAATGCTCTTCCAGCTGAGCTATACTCCCAATTCATTATTTGGTTCAGCTCGGGTATATCTTAAAACATATTGCGATTAGACAACTTCTATGGTCTCGGAGACAGGACTCGAACCAGTAGATGTCGGCAAATTTGGTCCGCCAGGAGAGACTCGAACTCCCATTGGTCCAATTACACGGCTACCGCTTAGAAGGCGGTTGTGATACTGGCGGTAAATCATATATAATATTATTTTCCTTAATGTGCAGTTTTTGTAAATTTAGAACCCGTTGTTGTAATTGTTACATTTGTTGTATCGGCGGCATTAGTCCATAGTGACATTTATAATATGTTTCAGCCAAATTGGTGGGCCCGACCAGGGTCAAACTGGTAGTCTCTCGAATTATGAGTTCGGTGTTTTATCATTAAACTACAGGCCCTATATATGCAACTCAAAGTTGGTACCCCGAGTCGGACTCGAACCGACATGCCTAAGCGTCAGGACTTAAATCTGATGCGTCTACCAATTCCGCCATCAGGGCATTATTTAAAGCTATGTCCTTTTGCGAGGACTCTCGTTGTAGTTTGAGATGCATGTTTCCGACGGATACAGAGGCTTCCTACCACAGCATAAAGCGATGCTGTGCATTTTGGTGGACCGTAACGGTCCGTAACGGAATCAAACCGTTCCCTTCGCGTTACAGGAGTATTGTAAAATGTGCTTAATTAAGATTTCTTGACCAATGATGTTTACATCTGCAACCTTTTCATTGAAAATCTTAATAAAGCACACTCAATAAAGTTCAATCAAATAATGTTGGCTTTGCTCACCACGTCGATTACCAACCTTTTAATTCTGGAACACCTGTATATGCCATCTGCGTTAACAGTTTCATAAAGGGAATCGAACCCATATACTTTGTATCAATCTCTCCGTATCCAACAACGGTCTTAACATATTAATATATTAATATGCATAATTTTTTTGATTGAACATCTATTGAATGTCCAATATTCGGATTTTTCAGTTTCCCATTCATCCCCGAATCCGCCCGTAGAGGTTTTTAAACAGGTCCTCGCAGCCACGTTCCATTCCTGTTTGCTAACACGATATTATGTGTCATTGAATTCCACCTAACAATCATATCAAGTTTCGATTTAATTGTCAAATGGTGAAAGATTTACACCTTTCAGTGTTGCCTGTTTCACAACCACCTAACAATCATATCAAGTTTCGATTTAATTGTCAAATTTATTTATCAATCAATGATTTGGCGAAATTTCATCCAATTCATTATGAAACAAATTGATTCACCAAAACATTTAAATCGACATAATCAATTATATAGATTTTTAATTAATTGTCAAATGTCTAATAAAAACAACAATTTACCCCTTTGACAACCTCGCGAGGATGTCAAAGTAAACAATAAAAGTACTCATGCTTACGTTTACCCCAGTATCAAAGTTGTTACAGTTTTGATATATTGATTCGCGATTTCATGCGGAGCATCCACCGCTGTTACAATAGAATGTGCTTTTATTCTGATGTTATTAGCATCAGGTACACTAATGAGATAAGGCACTAATCCAATGTTTTGGCCAGAAACCATTAGTATCCTAGGTCTAGTAACGGTATAATCACCTTCTGATGATATTGATTCGAGTTCTGCCAGAATCTCTTCACCGCCTAATGTCTTAATTACAACAACATTCATACATTACTCCAATTGAGTTCTAAAAATCCATCATAGATTAATTAACGTGGGTTGTCAACTTTTCAACAAATTTGTCGTATCTCGCTCGATGATATTGGTATTTATTGAAATAGATTGCTCCAGATTTTTTTAATTTCCCGTGTTTAAAATTTCGTGGACCGATGTTATAACTTTTTACGGCGCACTCAATGCTACGATTGCAATACTTTACGTAATACTCTCTAAGTAGAGAAGTTCCTTGCTTCATGTTATGCTTCGGATTGAACGTGCCATTCTGCACCTGCATAAGTCCAATAGAGGGGGGTATTTTCCTGTTAGGATTTATCTTGCTCTTCTCTGGATTGAATGCCTTCGGATTGAATGCTGACTCTACTCTGATTATTGCCAAAATATCTGCTTGTTTTGGAAAATCTTTATAAGCCATTTTCGCTGAATATTTTATCACATACTCTGGTGGTATTACGAGCTTATCTGCTAAGGAGGTGTTTGATAATATCAATAAACACATTACGATCTTTAGAGGCCACGTCAGTCTGTGGCCGGTGGTGGCGAGCAGATGGATGAGGCTCACTTGGAAATCTTCTCCATACCGCCCAAGTCCTCGCCGATGCTGACATGGTCCTGCACCTCGAAATCGAATTTCTTCGGCTCGCCGATCTTATACATCTCGACGTTATCTGCTTCCGACTTCCCTTCGGGCACGTTGGGGTGCGGCCGGTTGGGGATATTGGCGAGGAAGGCCTCCATATCTCCCAGCACTTGTGGCAGCCTGGCTTCTAGTTGCTTCAACTCATCATTCACCGCTATCACTTTGGCCTTGATAGCGGTCGTTTCTTCACCATTGGCCTTCGCCTGACCGATTAGCTTGGATGCGACATTGCGCTTGGCTTGCAGTTCCTGCGCGCGCGCCTGGATGCTTTTGCGTTCGGCTTCCAGCTGCTCGAATTTCGCGGTATCCAAAACAAATCCGCGTGTCGCCAAACGTGCGGCCACGCCCTCCAAATCATTTCGTAAAGTTTGTATGTCTAACATCTGCGCTCCATATTTGATTTAACTCAAAAGCCCACATCATCAAGACCATAATCCTCTATAATATTTGCCGAATAAAATGAGGCCGTTTGTTATTCTGTTTTCTACCTTTTCGATACTATCCCAATCATAAACAATTTTAACATTTTTAGAATACAATTTATTTAATACTGATTGATGTTTTGATTCCTCTTCGGTCATTGGATATGATGTTTTATAAGCATCCATCCAATTTCCATCGTTTAAAATCATTTCAAAGGCAAAAATCATTTCATCGAGTACCCAGTCCCATCGTACATGATGGTCGCACTCAATTTTGACACTATCTTCGTCATTGTAAAAGTCAAATGCTCGTTGAGCATTTTCATATTCTGAATCATCACTATATCGATACTGTAGTGGAACATCTTCTAAATCAACTATGACCGAGCCGTGTTTAGTCTCTTTCAGCTTTTTAAGCATAGGTAAAATAATCAATGCCAATGTATAATCCATACTCCAAGTGTCATAATCGTGGATTTTAACTTTGATTTTACGTTTCTGCTTAGTATCAATCCATTCACATAAAGTGTTTATCGGAGTATCTGCTAAAATTTCACCAAATCTATGAACATATTTATCGTATGCTTTTGTATATTCGTGCTTATCATTGTATTTAGGAATCCAAAACATCAGCATTTCAGCTATCTGATAAGGCCCAACATAATACTTGTACTTTCCTATGTCCACTCGCATAATAATCTCCTTTAATCTGGCATTATCAAAAACAACCTAATGCTCTAAATTCATCTGGCGTCATAGGAATAGAATTGTGGGCAAGTGTGATGTGTACTACTTTTTCTCCAATAAATCTTTGATGATAATCCAATTGAGCATCTGTTCTCGTCACAATCTCAACAGCGGCATTTTCATTTGGGGCATCAATTTCGTAAATATGTTCAAATGTCGCATGAGTAGTAATAATAAAATTCATGTCAATCCCTTTATCAAAAGTAATACCTGTTATTTTGTTCTAATTCTAGACTCATTTTTAAGCTTCATCACGAATTTTTAGTGTTACATAATCACTATTTTCAAAATTAGGTTCAACTGTGATATTGACATCAATTATATCGAAGCCTTCCGTTGCTTTATTATCTGACGTTAACACAAGTGTTACCCCGCCGCACGAAGACCAAGAAGACCATACCCCCGCGCTTTTATACTTATGCATAGCACTCTTTACCGTGCTTTTGATAAAATCAATTAACCACAAATCATAATTAGACTCCCCTCTGCGATAGAGATTATTTTCTTTAATGTAGTCTATTGCTTTCATGAAAGACTTTTTTTCATACTCAATATTATAGTTCATTTTATCTCCAAGTTCTATGAGTTTCCGAAACATGTTCTCTACCACCGTCATCCACCGAAATAAACCACGAAATGTCGTCAGGAATTTCTACAATTTTCAATGACGCATATTTCCCGTTCGCTGCTTTGCCAAATATTTTAACTGCTTTAATCAAATCCTTGTTTGTACGAATATCATATCCGGATTTCAGAACATAAATAGAATTCCCTGTCGCCTTTATACAACCATAATCATTGTAATTACTTGTATACTTATTAAAATGATCAGCATCCATCACAGGCATGAGTATAATTGCATCAGATTTATTATCTATCAAATACTGCATTACTTCTGATGAAACCCCAAACCCACCAAAATCTACATTGATTACGACTTCCATTATTTAATCTCCTGTCAAAATCTGATGTTAGGATTGCCAACCTGAAAAACTTTAAGCCCCATTGCTCTCCAGTTATCACACACGCTAGGCCTATCATCGATAACGAATTGACAATTGTAATTCGGAGCAATATCTCTCCAGAAAATTTCCTCTTTCACAACTGTATCTTTTCTCATATCACCTGTTGCTCGCATGAGTAACGTATCAAAAAAAATGTCATTATAATCGAGCCACTTTTCTGTTTCTGGTCTACAGATGCCATCTCTCCCAGAAAGAATTATAACAGTATCTTCCACTGGCATGTTATTTACCAAAAACTTTACTTGTTCATCACAATCATCCAGCCCGACTTTATCCCATTCAAACGCCCCGCGCTTACCATTCATGTGAGCCAATGTTCCATCTACATCAACCAAGATAGCCCTTGGTTTTGTGACGTCTGCAACATACTGCCGAGTACTTGGAAATTCTTTAGTAAATTGTTCATACTGCTTCCAAATAACCTGATGACCGACAGTATCGCGGCGGCGCTCGTCACGCTTAATTGCTTCCATCACATCAATATGGAAGACTTTGAACTCAACAGTATATCCAAGTTCTTCAAGTTTTGTATGCAGCAGTGACCGATATTTAATATTCAAATTCGTATCACCAATAATGATGTTTGCTTTCATCTTTGCGCAGTCATCAATTATTTCATTCACCATTTCAGTGACTTTGTTTTCATTTTCTTTTGTGAATTTCCAGAGGGACCAGAAGTTATCGCTAGAATTATCATCATCAAATCCAAGCAGGCGCTTGCGCATAATATCACGTTCAATTCTAACGAAGTAATCATATTCCCGCTTTGCAATTTCGGTGGTTTTGCCCGACCCCGAAATACCAATTGCAATAATAGCCCTTTTCACGTATTTCTCCTCGTACCACATTTATCGATATAATCATTAAAACACATGCTGATAAAATGTCAAATGTCTATACAAACCAATGACTTATGCTGCATAGGGCTGAAGTTCAAAAATGAATGAACTGTCGGCATCGATCCGAATATTCGTGACTTTACGCCCATTCAACAAAGAACCGACTGAAATGAATGGACCTCCAGATGGGTCCACAAATCCCAAATCATTTGTGTCAATTTCAGCCTGCCCGTCTTTACCACCATATCTCCAGTGTTTCAAGTCACCTACTATTTTAAACTCATCATTGTTAATTTTTTGAAAAGAATACTCAACTCCCTCGCGATTTTTCATTGGTCGACCTCCTTGTGATGACGGCATAGAACAACGGCAAGACTAAGTCAATCTAGTCTTTAGCCATTCTGCTCTTTTGTTAACTGGAAACTTATTGAATTCATGTAACACGTCATTAACATTTGCGCTGCGGGCCTTAAACATTACGCAACTTAAAGGCAAGTCCTTAATCGCAATAGCAAAGTCCTTTTGTGATTCAATGGTCTTGAATTTACAATAATTATCTGTGAGTTCATTTTGTATAACTGCATACATTGATTGTGCTTCATTGAACTTATGTGTATCTTCAGGAAACGTAGCTAAGTATTCATCCACTTCGCGCGTGACGATAAGTTCACATACTGAATTCAAAGTCAAACCATTGCCACGGAGGCGATGGATTGCAAGATATGTAGGCGACTTTATTTTAACACGTGTTTTTGTTTTTGTGTTATATACAACAAACCCTTCCTTGAGTCCAGTCAATTCACCAAGCACTTTGAGACAATCATCTTGAGTATTAAATGAAAACACCTCAACAGGTCGGACATTCCAATTAAGCAAAGCGTTATGTACTTCCTGATTACCAATAAGATATTCATTGCCGGTTGCATTTTCTACACTAGATAGAAATACCAGCATATTTTCTCCATACGGAGTTACTATGCGATTATCTTTCCCGATACACTCGAACAAGTATGTGTATTCCTTGTTCAGCAATTCCGTGCAGTCTTCTTGAAATTCTGCTTCTGTTCGGCCCATAGCTGATAGCATAAAATCTCGGAATGTCCCGAAGAATTCTTTCGGTCCTTCTGCAAAAGCAGTTCCGCGAGTACCGATTTCCCACTTCCCTGTTGGGAGGCAAAAGTACGTAAACATGAGTGAGCCGTCGGCTTTCTCAAATGTGATTGAATTTTGAAAGTCGAATGTGTCGACCCCATTCTCACCCAAATTGTAAAAACGCGGCATGCCATTGCGAATAATAGAACCGTCATATCCAATTAGCAATCCTCGGCAAAGATTTACTATTGGATGATTCTTGATTGCTTCGATTTGATTATAGTTCAAAAGAACCATACCCAAATCTTCATAATGCTTCATGTCAATGCCGAGTTCAGTGAACTCTGCCCATCGTTTATTCAGCACAATATCAGATATTTTTTTCAAATTTGTCATTATTAAAATTCACCAAATTATCTATGATTCTCGTATCTGTTCTCGGATGTTCTTCTTTTGGGCAAGACGTTCAGTTTTCCAAAACACCCGTTTAAAATCTTTTAGGTGTTTCCACCATTGAGGCGATTTTGTAAGGTTACCTTGTTTAACATTAGCCATATTAGTCCTCTACCGAAGTACGAAACGATTCAATCTCAATGTTCGAAGGATATCCTTCAACAAGCAAGGAAGCTCGAGCTTCCTTTACTGTCATACTCTTCGGGAAAAACACTTCGTCAAAATATTGTCCATCAATAAAAATTAAAAAACCATTCATGACTATTCTCCTTTCAAAGCCCTTGTAAACGAAACCATGCTTCAACAAAAAGGGAAAAAATCCCAGTAAAAAACAATGTGCATCCGATAGCATCAATCCAGTTTTTCATCATCTACTCCCTTATTCGATAATGTATTATCAATCATTTGCAATTAAATGTCAAATCTTATTTAAAATGAATGGGTTATGAGGTGTAATAGTCTACATTTTGAGATTATCCTTCATGATAAGATTATATCAATGTTTAAAAACATTGTTTTGTTGACCTTATCACGGAATGACACGCTTCGTGATATGGTTCTCCAGCTATTTGCGGTCGCCATTGCCGGCGGTCATAGAGGAAAACAAAACATCCTCAAGTCTTGTTATTTGCTTGTTTAGGGATTTTATCGTTTTAGTTGCCATTTTCAGCCGCTGTTTCAACTCGATAACTTCTACTTGTATCGCCGCCTGTTCGAAGGCAGATAGTGCTTTATGCTCGCTCATTTCTAATCTCCTTGTCTGCCGCAGCGGGTGCAACATCACGGTTTCGTCAATCATCATTTAGTATCAGGTGCAATGCGCATTTTACCGCCGCGAAAATCATCGAATGATTTCTTATCTGCATCAGAGTATACGTCTGGGCAGATTACGTCGCTTTGCAGTGCCTCAAAGGCTTCATCAGCTGTTGCGAATATGCCGTCGGCGCGCCATGCGAAGTAATACACCCGGCCGAAAACAAAATCATTACCTCCACGGTCAACAAAAAATACACGTTCATCATTGCAGGAATTTAGTTTGCGTTCAATCACAATCCCGATATTCACTGCCGGCTTGAATTTGGTACCATTCAACCCCGATTCTCCCACTGTTGCAAAATTCGAACATGCTTGGAATACAATTTGGCCTTTTTCAAATTCAGTGTTCATTCCATTCTCCTTTGTTCATTAAAATGATGGGATTACAACATTGAACATCTTGCAACCGAAAGATTCTTGCATGATTTTCTTTACTTTATTGTAACTTATATCAGTTGCAACAATTGATTTATTGATGAATCCATTATAGCATTGTGAGTCTTTGTTCCAAAGAACATCATAGATACCGACAAATTCTTTATCTTGCTTAATAATCTTGGTTGGCTCGTTTATTGCACCAACTGTCAATTTCATGTCGTGGTATCTGTTCTGTTCGCATCCAAGTGCTTCCATGAATTTTTTCCACTCTCTACCATGTCCACCTTTACCATTTGCTTGAGGATAGTACTTCGCTGTGTACATGTGTGCAATTTCATGAGGAACAGTACGAGATAAAATGCGGTCGGTATGTTTTTCGAGATAATCTATGCTTATCTCGAATCTATCGTACCCCCACGCCCTGCCAGCAACTCCTTTTGGCAATTTACATATAGAAAATGGAGTATGAATCTTTGCAAAACCAAGAGCTAATAGCTTTTCTTGAATCTCTTCAGTTTTTGTTTGAATTAAGTCTCTATAACTCATGATTTAATTATTTCTCACCATATCAACCATATTACTATGATAATATTGATACATTTAATTGTCAAATGTAATGATAAATCAATCACTTACAACCATCGTTATTTGTTTTTGTAATCTGTCTGGTAGAATCCAGTACCCTTAAAAATGATACCAGAAGTTGATAGTATTCGTTTCAAACCGTCTTTATCGCAATTAGGACATCTGACTGGAATTTCAGACATTTTGTGAAGAACATCTTTTATTTCAAAGCCACACTGTATACAAATGAAGTCGTTAATAGGCATAATTCAACACAATAGAGTTCTTCATTTTACTGATATTCAGCTACAATATCAAAAGGATGTTCATGCTGTAAAGTATAATTACCTTCTGCTGTATACACAAAAATAGTACCGCTCATAAGTTCAGCAACAACAGGAAATGCTTCATTATTTCTATCTACAGCAAGTATTCTTCTTACGATATTGTTATTTCTTGTTTTATAGGATTTATCTAATTCAAGTTTCATTTGGACTCCATTTCAAAGTAATTAATAATTACCTTCTTTAATAGATTAATCTTTACCTTCTTTAATAGATAGGATTAATTAATTCTTTACCTTCTTTAATTGATTAATCTTTACCTTCTTTAATTGATTAATTCTTTACCTTCTTTAATTAATTAATTCTTTACCTTCTTTAATTGATTAATTCTTTACCTTCTTTAATTAATTAATTCTTTACCTTCTTTAATTGATTAATTCTTTACCTTCTTTAATTGATTAATCTAATCTAAAGATTAATTAATTGTTTCCAGAGAGTAGAGGACATGGTTAGGCTAGCAGAACCTAACCACATTTTTCCGTCGAATGTCGGAGTGATGGTCTAAAAGATTCAACCATGTGTCAAATGGTAAAGTCTGCGAGTGTGAAGACTTTTTACGATGCTGGCATATCTCGCGCCTACAGCTAATACCACCCTCTTTTAACAAAGTGTCGCTGATTCCCGGTTGCAACCATAGCATTTCCGGAGCTTTTTATTTCACTTTTTGTCTATACCAGTGATGATGTTCTTTAGCAAAAAGCCAGGCATCATTTGGGGCATAATCTGCTTATGCCTGCGGTAGACTGTTCATACTAAGACATTTAGGAGAATTTTACAAATGATAAATAGTATTGTGATGTAGGACAATGGATGCAATATCCACTGGATTTGAATCTCCTAAAGTTCATCAAATCCTAACTACATCACTATTTATCACAATCGCGAGTCTCAATCACATATTTTCTTCAATAGTCAAAGGGCCAACGACTTCAACATGTGTTGATGTCTTGGTTAATTTCTTTTCACTCATGGCTCTTGCAAAGTCTTCGCCATTAAACGTATATTTAGCCCTTTGGTCAAACACACAATCCGGTCGACCAATGTGTTGTATATCGCTGTGATAGCCAGTAGAACTCATAATTTCTTTTTTCATTTTAAATTTCCTTTTTTTGGTTTTTCACCATCTTTGTTATAAAATCGTCTTTGCGCTCTTCTTTTAACTCTTCTCTTTTCACACAAACCATGCCATACTCATTTATCTTATTTGGTATAATAATATCAGGGATACGTTGTAATCTATTTTTCTTAAATACATTATAATCTACATGATGATGAGGCCTATCATATTTCGTGACCAATCTAGTAACATCTGGGTGCATATCAAAAAGCATTTGAGATTTTGGTGTAGTTCCTTCTTTTGCATAAAATTCTGCTGTATTCCCACCTTTCACTGCCTGTGTTACGATTTTGCCCTGTAAGAATGCATTAAATTGTACAGTGCACAAGCCGTCTTTCAGCATCCTAAGTGAAATATCAGTATCTTCGTTATAACGACCTCTCCATCTATAAGGGGTACCGCATTCAATCAGATTACAGGAATAAATGCGAGTATTCATAATAATCGGTGGATTTTTTTTGCCACAAGGAACAGCAAAAGAAAAATAATTAGGCCCACACATAGGCAGATTAGTATATCTATCATTAAAATCTTCCATTGCCCGGAATAATGCTCCACTCAGACACACTATCCTAGAGTTATTATTGAATCGATAAAATCCATTGATGTTATCATCCATGACCCAGTGACGTTTAAATCCATTCGATTTTGCATGTTCCCATACAAAATTTCTAGCAGGACCTGGCCCCTTACTCTTAGTGTATCCTAAATCATCAAATGTGTCATATTCATCTTGAAATTTCTTGTCGAGTTCTAAAACTGTACCATATTTAGGATTTATTGCTGCCTCATATATATCTACTTCTTGTTTTTCTACGACAATATAATATGGCACATGCATTGCTTCTAGCGTTTTGGAAGTAAATCGACTATCAGCTCTTCCTTTTGACACAATGTAGAGTGGGTATTGTGGCATGTGTTCGTCAATCATACATCATCCTCATCTACATAAAATGCCCTACGTTCTGGTAAAACTCCCTGTTTAGGATACCATACCGTTTTTGTTTTATGTGTCAATGGCTGACCAACCAATTCTGATAGTTTTTTTAGATGTTCTTCATCCACTACTCTAAAAACAATAGTAGCAAAAGAATCGATATTATGCTGATTGAATTCTGGCATACCTACCCATTCTGTTTTTACTTGAGCTGCATCTATATTAGACTCAATAAAATCATCTAATGTTGCAGTATCAAATTTTGTATATCTGCCATGAATTTTAGTCATCAATTTTCCTTAAAAACTTTTATAAGTGTTTCAGCCTGCGCAATTGCATCATTTAATGCATTATGATGACCAACCGCTCCCTTTCGTTCCAAGTCATTCCTCACATTCAATAATGTAAATACCGTTCTAGAATCCATTTCTTGAAAATATTTCCAACTTTTGTTTATGCCACACAATGTATAAGCACTTGATAAAATTCCTAGGTCGAACACACTCCCCTGCGCCCATACTAATGTTTTTTTATCTTTACCAATGAATGTATTCAAATAATGCAGAACCTCGCTGATGGGTTTTGCATCATTTAAACATGACTTAAATACTGTCTCATCTTGTGTCATCCACCATTCGTATGTATCTTTTGCAAAATGCATACCAGCATTTAAACAGGATTCTATGTCAACATTGTGAAGGAATGATTCGCCGATACCGTCTTCAAATGTAAAAGAACACGCGCCGATTTGAATTATGATTGCATTTTGGCGAGAACTTAATGTCTCGATGTCAATCATAATATGTTTTCTACCTAAAATGCCAAGTTCCTCACTCATAATTGTCCCATTTCTTGATTTGTTATAACCATAATAAACGAATTTAGTTCTTCTGTCGACTTTTTTGAATTTTCATGAACAATACCATAACCTCCGACTGATTCCCATTGCTGAATATTCAATTCAATATCGTCTATTAGCACATCAAATTTGTGTCGCTTGTGGTATTGTTTGTCTTGGGCGTAAGGACCAAAGTGTACTCTAATGTCAGGACTAATGTGAGTGTGAGCCCATTCTATCTTATCTTTTGCAGCAGATTCCATATTCATTCTTTGTGGCAATGCTGTAAGAATTTGCACTCTGTTTTTGTCGCCGATGATGTCTACACAATTGTTGTATAATTCTAACGCGTCTGCCATTGGTTTTAATTTGGCGAATAGATTCGACGTGTTGCTTATAGCCCCCCAATTCGGCTTTTCAATTTCTGTTTTCCACTCTTCACCGAAATTTTCTATTGCCCATCCTCGAAAATCGGCCAAAACACCATCCATATCTAGATAAATTATGCTTTTCACGGTTCAGTTACCTCACTTTCAATGTTTCGTGTACAACTAATCCTGATTGTTCTAACTTTTCTGATGTATATCCACACGGATTTATAATTATTCTAGTTTTTTCAAAAAATGTATCTGACCCGTAATGTGTATGACCGGCGCACCACATTACAATATGCTCATTGCCAAGGATTAACTCACTCAAATCGCTCATAAAATAATCATTGCCTTGAGTACCTTTAAATTTTGGGTCACTCAAAGTCAACAAAGGGAGGTGATGAGTAATAACAATAATTTTCTTGTCTCGATTTTGTTCAATTACATGTTTGATGTACGCTCGGTGTTTAGAATGTGTTTGTACCCATTTTTCAGATGTAAATCTACTCCCAATATCATATTGAATCTTTCCGTCATATCGCATGAACATAGGCATATTATACATGGATAACTCATTACAATTATTCATATCAGTCCAAAGAGTGCAACCGACAAACAAATACTCACCGTCTTCCCATGTATCGCAGTCCAGTACTTTTACATTGTAACACCCTAAATCCTGCAACATAGCATTGCAGGTATCTCCACCACGCGTGATAGTCAGGGAGTTGTTTCCGGGCCAATAGTCGTGGTTGCCTAATACGATTAAGACGTTCTTGAAACGTGTTGAGACCTCTGTAATCCATGAATACCCCGCGAATTCAATAAATCTTGTGCCAATCCATAAATCCCCAGCAAGAATTAGAATTGTGTCTTTGTCATCAGGAAGCACAGGTGGCTTCCAGCATTTCACTTCACTGTTATTAGCATCAAATTGTATATCATCACTAAAGTACCAGTCCAACTACAAATGAATATCGCTATATACACGAATTTTCATTTTTACACCTCACTTTCTGCTCTATAAGCTATCAAATTTAACATCATGCCCCATCTTATTATCATAACCAACATTATTTTAAATGTCAAACTGTCAAATGAATCAACAACTTAGTCGAAATTTATGCTGGCAAAGTCATGTGTTTTCTTGGATTTGCCGAATAACTCATCATCTGTAATGCCTTGGTCGGAGACTGTTTGTTGTTGGGATTCTTCTACATCAGATAATTTAAATTTCCTTATATCAACACCAATGAGGAATTTGTTATAATAATTTATGTCATTGTATCTACTCTTCAACTGTTTAATCATCAGCTGATTCATTTTGTCCAATTCTTCGGTGCGTATAATACCTATGAAGAAATCTAAAGATGCCGGCAAACCAAACGATTCCGATGTATCTGTCATACTGAAATCCGAATCATTGAATCCTGTTCTGGTAAGTTGAGTGGCCGTCCAGCCAACACAGTTATATTCCACCATCAATCCTCTTAGTTCTTCTGCGATTGCTTTGATAGCAAAATAAGAATTGTAATTGCTGCTCTTATATTTCTGTGATGCACAAATATTGATATAATCAATACAAATAACATCTGGGAGAAAATTCTTTTTGAGTTTCAGTTCTTCCAATAATGCCCTAAAGTGCCCAACATGAGCACCACCAGTAGGGTATTCTTTAATTATTAGTTGTCCACGAGTCTTGGATTTAATGCCAGTAACTCCATCGATAAAATCATCTTTGTTCAATCTACCTAAATTATCAACATCGATGTCAAGTAGATTGCAGTCTATGCGTTCTGCTATCTTTTCTTGCGCCATCTCCAGCGTGACATACAACACATTGAAGCCTTGACTTAATGATGTTGCTGCCATATCACACAGGAAAAGTGATTTACCTACCCCTACCCCTGCTAGAACAGCGTTTAGTGTCTTGCGAGGAATACCATTCTTAGTAACTTTATTAAAATACGACAGTCTGAATGGAATCTTATCTTCTTTTAAATGATAAAAATCAAAACGAGATTCCATATCATCAAAGAAGTCATGCCCTACACTATTATCAAATGATACCGCCAGTGCATCTTGCATCAAGGATGGCATAGCTTCCACTGACAATTTTGAGTCTTTCCCATCCATTGCTTGAATTGTAGTCATGACAGCATTATAGAATGCTTTATCTTTACAAAACTTCTCTGTCCTGCCGATGAGCCAGTCTACATTTTCTTCTTTGCCGTTCAATTCCTTCACAAACAATTCTGCTTGAATATATTCTTCTTGAGTAAAAGAAGAATATTCCTTTGATAATAATCCTAAAATCTTTTGATTAGGTGCTTTATTATGTTTTTCAGCAAATACGGTAATGAATTTGAACAGTGTCTTTTCTATTTTTGTACTAAAATATTCCTCTTTTAAATGAGGAAATACTTTCCTAAAATAATCATCATTATTAATCAAATTTTCCAATACAATATTTTCAATTTTTAATTCCATCAGTACCACCAGTGTAAATTACTTCGTTAGCATTCAATTGTTCAATAAGAATATCTTTTAATATATCTCCTGTCAACTTTTCAAATTCTTCTGTTGAATTTTTATCAATTTCACCTTCGAACACATCATATACAAATGATAATTTGGCGGCATCTTCTATTTCCTCAACTGCTACTCTGCCATAAGCAAACGTAATGCCACTGAATTTACCATCGGTGATTTGAATAGGGCAAACACCAGTAGAGGTCGGTTCGCGCACTTTATATAGTTTTGTCATCTTTCACCTCCGCGTTCATTGGATTAACTGACAATTGAAATTTATTTTTCACGAATTTATAGAAATCTGGATTAGATAAAATCGGCGCCCAAAATGTTTTATTATGAGTATCTGCTTCTCTGACTTTCTTTTCATCCAATATCTCACCAGTATTTTTATCTACTCTTATATACCAACCATTAGAAGGTTTTTGAACAAACCCGCTTTCTAATGCAAGTTCAAGTAAACCAGAATACTTATCAATACCACCATCGAACATAACCTGAAACTGAAGTTTGCTTTTTTCTTTCACGAATCTCGATTTTTCAATGTTGATTGTAAAATTATAACCTACCACCTCTGTTCCCGCCTTTTCTTGAGACCTGCCGATGATGAAAATCTGATTTGAGGAATAGTAGAGGCCCGTATTGTGTGTAACAATACCATTTTCAAGAATATAATGCTCAACATCTTCCACAGATATATCATATACTGGTTTAATCCCAACATTCTCTATCTTTATTAATTTCATTTTCTTTTCTCCATGTCTATTTTGTTATTCTGCCTCGGTAATAGTATTTGCCGCTGCTACACTCCTTGATTATTTTCACCCTATTTTAACTGCCCCTCTGTAGAGGATGTCAATCATCTAACCACAAAAATATGATTTTCTGTGAGATTTTTTGCTTCTACCCACCCCTCCGATGTTAAAAATGGATGATTTTCTGAAACTGTTACTGAATAACCATCATCAAATGTAAATCTAATACATTCTGGGGTTCCGTGTAACAACGTATCTGGATTCCATGTATGTGTTACTTTTTTAGGCCCATTTAATGTATTCACCATATCTCCTACATTAATAGATTCAATAGTCTTCTTTTGACCGTCCGCCATTTCTAACTGTGTGCCTGCAAGCAAACACCCACCACTAACGACCGTCCGCGCGAACGGTCCCACTTCGGCATATACGTGGTTGACTGCAATACATGGCAAATCTTTTACTGTCAGGTGTGGAGTAATAATACGAAACAAACTCTTAAGTGATTTAGCTCGAGTCATATCAGCTACTGACTTTTCATTTTCTGCATCTTCAACTTCTTTCTTCGACGCAAGATTGCCAATAGAATCGATAAAAATGATTACCTTATCACCTTTTTTAATTTCTGCTAGGCGCTTTGTGATGTCAAATTTTAATTGTTCGATGTGTTCAAGTGGAATATGTAATACTCGTTCTGTGTCAATTCCATGCGATAACATATATTCAGGAGTAATGCCGAACTCAGAATCATAAAATAAACATACGGCCTCTTTATATTTCTTCATGTATGAACTTACACAAACAAGACCAAGATTAGATTTGAAGTGTTTTGAAGGTCCTGCAAGAATTGTAAGACCTGATACTATCCCACCATCAAGTATACCGCTAAATGCTACGTTGATAATAGGGATATTTGTTTGAACTAAATCTTTTGGAGCAAAGAAACTTGATGCTGCTACTGTTTCTGCTTTAATTGAACCTACTGCTTTAAGTTTGTCTAATAGACTCATGTATTTCTCCTTTCATTTACGACTTTTGATTTGTGCATGGAGTCGGATACCATGCAATTATTTATCAGTCAAAAAATGATTCTAATGAACTTTCTTCTCTCAATTTCCAGCCAGCACAATCTGTCAATGATTTCATTGCATTTTCTACTGTCTTCTCAAACTGCGTATCATAATCTAAGTATCCATGCAGTTTAAATTCAGGAGGCAAATCAATATTAGAAGGAAAGCCTATTACGTTTTGTCTAATTGGATTTGGCATCTTCAAATATAAGAATTTTATTTTGTCCCCATTTTGAATTTGTTGATATTGTTTGAATTTAACTGCATTCATATTGAACAGACAGGCTGCCCTTACATGCATAGGTACTGTCATGCCGGTTCTAATTGCATTATTTGCAAAATATTTGCCAATATCACTCACTCCCCGCGGGAATGCTACTTCACTAGGCGGCAATGTTTTGAATTCTTTCTCCAGTTCCAAAAATCTCTTTCGTAGAGTATATTCATCTGATTCAAACATCAACTGTAATAATTCTTTTAATTTATTTCTGCACCATTTAGGGGTAGACGACCTTACAATCTCAATTCCCATTACTTTAAGTTTAGGTGGATTGTATGCAACCCCTTCGGAGTTATATACATACATTGCGTAGTTCTTTTTTGCTCGATATAACATCTTTGACGCAATTGCTTCTCTCTTACTTCCCATTATTTTATCATAAGCATTCATTTTATCAAAAATCACACTGACGCTATTATTGATAATTGGTTGACATATTTTATTAGCGAAATCATCCAAAAATTTAACAACATCACCTGTCGATTTGTTTGACGCAAATTTATCTACAATTCTCTGACAATTAATAATCACAGAGTCAGTGTCGCCTGCAATAATATAATCTACATCTTTTGTTTCTAATATTTTATTGAAATTCATATTCAACAAATTTGCCAAATGGATGTCTGATAGTTGACCAGTAAGTGTAATCGCCTCAGCCATGCGATAATCATAATAATGGAACCCCTCATTGCCAATGCTGCCGAATGCAGAATTCGCCTTTTGTGTTTAAATGAAGTCGTTAATTTCATCCCATATAGCTGCATATTACTATGCAGAACAGACTATCTCTTCACCTTCACAGGTGCTATGCGCTTCGAGTCACTTGACCCTACGGCTTTCGCCTAGTCGTTACACCTTCCCATATTAGGGCTTGGCTCGGTATTGTCCCAATTTGGGATGTTCACCGAATTCACATAGTTTTCAATTACAAATTTCTTTGTATTGCGCCCACGATTAAGCGATTTTCAATGCAAGTTGTTTATTTTTTAATGCTGCTATTTTTGCTCTACTACTATTTCTCAATTCTAAAAGCTCGTCTAAAGTCATTTCTGAATAATTCATATGTTTCCTTTCTAATGATTATTGCCAATCTCTACGGTCGCGCTGCGCGTTCACTTATTTCCCTTTCTATAATTTGATATTCCGATTCTAGTCGAAGCATTTCTTTTTTAGCTATTGCACGACCAGTCATACAATATTCCATCAATTCTGCTAGAAATCCTTTTTTGGATTTATCATACATTGTACCATTTGCAGCAATTGTATGATTGATTGATTTTGCATAATCAATGGCAGCAATAGCATCTGCATCATTATCCAAGAAATTTCTTGCTCTAATATCATATTCCGGTGCTCTAAATGTCTCCGGCGATATGTTCCATTGACGAATAACAGAAGGATATAGGGATGAGAAGTCGAAAGACATACACCATCCATACATGCCCTGTATACCGTCTTTCACCCATGCACCTTCTACATCCCCCCTCAATCCATTTTTTCGAGGCGGAACTGCAATCTTTTTCTTATTCAAGTGATGATAGATGAATGCTTCCCATGGAGCAACAGTGCGATATACATCTCCTAGATTGCAATGATACATATATGCCATAGCAAAAGCAAGTTCAATCAACTTCATCTTGTCTTCTAATTTCTTAACAAGAATTGAGTCTATCGCATTATATCTCACGAAAGTGTCGAAGTGGTTTACGTAAGAATCTCTGAATGACACCCCTGGTAATTCAAGTTTTGTTTCGCCAAGTTCTTCTTGGGCAATAAATCCTAATGCGTACGATTCTTTCGATGAATATGTGCCGAATTTCTTATAGAGTTCAAGATAATCCAAGTCTATGATACCATAAATCTCATACGTCTGAATTTCTTTTCCACGGATATTAACCATCTTTTCACGAATATAATTGAATGGCGATAGCCGTTTAACTTGTGTCTCATCAAATAGTAGTTTGATTCGATTAATCATATATGGTATATCGAATCCTGATGTATTCCACCCCGTCCAAACATCTGGTTTTGTTGCAATCTGAAATTCGATAAAAAACTTTAATAGTTCTTTCTCAGTATCAAATTTTTTATATATAAAGGCATCAGACTCAACTTTATCAAACTCTTTTAATCCTAATACGACCGTTTTATCTGTTATATTATCGTGTATAGATATGAGAACAATCGGAATGCGCGCTGCCTGAATATCAGGAAAACCTTCTTCGGAATCCTCATCTACTGTTTCGATGTCTATCGTGTGAATTTTTACATGTGATATATCATATTCAATATCTCCTGGAAATTTTGAATTTATATATTGAAGGTTCCACTTAGTCATGCCATGAAGTTCAATCCCATGGACATCCTTATACATTTCTACATAATCTTTTGCTTCTCGGATATTATTGAATTGAATTGGTTCGAGTGGGGTGTTTTTGTATAAATCATTCCAAGATTTTTCGTCTCTATTTTTTGTGGAAACGAATAATGTAGGGCCAAAATCAATCTTTTCGATTATTTGTCGGCCCTTATCATATCCTCTATATAATATAGAATTACCAAGAGTTTGGCAATAAGTGTAAAATTTCATAATTATCTCCCTGTTATTATTTTAAACCATGTCAAGCCAACAATCAAATTATTTTGATTTGTGAATCTTTGGAGGAAGAATAATAACTCAATTACTCACAGCCCATTATCTTTGAAATGCTTATTGATTACTTCAAATGCAACAGGCGTATAATTATTCCTTTCTACAGATACGTTGAAGTACTTAGGGTCGTCGATTTCAGTCCAGACCGGTGAACCATGTTCTAAAGAAAATAATTGCTTCTTCACAGTTCCAGAATGTAAATGCCCATGCACGTTACTCCTCCACCTGCTTAGACTTCCTGGGTGGATTGGAATGTGGCTCAAATGAATCCTGTCTAGCATGTGACAAGACCTAACATCTTTAAAGTACTGATTATAAGCTGACATCTTCAAACTATCGTGATTTCCTTTAATGAGGACTTTTGCGCCATTCAATCTTGGCATGACATTATGAAAGTGAGTAGCACCAAAACACACATCTCCCAAGAAATAAACTGTATCATTTGGCCCAACAACTGAATTATGATTATTAACCATAGTCTCGTCCATCTCTTCACACGAGTCAAATGTCCTCAAATTTGAACCATCCTCGTTTAAAAATGAGAGGATGTTACAATGGCCAAAGTGTTGGTCTGCAATTAGAAAAGTGTCACTCATTTATTGCTCCTTTTGTAATCTCTTTTATTACTTTTGTTATGTCGCTTTGAAACTCATCTATTGTACCATTATTGAAAATTACAAAATCGATGTACTTTTCATCTAACGTGATATTGGACGCGTGATTGACTGCTCCGTTTATTTTATTATCAGAATCGAATTTATTATCGTCGCGAATAATATGGACAATAAATCCCCCCAAATCTTTTACTCTTTTAGCCTCATTCTCAAAACGTAAATCAGTATTGACAACAGATTGTCCTTTATTCCATGCATGCTCTATTCCTTCTTGGGCCAAATCGACCCATACGGAATCTTTAATTAATACTCTGCCCCATTCAGTACCTAGAGTTTGCGCCATGTATCTGATACTTCGCTCAAATTTATAATGGGCGGAATTTTTGATATTTGGGTTCTCAATGTCTTCCATCGGGATATTGAACATCGCCGAGAGTCCTCGTTTAATTGGGGCGGCAAATGATACTTTTGACCAATTACCACCATCTCGGATAAGATGATTTGCAAATGTGTCTTTACCAGACCCAGGTAAACCGTGGCAAGCAATGAGAATATGGGGCAATTTATCTTTATTATCAGCGCACAAAATTTCTACCCCCAGCTAGAAATTTCATTTTATTCCTTTACAATCTTCACTTTAAAACCAAGTAGGTTTTCGATGTCAGCAACAGACAATTCCTTTACAGGATGCATCTTTGCATTGAATTCTGCTTCGGTACATATTACACCATTCAGATACCAGAAATTGTCTCCATTAGCAAATTCAATCGCCGGGCCGTCTTCATGCCGCAGTTTATCGTTCAGATACCAGTGTTTATCTCCATTAGCAAATTCAATCGCCGGGCCGTCTTCTCGATGGCGTTTACCGTTCAGGTACCAGTATTTGTTTCCGTCGACATATTCAGCAGCAGGGCCGTCTTCACGGTGCAATTTACCGTTCAGGTACCAATAAATGTCGCCATTATCATGAACCTTAACTTCGTATGTTTTCATTTTATTCCTTTACAATCTTCACTTTATACCCAAGTAGCTTTTCGATGTCAGCAACAGACAATTCTTTTTCTGGATTGAGCATTGCATTAAATTCTGCTTCGGTGTATCTTATATCATCTAGATACCAGTATTTGTTTCCGTCGACATATTCAATCGCCGGGCCGTCTTCACGATGGCATTTACCGTTCAGATACCAGAATTTATCTCCATTGGCGTATTCAGCAGCAGGGCCGTCTTCACGATGCAGTTTACCATTCAAAAACCAATGTTTGTTTCCATTAGCAAGTTCTACTGCAGGGCCGTCTTCACGATGCAGTTTACCATCTTTGAACCAGATTTTGTTTCCATTGGCAAGTTCAATTGCAGGGCCGTCTTCACGATGCAATTCACAATTCAGATACCAATAAATGCCGCCATCATCATTAATCTTGATTTCGTATGGTTTCATCTATTCCTTTACAATTTTCACTTTAAAACCGAGTAGGTTTTCGATGTCAGCAACAGACAATTCCTTCACAGGATGCATCTTTACATTGAATTCTGCTTCGGTGCATTCTACCCCATTCAGACACCAATGTTTATCTCCAGTAGCATATTCAATCGCCGGGCCGGCTTCACTGTGAAGTTTACCATTCAGATACCAGAATTTGGTGCCATTACCATGAACCTTGACTTCGTATGTTTTCATTTTAGTCCTTAACAATTTTCACGTTATACCCAAGTAGGTTTTCGATGTCAGCAACAGACAATTCCTTCACAGGATGCATCTTTGCATTGAATTCTGCTTCGGTGTATTCTAAACCATTCAGATACCAGAATTTATCTCCATTGGAAAGTTCTATGGCAGGGCCGGCTTCACGATGGCATTTACCATTCAGATACCAGAATTTGGAACCATCAGCATATTCAGCAGCAGGACCGTCTTCACGATGGCGTGTATCGTTCAGATACCAGTATTTGTTTCCATTAGCAAGTTCAACAGCAGGGCCGTCCTCACGATGGCGTTTACCGTTCAGGCACCAGAATTTGTTTCCATTGGCACTTTCAATCGCAGGACCGTCTTCACGGTGGCGCTTATCGTTCAGATACCAATATTTGTTTCCATTAGCAAGTTCAACAGCCGGACCGTCCTCACGATGTTGTTTACCATTCATGTACCAGAATTTGTCACCATTGTCTTGCACTTTAACTTCGTATGTTTTCATTTTATTCCTTTACAATCTTCACTTTATACCCAAGTAGGTTTTCGATGTCAGCAACAGACAATTCCTTCACAGGATGCATCTTTGCATTGAATTCTGCTTCGGTGTATTCTAAACCATTCAGATACCAGAATTTATCTCCATTGGAAAGTTCTATGGCAGGGCCGGCTTCACGATGGCATTTACCATTCAGATACCAGAATTTGGAACCATCAGCATATTCAGCAGCAGGACCGTCTTCACGATGGCGTGTATCGTTCAGATACCAGTATTTGTTTCCATTAGCAAGTTCAACAGCAGGGCCGTCTTCACGATGGTGTTCACCATTCAGGTACCAGTGGGTGGTGCCATTACCATGAACCTTGACTTCGTATGTTTTCATTTTGTTTTATCCAATTATTTAATTTCTTCAAATTTAGACGTGATATCTTTATCAAATCTAATATCAACAAACCTAGGCAAAAACAGACTATATTGTTTAGTATTCTTATCAGTGATTAGTTGATTATAAAGAATCTCCATAATTTCACCAATATATTTCTTATCAAAAAACATCCTCCGCTGGTCATCTGAAAATCCAGAACCTACATTGCCTTTGATGAGTCCGTCATCAGTAGAATATTCAAATGCGCCGAGCATCCCGGCATATTTACCCGTGCCTTCGATTATCTCAGTAATTCGCACTTCAATACTCTCTACCGCCTTCATTTTACCAATCCCCTTTACTCGTTTTGGTTCCCATGTCTGTTTGATGTTCTTCATCATGGCGCCCTCGTGCCCGTGTGAAATACATTCCTCAAACATTTTTTGCGCTTCTTCAGGAGAATTTATGCTGCGGGTCTCAGCAAGTATAATCATATTGTGATTTAGCGCTTTCGACATTGCCTCGGTGAGAGTTTGCAATCTCACATCATAAGGAATTTTGCTAGTAACATCAACAATGTCCCATGCCACCATACGGATACTATCTGCCTCTTCTTTAGTAATTGTTCCCTTATTGGCTTTGCTGATTATACCATTCCCGGTCTTTCTATCAATAATCTTGCCATCTCGCACGATGAGCAATTCACCATCAATCGTAACGCACTCAGCACCAAATGCACTTTGCATCTGGGAATCAAATACTCCTAGTGTCTGAATTTCCTTGCCATTTCTGGACCAAGCTGATGCTTTTGTGCCATCCCAAATTAAATGACATCTTGCACCATCGAATTTAATTTGCCCAATACAAGGGTATTTGATTCCAGAAATATCTTTGTGCGCTAACATCACATCGAATACAGGCACGATGCCAGGCCACACTCGCGCGGCTAGTGTATCACTTGTTCCACATCGAAGGTCCCGTTGAATTACTCGCTCCAATACAATTGCAGAGGCAGGAGACAGCCTGGAAAGTATATTTGAAAGATATTGAATTGCTTGATTGCCAGTATATTTTCTAGTAGAGAAAACCGTCAATTCATCGATTGCTTTATCTAAACTGATTTTGGTGACATACTCGGTGTATTCAGGAATTTTTTTAATGCCGTATGTGAGTGTTTTATCATACGCTGCTTGAAATACTCGCTTCAGTACCTTATTATCTTTCTCTCGTTCTAAAATTTTAACTTTATCATTCGTTGAAGGAGTAGATGTCAGTTCATTCAAAATATCAAGAATACTCATTTTAAGCCCTTTTCCATCATCTAGATGTATGATACATCAATCACTTAACAATCTTTACTTTACATCCAAGTAACTTTTCGATGTCAGCAACAGACAATTCCTTTACAGTATTCATCTTTGCATTGAACTCTGCTTCGGTGTATTCTACACCATTCAACAACCAATAGTTGTCTCCATTAACATATTCCACAGCAGGGCCGTCTTCACGATGGCGCTTACCGTTCAGAAACCAGAATTTGTCTCCATTAGCAAATTCAATCGCCGGGCCGTCTTCGCGGTGATTTTTACCGTTCATACACCAGTATTTGTCTCCATTAGCAAATTCAATCGCCGGCCCGTCTTCGCGGTGATGTTTACCGTTCAGGTACCAATAAATGTCGCCATTTTCATGAACCTTGACTTCGTATGTTTTCATTTTCTTCACCATGTTGTTTAATTGATGTATATCACGACTCAATTAAATGTCAAATGACCAAATGAATCAATCACTTAACAACCTTCACTTTAAAACCGAGTAGTTTTTCGATGTCAGCAACAGATAATTCCTTCGCAGGATGCATCTTTGCATTGAATTCTGCTTCGGTGTATTCTACCCCATTCAGATACCAGTAGTTGTCTCCATTAGCATATTCCACAGCAGGACCGTCTTCACGGTGAAGTTTACCAGCTTTGAACCAGACTTTGTCTCCATTAGCATATTCAATCGTTGAGCCGTCTTCGCGGTTCCGCTTGCCGTTCAGATACCAGAATTTGTTTCCATTAGCATGAACCTCGACTTCGTATGTTTTCATTTTGTTTCTCCGTGTTGTTTAATTGATGTATACATTATACCACGACTCAATTAAATGTCAAATGCCGAAATAAATCAATTACTTAACAATCTTCACTTTAAACCCAAGTAACTTTTCGATGTCAGCAACAGACAATTACTTTTCAGTCTTCATCTTTGCATTGAATTCTGCTTCGGTGTATTCTACATCATCCAGATACCAATATTTGGTTCCGAGAACAGATTCAATCGCAGGACCGTCTTCACGGTGAAGTTGGCCGTTCAGAAACCAGTATGTGTCTCCGGCATTTTCAACTTCAAGTTCTTTCATTTTCTTCTCCATGTTGTTCAAGTGTTCAATAATGAAATTTTATCGCATATTTTATAATTCAGTGCTTCCTCTGCCGATAGATACATGTCTTCCGATGGCAAGAGGTATTTTTTGATATTAGTTATCGATAACTTTGTATATTTTTTGTAGTGATTCAACATTCTAGAATACGTCAGTTCGTATTCTTTGTTGATTGCAATAAGTTCATTATGCTTTCCTTCTGCGCACCACGAATACTGGTGACTCATGATAGAAGTATTTGGGGTTAGAATTCTGTGTCCTTTTTCTCCCGCTAAAAAAACCATTAATCCAGCGCTCTGTACACACCCAAGTCCTATCGTCCTAACGGGAATTCTTGAACTTTCCATAATGTCAATAATCGCATATGCATCCAATAATGACCCGCCCGGGCTATTGATAATTAAATTAAGAAAATCCGGTTGGGGATTATTTACGTAATTATTATGTAATATCCATTCGCACACTCTACTGGCAGAATCATTATCAATGTTCTCGAAGAGTAAATAAATATTGGCGATTTGTGGTTCATAACGGTTGTCATCTTCTTTATCTTTTTTCATTTTTTGTAGGAAATTCCTTTAGTTTATTTACCAAAACATTCAACCAATTTTTTCTACTTTCCTCAAATACTAATACTTTATTTTCATTATCGACCGCCATTAAAATAACCATTTTATCGATTTTTAAACCATACATTTCCTGAATCATTATGCTATAAATGGAAGTCTGTAAAAAATAGCTACTTATGTCTTCTTTTGATTTTCTATTTTTTGATGTTTTAAAATCTATGAGAGCTATTACCCCATCATAATTAGCGACACAATCTACTGTTCCTGCAAGTTTCATTACATCTGAATAAAGTGGGTATTCCAGTGCGTGAATATCAGTAATATGTGAATCTGCTATAATAGCCAGTGGTTTGAACAATATCCCATCCAGCATAGAAAGCTTTTCTACTTTTTCATTTTTTAGATAATGTTCTATGTTCTCATGTAGTCTAGTACCTCTTTTTGAGGCTCTTTCTAAAGTTTTTTTAGCTACATCTTCGCCTACATTCTTTTTCCACTCTTCTATCCAAGATTTATCCGATATTCTAGACAACCAAGTAGTAACAGATTCGTATTTGTTTCCTTCTGGTGTAACATATAATCTGCCGGTTGGAGAATCGATTCTCTCCAAATTAGCTTTAAGTAATGGAGAGTGAGCGAAAATCATCCTTTGACATCCACTATCGTCGAGGATGTATTGAGTTGAGAGCCAGGGGTGTCTCTATGAATTTGATTTAGTTTTTCTTGAAATTTAGACCCATTTAAACTATTCTTTGTAGCCTTAGATATTCCAATTGAGAGTGTTATACTTGGGGCAGTTAATCTTTGATAGATACAATTTACATCATTACACGATGGGCAAGCTTCGCTCTCTGGTTTTTTTCTATCTGATATTTTAGAAAATGAATCGAATTCGTGACCACATTTATTGCAGAAATAGGTATATGTTGGCATTAAGTTAGTCTCTCTACATGTATTTTATTTAGTGCACGCCGCCGGAACATCTCCTTTAGGTGGAGGAGGTTATCAAGCTTTCACATAGTTAGGAAACACCTTTGAAACTAATTCAGCCGTTACAGATGGATACAATTCTGTCAGCGCTTTATCTTTTGCAGAGCAAAGAATCTCAGCATCCTTCAATGGGCAATTAATAAGAACCTCATAGAAAATCTGTTCCTTTTTGAACTTCTTTAAATCGCTGTCTACTGTACAGTGTTTCAATCTTGCAATTGTTGAGCCAAGTTGGCCCATAAAATCTGGATGAGTTAGCATATCCAGCTTTTTTGCATCTATTGGTGGCATACCTTCCGGCAAATCTAATTTAACGCTATTGTTGAAATTTAATGAGAGAATAAAATTCAAAGGGGGTCGGCTTCCATATTCTTTGATGAGTTTCAATTTCAGTGGTTCGTCTTTCTCTTTTTCAATTGTATCCAATTGTTCATAACAATGAATTGGTTTTACTATTCTGCCGTTGATTACAGTCATTTGTTTCTCCTTTGTTAAAAATCAGATGCTGAATTCAGCAACAATTTCATTCTGTGTGCATTAAGATAATTGAATACCTTGGCTTTGTTGCCGAGGATTTTATAATTCATATATTCAGATATAATATTATTATATATCTGGTTTGGAATAAAATCAAAATCTATCAACTTTTCATTCCTGCGAAAATTGCGCTGTTCCTCTTCATTCAAGCATGCATCATATCCTTTGTCATAAAATTCTTTGAATCTCGCTGTTTTAAATGGTTTTGCTCTGGTAGCTACATTATCTGCTCTATCTCTAGCCCAATTGTCTCCATTTACAATTGACGGTATATTATCCCCTGCATCGCCAATACATATATGTTCTATGAGGAATTGTTTTGGATTCTTACATACCAAATGTTTTTTCATTACATTATTCCACTGCGACACATTTCTATATGCCTGCAATTGTTGAAAATCGTGGTCAGTAGAAGAAATTATAATAGCATCTGGCTCATCGATTAATCCAGTATTTACTAATTCGTTTTCGTCGAAATATTTGACGAGACATGCGATTATATCATCTGCTTCTGCGGTATCAATTTTAAGCACAATATATTGAAAATTTTCTTTAAGTTCCTCAATGAGTTCATTTAATGTTTCAAATACTATTTCCCAATCTAACCCAGTAGCAGCCCTATTATGTTTTCTATGACCTTTATACCACTGAAATTCTGTCTTTCTCCAATAGTTTCTACCATCACAACAAAGAATTACTTTACCATTGAAGCGTCTTTTTAATGCTAACAATTGATTCAATGCAATATGTTTAATTAGATTCTTTTCATCACCTTCCTTAAATTCTTTAGCATTAGCAGCAACAGAAGATATAACCATTTGACTAAAGTCACACAGGACAATGCTCATTTGAATCTTTCTTTGAATGCAGTCAAGACCGCATCAGCAAGTTTAGTACAAGCTGCAACATCTCCTTCATGCTTCACATCTCTAGTATGCAGCGCTGCGATAAGTCCTTTCACCCATACTTCTGAATCGATTGACAAGCCCGCAGCAGTAGTTACATCAGTCTTATTTTCACTTTTCTTTGTTGTATCTTTTTTATTTAATGAATTTAGCCGTCTAGCTTCTCTAGCTCTCATTAATGCTAATATTTGCTTTTCTGTAGCTGCCATGTCAATTCTCCTTGTAGTTATTTCTTGCCTTTGATTTTTATTGTTTTCCTTGGTGTGCCGTTTTCAGTAAAGAAACCGCGGCATCATATACATTTGACAATTATTGTGTCTTCATTCAACCTGCCTACTGCCTTAGATTCTGTTCCTCTGATGTCATTATAAAGTTTATTCAATGGTCGACTACTCAAAGATTGTATACCATTTAATGTTACTTCAGGCTTTCTAATAATCTTGCCACCAGATTTTTCTGTATTGACATTTAAAATCGTGGTGCCTTTAACCGTTAATTTCATCCCATTGAGCGAAACATATTTAAATAAACGCCGATTTTTTGCATTATATAACCAAACTTCGGTGCTATTGACTATCTTACTTGGGTGCTCTGATTTTAGTTTAGATGTCGCATCAGATATTAACCATTTTGCCTTTTTTACTAATTCGCCGGGAGGTTTAATTTTAGTAGTTTTTGGTTTTTTTGATGCTTTTACTATCGCGGTTGCAACATCACATGCAGTTGACAACGACTGGATATATTCATAATATTTAATTAATTTGCGTTTTGTTAAAAATGAATATGCTTCTATCAACTGTGCATCTTTTCCATTTATTGCTTCTTTGATTTCTTTTAATATTGGTTTGATATGGTCTGCTATATGTTTGCTAGTACCTGGTTTAATATTATTGCGGATGAGATAACTCTTAGCATCGAATGTTTTGCCATCCAGATATGAATCAATAGCAATATCAAATTCTGTTATATGTTTACTAAATACCGCAGCTTCTTGCACTTGTTTCCGCCTATTTTTTTCTGAAATAATTTCCTCTAATTGTTCCTCTTTCCCGGCAGGCTTTGAAGAAAATTCAATATATTTTTTATCGAGATAAGATACGTCTTTTGCTTCCAGCGGCAATTCTCTCACATATATCATGTGAGCCACTGCCCCCGAGGTAGAGAAATAAGAATCTGGTATCTTCGATACTGACGAAATGTCTTTTTTTAGACTTTTCCAATAGTCAAGAGTCCATTGTTTTTTCTTTTTATTATCATCCACCTCTGACGTATAATAAAACAGATTTGAACGAAGCGAAATATCGTAATCCATTATATTAAATTCAGGATACTTTTCCTTAGATTTAAGAATTTCTCTACCTTTAGCTGAAGCAGTTCTAGCCATCTTATAATTCCTTATTCTGTAAAATAATTATTAGAATTTCAACCTAATCATTTTACAATTGCTTCGTACAGTTCTACAAAATCTTCTGATTCTGCCGTCATCTTATCAAAATTTTGCTTGTGATAAGTCATAATCAATTTGCGGATATATTTCTTGTTTAATCCTTCGAACTTTTCTGAAAGAGTATCCACGATTGCTTTCACTTGCTCTTTTTCAGATTCAATACGTTGCAAAGAATCATCTGCTTCTTTCATTGCATCGAGGATAGTTTCTTGGTCCGCAGGCGATGTTGGGATGATAACGTCTTTTGTCATTTTATGTCCTTTTTAGTGATAGATAATCATTTCAATACATTAAACCACGGGTGTCAAAAATTATACAATTTATTCGCAATTCAGGTGCATAAATCGTAATCGTGACTATACATCTCTGCCAAATTGAAAAATATTTCAGCTGTTTTTTGATTGCCAGCCTTTTCCTGAATCATCGCGGCATTCAACCAGAATTTGTATGAAGCAGACATTACATCACATTTCTTTGTATAACACTTTTCGTCTTTAATCATCTCATTCACCTTTATGATAATTCATAATAATTATAACATATAGTAATTAAATGTCAAATAATGATAAACAATGTCTTAATCAACATTTCTTCCATTCTATTACCTTATCAAAAATGAATGACCTCCATTCCTGATTATCAATATCAAATACAGGAAGTGAAGTATTCTTTGAATCATCTTTGCTTGTACCGGAAGTCGATGGTTGGTGTTCTGTTGGAATTAGTGCAAAATTCAAAGTACACTTCATCACACGAATATCACCATTGCGTTTAGTGAATTTTACTTCTACTACACCTTCCTGTAAATTGGTTTTAAGTAAAGCGGTATTGTTTTCCATAATTATCTCCTTTAAACTTTCAGTTGAATACGATTTAGTTTGTTTTACAGTTAATTCTTTTGTTTCTTCTGTATATACAGAATGCTTTTTATTGACTTTGTACTTAGGATGCAACAGCCAATTTTCGCCCAGATATTCGATTGCTTTCTTTCGTTTTTCTGCATATACATCTTCTATTATTCGGGTATCATCCATACAATATTCCTTTCAGTGTACTGAAAGCAATCATTACATTACTCCACCACCAAAATATCGGAGACATGTACAAACATCAGATTGTTCATTAAATAATGCAAAATTATCAATATCGTCATCATTCATAGGAAACTCTTTAGCCATCTTATCATCTTCCAAAAAGAATCCCAAATAATCCACTTGATACTTCCAGTCTTGCTGGCAACGAATCCGAAATTCAGTTTCTCTGTTAATTTTTTTGTAAAATTGCAATTGCTCGGAGAGTATATTGAACTGTTCAAGCCCCTTTTTTGAGTTCAATCTAATTGGGAACATATCAATCACCGCTTTCTAGGATGTATACTAAAAATTGCGGTAAAGTGCCGGCAAAGAACACTTTATTAAGATAATCGCTAACTTCAATTCTAATATCACCAGTCAGTTTATCTACAATTACGGTATAATTGTATTCTTCTATTTGAGATGTCGTTGACGGTTCAATATAGAATTGCCCAATTTCAGTTTTAAAGTGGGCAATCATCTGCGCGGATAAACATCCTATGCCATTTGCTGCCATAGCCTTAGTTTCAGAATTGAATCCATTTACTAATATAATACCGCTTAAAAAATCATATAATTCTTTGCCGTGCCCACTAAGATAGCCATCGTATTGTCGATACATACATACGTAAACGATGCCGGACTGATCTTGAATTTTTGTGATAGAACGTGTTCCCATTAGTTTCTCCTCATGCTCTGATTATACCAATTATATTGGCAATTAAAAAATAAAATGTAATAAAATGCACAGATTTAGATGCATCCGAGATATGCAACAAATAAATAGTAGCTATGCTAGAAAGCAAAAACAATACAAACCCTACCTCGTTTATTCCAATGTTGAGAGAAATAACAGTAGAACCAGAAACTGCTCCCAACACGGCAACATAGTCAGCTATTACTTTCATTTACCACTTTCTACGACTGAATCGATAATTCGAGTTAAATCTTCGGCATAAACATCAGTAACAGTGTTCATCATTCTACCAACTCGATTTGAAAATACCAAATCGTATAAATCTGACCCCTCATTGTAATTTACTTCAACTTTGCCGATTAATTTTTTGCCTTTGACATTGAACTTCAGGCCATTCAAAGTACTTGTTGGTTTGTTAAAACCCCAACACATCATGAGCACGATTCCCTTATTATACCCATCTGTACCAGATTTGATTTGATTGAGAATTGTCTGTGCTTTATTCATGACATTTACCTCTTCAAGTTAATCAACATAATCTATTATATAGAATTTTAATTAATTGTCAAATATCATTAAATATCAATGACTTAGTGAACCCATTCTTCAATTATTGTGCATCCCTTCTAAATAATCGTCATTGCCATAGATAAATAACAATCAAATGGTACAGGAAATAAATAAATTATGTGGTTTTTTAATAAAAAAGAACTGAAAACAGAAGATATACCGGCAAATTCAATAGGATTTATCTACAAGATAACAAATGAGATTGACGGTATGTGGTATATCGGAAGAAAATTACTCACCCGCGCGGCGACTAAAACCATAAATGGCAAAAAGAAAAAGATACGAAAAGAATCTGATTGGGCGGAGTATTGGAGTTCATCGCCAAAATTAATCGAGACAGTCGAAAAAGAAGGCAAATTAAATTTCAAACGAGAAATACTATTATTTGTTAGTACAAAAGCAGCATTGACTTACTCGGAAGAGTATTTTCTACATGTTACAGGTGCTCTATTTGACCCAAAATGTTACAATGGTAACATTAGGTCTAGGATACAAAGGTCGTGGTTTGCAAAAACACCAAACCTACAATCGGAATTGGAGAAAATTACGCCTTGAACTTGAACTCTGCAGTTGAATTCAAACCTCGATACTCACGGGTCAGCTCTTGACATTCACCCCTCCCCAAAGCAAGGGGGGTTTCGCGGAGGCCTCATAAACTTCTCTGTGTTTTTCGGCCGGCGTCATGTAAAACCACGCTGCTGGTGGCATAGACCACAAATTGATTGGCCCGAATTTTAAATCAGGCCAATCTAATTTAGTGCAATTCACACTGCCCACCCGCGCAGGCAACCTGTTCTTTTAGTGTAGTATTATCATCATGTTCAATAACATTACTTAAGTCAATATTGTGTTGAAGAATTTTTATCATTTCATTATATTTTTCTTCAGTAATATCTTCAAATGGCGCCTGGATATAAGTCCCACCATCGTACGGAAGAACAGAAATTCCAGTGTAGAAATCTCGATTTTTCCACATCCATCTACCACATTTGCCCCATTCCTTTGCTTTCAATGAGATTGTGCAAGATACATTGTGATAATTTTTTCCATCAACATGTCCCTCATGCACCCATTCGATATTGAATCGTTTGACTCGTTCTAGCAAGTTCATAAATGATTCGCTTCGGACAATTGAACCAGTTGGAGCTTTTTGAGGGAACGACATCACAGCTTCAATGTGTGGTTTATGATAGCAGTCTTCTACTAAATCAGGAAAATTATCTTTCATGTATGAATACAATGGTTCATTCTTACCTACCCGCATCCTGCGGACGTAGAACTCATTATGCCATGCATGTATGCCGGATGAAGACCCCAGCACGCAGCTCGTAGTGCCACTCGGTTTTATAGTAGTATTGCGAGCGGCATGATTGACACCAATCAAATCAGCTACTCGAATATTTTCTTCTTTAACTGCCGCCGCGGCTGCGCGCAGGTCTAGGTTTAATACTGCGCCGGATGCAATACCAGTCATACCAACACCAATCAATGCTTCACGTTTGGTTGTTTCTTCCCATTCAGCCCTAAGATAATGAAAATCAGTATAACCTGCTTGCAATGTTCCTAGAAATGCCGCCGCTTTTGCACGCGAATTTAAATCTGCCTGGTCTATAATATCAGATGCATTAATTTCTGTAACATTACAGAATTGATAGGGGTTCAGCGCAATTTCACAGTTATGAACTAAAATGTCATTCGCATAAAAGCAATGAGTCCCTTCTACTTCAAAATCATATACATCTTCTACATAGTTGAGTTTTTCTACTACTATCATATTATTCTTGCATCTTACACGCTCTATCGAATCGGGGGGCATGTATTCTTTTAAAATATCAGTTGACAACAATTCGTCTGCTCTAACATATCCCCTATTCTCTGTAAATATTCGATGGTCTGGAGTACAGATTATATGATTGTTAGAAATTGTATCAGTAACTTTAACCAATTCTGCATTCTTTCTAGTCAATCTCCCATCAATTACATGTTGCATAATGGCAGTATCGCCATTCCATGAAAGTATATCAACTTTATTACCATCTTTAATTAATTCTACAACATCAGACGACTTCATTGTTTGCACTGGGCAACCATTAAATGATACTTGAACTTTGGTATCACCTGAAACACAGCAAGGATTTGTTCCCCAGTCTATATCATTAGTCCAGAAAATACCTGGCTCCCCCGCTCCAGATTCTTCTACACGTTCCCATATATCAAAAAATTCTTCTTCTGTCAAATTTTTTCTATCTAGCACAACTGAATTATTAGCACGACCTCGGGATGGATTCAATTCCCACCAAGCCCCGGATTTACTAGATAACATGTCCATATCGTCATGTGAAAACAATGAAATCATAGCAGCCCTACGAATACCACCAGATAAAACTGCATCAGCAATATGGCATTGTATATCATGTGCTTCAATTGGTTGCAACTTTCTGCCAGTCGCATTAGTCAATATCGATCGTATTTGTTCTATACAAATACGCAAGGGAGCAGGGCCGGGTGCTTTACCTCCAGATGTAACTAGACGCGCTCCTTTATGACGAATATCTCTATAATCAAACACAGGGTCTGACTTATTATAAAAATAAGCTTCAACCAAAATCTTAATTGCATCCGCCCAGCCTTCAATGGAATCACCGATTAAGAATCTTCGAGTCTTATCTTTTGGCCCAATCACGATTGGTAATTTGGCGATTTGGTGCTTCTGAATACCGAAACCTACCCCTGTGCCGCCCAGTAATAGAAACATTGTTTCCGAGAATGCATCGGTATGTTCTATTGGCAAATATGCACAATTATACATACGATTATTAGACAATTCGATTGAATTGCCACCGAATTGAAGAGACCGCATAGAAGGCAATACTTTTTTCGGTAGAACAAAGTCAGAATAAACTTGTTTAATTTCTTTTTTAAGAATAGGATATTTACTAATGTGCATTGACATGTTGCGCTCGCACAGCTCTTGCCACGTTTCTCGTCTAGCTAGCTCAGGGATATATCTTGCATATTTGTTAAAAATTGTAATTTCAGAGAGAATTGTTTGAGAGACATCCATTGTAGATTCCTTTTAATTATTATGGTTGGGAGATTATTTATCGGCATCCGCGCAGGATGCCGGCGTAAATATCACTGTTTATCCGCGCGCTGCTGCGCCGCGGCATCTGTATATCTCATATCAGCATATCGAGCCCCCAATTTTGCTATGTTATGGGAGAGTACTTCTTCCCGCCGGATATTTAATCCTTGTCGTAACCCTTCCATGTAAAATTCAATGTCCCCAAGTTCCTCAATCACGTTTTCCCTGTCCAATTCTTTATTGTAAATTACATGCTTTTTGATTGCGTCGAGTAGTTCTCCTGATTCTCCAGAAATGCCAACTGCCATATGCAACACATGTGCTTTTTCTGGCGTCAAAGATGCGATAATATCATCTCCTGGTTTAACTAATGCTAGAACCATTTCATCATATTTAATTTCCATTTTATTTCCTTTTTAATCAAGACGATAATTTAACATATCAATCGGCATCGGTATGCTCATTCTAATTCAACTGGGTCATAAAGTAATTCGAAAATATCTTTATCACACACACTCAATTCACCGTCGAGTGCTTTTATCAAATAATCCCCGGGTCTGCCTTGTATATAGTTATAATCATTTGTATCGACTCTAAATGATTCATCAATTTGTCTAGCTGAAACAATACTCGGTCGCTTTCTATAATCATGCATATCAGCCACATCTTCATGGCTGCCGAAGTATAATATAGATGCGCCGGTTGGGTTGAGCAATTTCCTCGCCATTATCTATCCTTATAAGAAATTTTTAAAAATTCAATGTATTCATCGATTGAATTTACCACGTGTTCTTTATTATTGAAATCGAATACAGTCGTTTGTTCTTTGCCATCCCACTCATATAAAAACCAAAAAACTTCTTCTGCATCAGCGCCAAAATGCGCTTTGATTAATTCATCTACCATAGTGAAGACATTATTGACATGAGAATTATCGAAGAATGCAGCGCTTATTTCATTCGGTATACTATCTAAAAATTCATTAGAGTTCATTAGATACTTCTTCAATCGTACAAGTAATTTTAAATTATTCAAAATCATATTTTTATCTCCTATTTTCATGTTTAACTTCTAAATTATGCGCTGGTCTATCGTGTGATGTGTCGCCTACATCGCAAAATAATGTAGGCCACCGCTTCCTCATAACGCCTAGCAATGGGCACATGATTTGCCTAATCTGCGGATGCGCCTCTTTCGATGTCCGAAGTGAAAAAATCTTTCGCCACTCCCGCACGTTCGCTGTTACTACAATTTCAGTCTTCAAAGAGTTAGGTAAAACGGAACGAGCTTCTTGTGCTTTAGCACCTTGAACTAATAAGCTGAGGTACATAGCCTCTGCTGATAAACATGCATTTTTCCATACGTCGTATTTCGACTCTGAATATTCATCTCCCCCTGCCCAGAAGAACGGTTCAATTACAGTTATTTCGCCGCCGAATTTCCCTTTACTATAATTACAATACCTAGTAGATTCCTGGGTAAAAGAGCAGATACGATGTCTAACGAGCTCATGTGTAACACCGCGGTCAGTGATAAATTTTACTGTAATAGCGGTGTGTTCTAGCGTCGACTCATGTTTTAGTGATTTTATGTGTTCAATGATTTTTGCTGCACTGCCTTCTTCAATTCTATCCTCTGATTTGTATGCGCACCTTATCGCATTTTCTATTAAAAGTTCCATATTTGGGGTAGAGGATAGTATTTCAAAACTGGGGGGTATGATGCGCATTATAATTTCCATGATTTAAAGTTTAATTGTGCAGCTAGACCTTCATAAGTGTTAGAATTAATTATATCAATTAAGTCTTCACTTGTCCATCCTTGCTTAACTAATTCATTAAGGTCTTTGCCGGGTAAATCTGGTGGCATCATACAAACTTTAAGTCCTAACGCAATCATATCTGATACATTTTTCATGATGTGTTTATTACGAATATCACAATCTGGAATATAGATTGCATCTTTATTAAAATAAGAATGTAATTTGCCATTTGATACAGCGATAGCATTTGGAATCATAAGAGAATCTATTTCACCTTCAAGGACATACACTTGTGTAGTAGCATCTAGTCTGTCCATCCCAAAGAATTTTTCCTTCACTGTGTCATCGAGTATCAGTCTATAATATTTGTGGGTTTCTTTGTCATCGAGTGCTCTAGCTGTATAACCAAAAATCATACCATCTTTAGTTTTAAATGGTAAAACAATTCGAGGATGGTCGTCTTTTGTAGACCAATCTTTGAATTTATCAGTGTGCCCCCTAGTCCATTTGATAAAACTCTCGACATAATAAATGTCGAATGTATCAATTGGTAGTTTTCTACCAACACAAAATTTATAAGCTACAGAGTCTTTTGATAATTCTCTGACTAGTTTTAAATCTGAAAATATATTAGGAATGTATCGATGAGTTATTGGGGGTTCTTTTTCGATGAATGCAATCTCTTTATGCATCTTTTCTTTAAAGACTTCTAATGAATACTCTTGAAATAAATTCGGGTCGAACCATTTCAAGAAAGAACCAAAAGATACTGACATTGAACAATTATGACAATAATAATTCAAAGCACCCATTTTTTGGGTAAAATATCCTCTTGCTAGTGATGCCTTCTTTTTTGAATCTCCACAGTAAGGGCATCTGCAATTCCAGACGTGATTACCCTTCTCCTTGAACCTGAGGAGACGAGGACTTATTATCTTCAGGTATTTTTCCGCTATGTACAGTTTGCTCATTATTTAATACTTCCACATAATCACGATTGATATTGAACTTATCGGTACTAATTAGGACGTGAGTTATTAAAATATCGTTCCAGTAAAACGCCGTAACAGGACAAATAAAATTCTGTCTACCTTCTACATTAACTTCTCCAATTACGTTAATGTCTTTACCATTATTCAATTGTAATTTATTCATGGGGCACTGTCAACAATCCTTGCTGCGTCAACCATATCATCACACCATTTTCTTGCTGATTGAGTATTAAGAAAACATTTGATTCTAAAGTAGCTATACTTATCACTTTTAGCAATAATGTATACAGCCCCATCATAATTATTTGAAGATATATGAAAAACAATTTCATTCCTTTTCGCATCTATAACAAAAATTTTAAAATTATTTTCTTGTTTTCTTTTTTGGTTTGACATTTTCTACAATTATATTAACTTCGCTTTTCGGCAAAATGTCTGATGTCACATTAGAAAAATATTCCATTTTCGATAATGCTGTATATAATGCTATATAAGGATTCTCTCCTTCTACATATTCTGCTTGAATAGAAAAAGTCGTGATGGGTTCAACTGCTGTGGAATTTTTAAACACGGCAACCCATGCATTCCAGTGTTCGATTTTAGAGCCCCAAATTCGTGTTATTTTGGCACATACATTGTTATATGTGCCAGTAGCATCTGTGTATGTGCCAATGAGTGCCATGTTATTCTTCCTTCGCTTCAAGGTGAGGTTGAATAGATTCTGCATTCTCCTGCTCAACTGGGGCCGTCGCCGCACCTTGGGCACGAGATTTTTCTGCGATGAAATTAATTAAATCCATTGAATATTTTGCAGGTACTTCAGCAAGATAATTGAGAATTTTATTTACTTCATCTACGGTAAAGCTAATTGTGTTGTTTTCAGACATTATACTCCCTTTCGTTTGTTACCAATTGTATATTTGGCAATTAATTGCCACTCATTTTTATCTTTGAACGATAAAATCTTTACAGCAGACATCGATGCAATATTTGATGCTTTCGCTTCATCAATCACCTCTATCAGCCCCCACTCTTTAATTAATTTAATAATCAAATTTCGTCTTTGAATATCTTCTTCATTTATATCAGAATATTTGCCATCTATCGCAAACATTTCTTTAAAATGGACTATATAATAATCCCCATGTTTGTGTAAGATATGAGCACTTTGATATAAAACTTTATTCTTGTTTGATGCAACACCAAGTCTAGTTAAAGTCTCTTTCACCAAGAGAAATGATTCCGGATCTTTGAGTTTAATCTTTACTCCATAAGGAAATTCTTCGTTCATTTTTTACCACCTTCAACCATTTTTTCTTTTAATTGTTTCAATGTAGCTTCGCTCATACACTTTACGTACGATTCTGCTACTCTTCGGTTGACTTGATACAAATTCATCATCATTTCAACATAATTATTTATTGCCTCTGCTTTATGATATTTGCCGTATCGTTTGGCTTTAGGCAAAGCATAATAATAAAAATCGTGTTGAATGTCTCTGTCTAGATGTGATGCTCTATTCATTGCTTCAGCATAAAATAAAGTGTCAATCGTATTAGAAAAAACACGATTTACCATCCATGCTGAATATTCTGTATCAGTAAATTCTAGTGGTATTTTCTCATTAATGTGTTTAACTATATCCCACAATGTAGCCATTTTGAACCTTAACGTAAATTATTTCCACACGATTGAGGGCGACATCATAATAGTAATTAAAAATGCCATTCGATTTATCTCTACATCAGCAACAAAAGATTCTTTATATGAATACTCTGCTAACTGTAAAATGAGTTCTGGAATTGATTTTTGTTCCATCTTCGCCACGGCAGTATCATAAAACATACGAAATAGATATTGAGAATCTAAATCAATGTGGTCAGCCACCCATTTGCGAACATCATTAAATTTCTTGTGCTTTAATGCTACAATCAATGTAGAGAATGCTTCATCTGATAAATTAAGCAAGATGCCCGAATCGATTTTGCCACCAGCCGCGTATCCTTGCAATTCATTCAACACAGAACGAAAATCTGGAAACTTTTTCATCACCAAACCTGCTACCGCTTCTTTGTCATACTCAATAGATTCTGCTTTCAGTATAGAAAATACTCGCTTTAGAAACTTCGATGCAATCTTTGGTTTCTCCGCAGCAGATATTTTAAAATCAACCACCTTACATCTAGAATGAATCGGGTCAATGATTTTTGATGCGAAGTTAGCAGTAAATATGATGCTATGATTCTTGCCAAATTCCTCGATAAATCCCCTAAGTGCCTGTTGAGCCTGTTGAGTTAGACCGTCTGCCTCATCCAATACTGTTATTTTTCTTGCATCATTAAATGACACGGTGGATGCGAATTGTGTTAAACGCGTACGAATCATATCAACATTCCCGTCCTTGGACGCATTAATGAATAATAAATCCGCTCCCATTTCATTAGCGATGGCTTTTGCTAATGTTGTCTTACCACAACCAGCACTCCCCACGAATAACATTGATGGGAGATTCCCAGATGAAATTAGACCACGAATCTGCTCTTTAGTCGCATCCGGTAGAACGCACTCATCGATTGTTTTAGGTCTATATTTCTCAGCCAACACGTCTTCCATACTCACCTCATAATAAATTTAATGAACAGTTTTCAGTCTTGTTCAGGACTACATTACTTAAAACAATGTCTTAAACTTACCCTGCATATGCACGAATGCCTGTAATCTTCTTACCATTCTTTGCGAATTCTGCTATTACAGATTTGGCTTTTGCATGACGGCTGCGATAAACACCTCCTTCTTCTCCATGAACATTTACTGCCCAGAAATACCGATTACCATCTGTGCCATGAGAATGAACTTTTTGCTTTTGTGCCATATACTACTCCTTATAATTAAACAATGTTAAAAAATGGGCAATCAATTCACCCGATATTTGCCCAAGACATCGGTATTCTTTCAAGAAAATGTGCTATCAGATTCTACTGCGATGATATAGTTGAGATTAATGCTATCATGAGTAAATCGAGAAATCATTTTATCAGAAATCTCTACTTTATAAGACCCATCAATCAACTTTATCTTTGAAATCTTAAATAGAATATTAAATTTTTCTTTTGTTTTTTCTTCAGTATCTAACTCAAAATCATTGCCTTTAGTGATTGCTTTGTCGAATACCCTGAGCTTAATTGTCTTCCCATCGCCATATACACTAAGGTCTTCTACGTTCAGGATAGAAGCCATGCGCTGGAGTTTTGTCAAAGTAGACCCACTCAATAAAAATTCAACCGCAGGTGAACTGAGTGCTTTAGTGATTTTATCTCGATTTGTAGGTGGAGTAACCAAGAGTGAAGAATCTGCATAGATATAATTCACTTTCTGTTTACCGGATTTAAATGTTACAGACTTTGTATCTAATAGAAGGTCAGGTTGCTCAAATGCAGATAATACTCCAAGGAATTCTCCTAGGTTGTATATAGACATTTGTTTATCGAATTCATCTTCGGACACATACGATGCAATAATATCTTTTGCTACCGATACTGTCTCAATTTTATTACCAACATTAATTACAAGATTTGAATTAATTCCATTAAAATTCTTCAATACTTCAACTGTTTCTTTAGACAACAACATTAGCTTCTCCTTCAATAATTTGATTATTTTCATCACCGATTGACTTATTATCTACCATCTGATACAGTTTGTCAAATTCTGGCGTTTTTATGCCCGCTCGTTTGAACAATTGAGCATGAATTGGTAGTAAAAACTTTTTATTCGACACAGTCGACACAATTGCATTCCGTAGTGCTCTACCTGTTCTGCTACCATCTTCCTGCTTCTTTGCAATCTTTCTCCAAAGACATGTCCTATTCTTCATCGGAGTCTTTTTCCTAATTTTAGTAGTAGCCATTTAAATTTCTTTCTTTGTAAGTTGCAAATTATTCTTCATCGCAGTATACATCATCTGCCTCATAGTCGTCCTCATAGTCGCTCTCATAATATCCTTTTTCAGATTTAGAACACCCAGTAGAATCAACAACAGCATCATTTGTGTAGTCGGCTACAGAAAGTTTTGCTCTCCAGTCCGGGTCTTCTACTTCGCCTACAACAGTGTATTGCCACGTCCTGCCCTTCGCATTATTGTAATCGGAAGGAATAGAAACTACATCAGCTGGATTGATTTTTACAAGAATGCATCTACTGTTATTTACCTTGCCATAATAAGATAAATAATCTTTTGAGCAAAAGTGAAGACCAGCAGAACAAGTGCGATTTCGGTTATCATCTACCATATTTCTCGGCATTTTCAGTGTTTGGCCGATGCTGTTATCCATTGTACCGCTAAAAATATCTTTATAATCCTCCCTGACGATTTTATAAGCAATAAAACATCCATCATCCGTGATAGGCAGTTCACATGCTTCGATAAAAAGATATAGTTCATCTACCGCGGTCTTACTCGGATTGTCATATAAATTAGAAATAAAATTGACAAGTGCAAGAGAATCTAATCCTTGTTCATTCATCTTTAGAATCCGCTGGGCAATCGCAGGATGCAATGGCACAGTTGTATTATCTCGCCCAAAATGAACAACCCCGGTGCCATCCTCAATTTTAACTGAGATATCGCCGTATTTGTCGGTTTGAAAGAAGTTTGTTACGACTGATTTAATGTCCATTTCAAAAATGGACTCATAATCTTCCTCTTGCAATAATTCCAATGCGAGCTGATACCTATTGTCATCGCTATAAAATTTGACCTGTTCACCGTTTTCGATGTTCAAAACAAGAATGGAATCATCTGTTACTACATTTACATATTGCATTTGTTTCTCCTTTAATCACATTCCACAAAGTTTAATATAATCAACCACCTTACGAGAAGATATATCATTTAAATTACCTCCATAACTAACAAATTCCAACATAGGATATGCTAAGAACATACGATCTTTATACTCACGCACTGTGTTAACGTCATCATCTATTGTTTTATTTAAAATTTTTGCACATTTATATAATGTATCATATTGTGCAAGGGCAGTCAAATTTAGTTTATTTTTCTTTATGGCATGAATTTCTGACATAATTTGACTTGCCACACTATTAATAGGAATATCAATAAACAAATTTGGGGTTTTAATCATTCTATCAATTAAACTCCCATAATATAACTGATCAATCATCTTACATTTTTTAGCTCGAATGATTTCATCTTTCATTGCACATAAGGAATTATATTTGTTTTTTATCCATTCTGTGCAAGATATTGCCCATTTTGGTGGAATAGTATCTTTCTTGATAAATACGAAATTAGCATCATATCTAAATTCTTTAAATACTTTCGCATCAACTTCATTTACAATTGAACTGATTGTGTTGGCGTTCGACATTGTAATATATACTGCATCAACTTTAGAACACTCTCCTTCTAATACTTTATTGAAGTGATTTCCTGCAGCTTGAAACAACTCTGAAATTACTTTATCCTTTTTTGTTCTTTCGATTTTAGGTCGCTCCAGCGTACTCGCGAGTATTTTTTTAAACCCTACTGGAACACAATCATACCATTCTTTATCTAATATTACAGCAAACATACGCGAATGCTTTGAAAGTTCTAATTTAACTCGGTTTAAAACTGCAGTAGTATCACGAAGAACAAATATCAATTTATCTACATCATCACATACAAACGATATACATTGATATTGACATTGATATTGGGCTTTACTGTAACTAATAGGGGGGGCTATTGAGATTGAATTAAATCCCTTTGCATATCTGCCCGCTTTCAGAGTTACTGCTTTTTCGGCGTCGTGATATTGGACTTTCGAATCTGCAATAGGAACATTAAATTTAAATAATTTTAAATTAAAAAAATCGACATTTGTCAAAAATTCATCTTTCATTTTTTGCGCAAAAGAATACGCTGCACTCGGTGTTAAATTGTATTTTTTCTTGAATGCACATGCAGCGAGCTGATATTCAACCACATTAGTACACACCGATACATTATTTTTCCATAACGATTGCAAAGCACCATTAATTGCCTCAAATCGTGATTTAATCTTTGAAATGGTTTTAGTATCATATTGCAAATCCTCCCTAGAAAGACTCACACTTAATTCGGAAGTATCAAAAGGGAGATAACACTGGTACTCGAATGTTTCATCAAGTCCAATTTTTTTTGTGTCCAATTTATAGAGTCTACGATTCATGATAACATCAATTTCTCGTCTGTGATAATACCGCATATCACTGCTATTATTGTCGAACATGATTAAATCGAGTCCATCTATTTTACTAAATTCTTTCTTATTAATTGGATTAGATGCATGTTTTAACTCTGGCATAACATCATACACTTCAAATACATTAATAGCCGCGGTGTGCCAAGGAGCCACGGTTTTTGTGGGTACCACAACTTCTAGTCCACTATCCGTAGTGGGCATTTTATAAAGAGTGTTAATACTTGGAATTCCTCTTTCGTTTACATGAATCAAGTATGATGTTTCATACCCATTATTAAATGAATTGATTGTCCAAGTATCTGTGACCGCCGCAGGAGATTTAGAACCGATGCCAAAGCCACCGATGAAATCGTTTGACTCGTTCTTTGACGAAGCACCATATTTAGTCAGGAATTCATGCACTTGCGCCTCTGTCAACCCGGGACCAAAATCTCGAACTCGAAATTCTTTTTGGAATTCAGTAGGCAAATGTACTCGAATTGGGGTAGAGTCTTTGTCTAACATTTTATGAGCATCAAGAGCATTAGAACAAAGTTCTGTAATTACAGAACGTTCTTTGTCTTTATATAGGAAGTTGGATAGAAAACTGAAAATTTTTGCAGAATCTTCTGAAACAGAAAATTCCACAGAATTGCGCAAACTGGTTTTTACGTGTGATGTATTATCGATAATCATGACATTTAGCTCACTGTGAAATGTTACTTGATATGCTGTATAGAAATTTGGTCAAAGTACAAGCCGATTACCTTGATGCAACAGAATCCAGCAGTCGAAGCTGATATAATCTCTGCTGGAATTCTGAGTATTTCTGACATCAAAAGAAACTCGTACCCCTTGATTCCAAATAATTCTTCGAAGATAGATTTTGAATGTTCGATGCCGCGAAGTCGAACAAACTCTCCGACTCTATTATCGACCATTGAAAATCGCGCGCATTTCTTTATTGAATACCGCCTTAGAACCAGCAGCGATTGTGGTGACAGTGCGCTTTGCACGACGTTTGCTGATTCTACCAGCATAGACATCAACAGTAACACGGGAATCAAAGCGGGGAGTCATGTTCATTTTAACCATAATAAAATCTCTCTTTCTTCACAAGTTATCAATCAAGGTATACATTATACCATACATCAATTAAATGTCAAACACCTAAATGAATCAATTACTTAACAATCTTCACTCTGCATCCAAGAAGCTTTTCGATGTCAGCTATAGACAATTCCTTTACAGAATTCATCTTTGCATTGAACTCTGCTTCGGTGTATCTTACATCATTCAGATACCAGTATTTGTTTCCATTAGCAAGTTCAATAGCAGGACCGTCTTCACGGTGAAGTTGACCATTCAGATACCAACTTTTGTAACCATCAGCGTATTCAGCAGCAGGACCGTCTTCACGGTGTAGTTCACCATTCAGATACCAGAATTTGTCTCCATTAGCATATTCAGCAGCAGGACCGTCTTCACGGTGTAGTTCACCATTCAGATACCAGTATTTGTTTCCATTAGCAAGTTCAATAGCAGGACCGTCTTCACGGTGAAGTTGACCATTCAGATACCAACTTTTGTAACCATCAGCGTATTCAGCAGCAGGACCGTCTTCACGATGCCGGCTACCGTTCAGGTACCAGACTTTATCTCCATTAGCATATTCAACCGCAGGGCCGTCCTCACGATGAAGCAGACCATTCAGGTACCAGATTTTGGAACCATCAGCATATTCAGCAGCAGGACCGTCTTTACGGTGTAGTTCACCATTCAGATACCAGAATTTGTCTCCATTAGCATATTCAGCAGCAGGACCGTCTTCACGGTGTAGTTCACCATTCCGATACCAGAATTTGTCTCCATCAGCATATTCAACCGCCGGTCCATTTTTACGATGTAGTTTTCCGTTCAGATTCCAAAATGTGTCTCCATTAGCATGGACATTGACTTCGTATGTTTTCATTTTAGTCCTTAACAATTTTCACGTTATACCCAAGGAGCTTTTCGATATCAGCAATAGATAATTCCTTCACAGGATGCATCTTTGCATTAAATTGTGATTCTGTGTATTCTAAACCATTCAGATACCAATAAATGTCTCCATTGGCAAATTCAATCGCCGGACCGTCTTCACGGTGATATTGCCCATTCAGGTACCAATAAATGTCGCCATTATCATGCACCTTGACTTCGTATGTTTTCATTTTATTCCTTTACAATCTTCACTTTAAAACCAAGTAGGTTTTCGATGTCAGCAACAGACAATTCCTTTGCAGGATGCATCTTTGCATTGAACTCTGCTTCGGTGTATTCTACACCATTCAGGTACCAGTAGTTGTATCCATTAGCAAATACAGCTGCAGGGCCGTCTTCACGATGAAGCAGACCATTCAGGTACCAGAATTTGCCTCCATTGACAAACTCAATGGCAGGGCCGTCTTCACGGTGAAGTTTACCATTCAGGTGCCAATATTTGTTTCCATTATCATGCACCTTGACTTCGTATGTTTTCATTTTATTCCTTTACAATCTTCACTTTAAAGCCGAGTAGTTTTTCGATGTCAGCAACAGACAATTACTTTACAGGATACATCTTTGTCTTGAATTCTGCTTCTGTATATCTTGCACCATTCAGGTACCAGAATTTGTCTCCGGAGGCAAGTTCAATGGCAGGGCCGTCTTCACGGTGAAGTTTTCCATTCAGATACCAATATTTGTTTCCATTAGCAGTTTCAATGGCAGGACCGTCCTCACGATGGTGTTTACCATTCAGATACCAGAAGTTGTCGCCATTATCATGCACCTTGACTTCGTATGTTTTCATTTTCTTCACCGTGTTGTTTAATTGAGGAATACATTATACCACACATCAATTAAATGTCAAATGCCGAAATAAATCAATTACTTATCTAAATCCTGTTCGAGATAGTTGAAAACGCCACCTATGCTGCTTTTTTTGCATTGAATTTTGCTTCTGTGTATTCTCTATCGTACAGATACCAGTATTTGTTTCCATTAGCATATTCAATAGCAGGACTGTCTTCACGGTGAAGTTGACCATTCAGATACCAGAATTTGTCTCCATTAGCATGTTCAGCAGCAGGGCCGTCTTCACGGTGGTGTTTACCATTCAGACACCAGAGTTTGTCTCCATTGGCGAATTCAATGGCAGGGCCTGCTTCACGGTGAAGTTTACCATTCAGATACCAGAATTTGTTTCCATTAGCATATTCAACAGCAGGACCGTCTTCACGATGCAGTTTGCCGTTCAGGCACCAGAATTTGTCTCCAGTAGCGTGAACCTTGACTTCGTATGTTTTCATTTTATTCCTTTACAATCTTCACTTTAAAACCAAGTAGGTTTTCGATGTCAGCAACAGACAATTCCTTTGCAGGATGCATCTTTGCATTGAACTCTGCTTCGGTGTATTCTACACCATTCAGGTACCAGTGTTTTGCGCCGGTAGCATATTCAATCGCAGGGCCGTTTTTACGGTGTAGTTCACCATTCAGATACCAGAATTTGTCTCCATTAGCATGTTCAGCAGCAGGGCCGTCTTCCCGATGATAATCATTGTGAATATACCAGAATTTAGTGCCATCAGCATATTCAATCGCAGGACCGTCTTCCCGATGACAATCATTGTGAATATACCAGAATTTAGTGCCATTAGCATATTCAATCGCCGGACCGTCTTCACGGTGATATTGCCCATTCAGGTACCAATATTTGTCGCCATTTTTATGAACCTCGACTTCGTATGTTTTCATTTTCTTCACCGTGTTGTTTAATTGAGGAATACATTATACCACACATCAATTAAATGTCAAATGCAGAAATAAATCAATCACTTACAACCTCGGTGAAGTTATTATGTAATCTAAATTCAATGACATTGTCTGCTTTATCCATTAAAATATCTGTTTTATGACTAATAATGAACACATTATCGCAAGATATGTTTTTTAGTGCTGATAGAAATAAATCAGACCCTTCTTTATCCAACATCGAATCAAATTCATCGAAGAATGCAACATTAGTATGTAATGCATTCTTTGCTCTAGCAATTTCAATCCAAGTCAATAATATCGATATGTCAATTCGTCTCTTCTGTCCTTCTGAAAAATTTTCATAAGTAAATGAATCTCTGTATCTGGATTTAAATGTTTCATTGAATGTATCATCTAAACTCATTGACAAAAATAACTCAAAATCATCTAAATATTTATTAATTAATTTGTTTATAGTTGGAATATATTGCTTAATTATTTTAGATTTTATACCAGAGTCAGATAAAATTTGTTGTATAAGTTCCTGATATTGTCGTGTTTCTAATGTTTTTTTCTTTTTTGATTCAGTTTTTACATATTCAATTGATATTTCTTTTAATTTATCCTCTTCAGTTGTTATGCTATTATTGTCATTCTGATTATATTCGAGTTGTTCATTTGAATATTTTATCGCTTTGTTATTAGCGAATAACTCATTTTGAATATCAGATATTGCATCAGAATATAATTGATATTGATTGATATATTCATTGTACGTGCCCATTAGAGCAAATACTTCTTTCTCCTTTTGTTCAAGTTCGATTATCTCGTTTAATATAATATTAGTTTCTTTTGTATATTCAGATATAACGTCTTCTTTGTGTTTTTCCGGTAAACTTTGAGAACAAGTAGGGCACACTGACATGTTTTCATAATTTTTACTTTGTTCTTTTGATTTATTCAATCTACTTTGAAGCTGTTTATTTGCGAGTCTCATGTCACTCAGAGCATCATCTAATTTAGTATGTTCTTGTAATTTTGTATCACATATTGCAACTTTCGATTTCAGTTCTTCTAATTTTGCTTTTAATGTAATATTTTGTGTTTTAAACAGTTCGATTGACTTGATGATTTTATCAGAAGATTCTTTTTTATCTTTTTTCAATTTCGTAACAAATGAATGTTGGAGTGCAACTTTATCTTTTATAGATTTGAGCATAAAATCATACTCTTTCAATCTATCTTTTATATTTTTTGTGTCCTCTTTTATAATTGAATTCATTATTGAGAATACTCTAATATCCAATAAATCCTCGATAAATTCTCTCCGATCTTTGGCTGATAATCTCATGAATGGTGTATAATCTGCACCGCCACCAACAGCCACTACTTGAGTGAATGCGCGATAATTGAACTTCAGAATATGCTGTTCTAATACCTTCTGATAATCTTTGATACTCGGGTCTTGATTGATTAATTTATTATTTTCATAAATTTCGAAAACATTTGGCTTCATTCCTCTACGAATCTTATATTCTTTTTTGCCGATACTGAACTCAAGTTCGACCATAAGTTTCTTTTGATTGATGCTATTGACTAAAGCTGGTTTATTGATTGCCCCATAACCTCTACCAAATAAACCAAAGCAAATAGCAGACAACAAAGATGTATTATGAGATAGAAAATTACCTGTATAATATCTATGGTCACTAGAATCTACTTCAATATCGAACATATTGGAAGATTTGCCGTTCTCCGAAATTGAATCGACTAATGAAGGTCCAGACCTCAGCATCACATATGTATAACCAGGTTTAACATCCTTAGCAAAAATTTCTTGCATATTCTCGTCAAATAAAATATGAGTGTCTGCGCATTCTATAATACTTCCATCTATTGTTGTTATTTTGTATTCAGCATATTCAATAGTTTTATGTACAGCTAAAATTGGGCACCATCCACGGTCAGTGTCAATATCCCAATCTGTGACTACGACTGAATCTACGAACTTACGTTCTACATTGTCAGAAATTTTAAGCATTTAACAAAGTACCTTGTTTCTCTTGCGCATATAAATCTCCTATTGTAATTTCTTTAATTTCACCGGTTTTTCTGTTTTTTATTCTTACAATAGTAGTTGATGAAACGCATTTCCCAGCACCGTTTGTTCCACTAATGAGGGTTGTTTTGTCTTTATTTAGATTGATTTTGACTGGGGTGTTACCTATAGAACGAAAATTTGAATATTCAATATTTTTAAAAATTACCTTCATTCAACAGTCTCCAATGCTCTCAAATAAAGTCCCTGCATCATGTCCTTTAATTTATCTCTATTCATATCAGTATCCAATTGTTTAATAAAATTATCAATTAAAGTCTTTGTATCTTCTAATTCTAATTCATCATCAATATCAACATCAGAAAAATCGACATCAATATCAGTTATTTTCAAATCTGCTGGAGATTGAATATTTATATTATTAATGTATTTTTCAAATTTATATGGGTCAGTTTTATTAATTACGACTATCTTGACATATGTGCCTTTTAAATTCTTTGGTACTTTTGGTTCATTGTTTTTGTCATTATATTCGAATCTATTGAATAATGTATTTTTTGTTTTGATAAATTTAACATCATGCTTCATTGGGTCAAATACATGAAATCCTTTTTGGTCTCCATAATCCGCCCAGGTCATTTCATAAGGAACTCCAGTATATAATATATTATGTTTCTTGCTCCTAGTGTGATAATGACCAGATAATACTAAATCAAATTTATTAAACTCCTTTGTATCTGTGCCGCCGCGCGCTGATATGCCCTTTTGCATATTAAATCCATTAAATTCAAAATGCCCCGCACAATATATAGCAGAAGTAGATGAAACTAAAGATTTACTCTCCTCTTCATTTTCAATGCATATCCAAGGTACAATCAAAAAAGTATTGCCGCCTAATATCACTTCGGTTGTAGTATCAATTATTTTTACATTGTCATAATCGGAAAGAAACAGACTCGGCGAATTTACTAGAAGAGAATTCCTTGTAGCGGTATCATGATTTCCTATCAATGTTATAAAAGAATACCCCTTAGCTTGCATTAAATCAAACACTCTTGTTTTCCATTGATGTAATATTATATGATTTGAAAATTTCCTCGAATCAAACATATCGCCCAATTGTAATATATGAGTGATATTATGTTTTTCCATATATGGAAAAAGTTCATTTTCAAAGAACTTAATTTGATATTCACACAATATCATCGATGCATTTCTAGCTCCTATGTGTATATCGCCCAAGATGATAAAAGGGTTATTCGAACTCATCTAATGGTCCTTTTACACCAAGCAATCTAGATTTTTTGCCCCGTTTAATGCTCATTGGTACAGAGTCCTCGGAATATCCAATTTCTCTAAGGAAGTCAATATATTGATTCGTATATTCATTATCATTATCGCCTAATTGATTATCAATGAAGTCACTATCAGGAGATTGTGCTACTAATTTGGTTTTGATATACCTCTGTGTCTTTTCTTTATCGATTCTTCTGAGGAATGCTCGAAAGCAAATGGTAGTAATATAACTGAATGGATTCCCCTGTTCGATTCTTCCCTTCGTTTTAGAGAAATAAGTTTCTTTGAATTTGGATGCGAATCTAATGCAATCATATAGTGCGTCACTAATCATGTCTTCTTTGAATGTATAATTAATGAATTTGTAACTATAAGTCAATCTTTTTGCAATTTTCATCATTGCATCAACAATGAAAGGAGGTATCTGCGGTCTCTCTTTACCCGCAGATTCTGCTTCTTTTATCTTTATGTACCATTGCACATATTCTTCGTACAATTTTTTGTTGGATACGTAAAATGTTTTTTCGTTTGTATCATTCAATGTAATAATCCTGTTGTAAGTGAATCAGCTTCTTCCTCATCAATCATACCATAATGAGCAAGGATTTCAACTTCTTTCAATTTAATCTTCTCGATGAATTTGTCATCAGTATCCTTGCCCCCGACTGCAGTCATCTGTTGTGATTCATGTTGAATGTAAGCTCTAAAAAGAGCAGAACCGTACAATTTTCGGTAAAAATGACTAGCCTCGCATAATGTTATAACAGAATCAAATCTCACAAAAATCACATCATCAAACATTCCCGGCATGTACTGAATCGCAATAGTAGTCTCTCCTTCTTGAGTTTGCACTCTGACCAAAACTAAAGGGTTCAAAAAGGCATATCGACTATGTTCTTTGTCAACAAACAATTCAGTAAGTAATGTTTCACCTGTTATTAGTTTGACTATCATCAACGTCATACTCATTCTATGTTTGCCTCTATTATTTTATATGGATGTTTTTCTTCGTTGTATATCCTCAATCGTTCCAAAAAATGCCGCATAGTGATATTTGGTTTATGTTTAGAAGGAACAATATTATCGGCAATATCATACAATTTTAAATACTCTTTATCCGAGGATTTTCTAAGTCCTCTACCAATAGATTGCATTACTCGTATGACTGATTTTGTTGGAGTGGCGAATATGATGTTATGAATACGGGGGAGATTGACTCCGGTGCTGAAAGTTCCTACGGATGCTACGATGATGTTACTTTCAGTGGAAGCTTGTACCAATAATCGTATTTCTTCTCTGTCATCTGCTTCAACCTTGCCAGATACAAAGTGCACCTTCTGCGTTGTTGCAAGATTTTTGATTTCTTCATATAATGGCTTTCCATGTTTTTCTACATAGTTAAAAAGTACAAGAGAATTTCCCGTTTGTTTAAGTGCTAATTTGCTTATGAAAGTATTTCTATTTTTGTGCTGACAAAGAAACTCAAGCTCTGTCTGATAATCAGCTGATTTAATTAATGCCTTTGATTCTTTATTGTATCGTAATATTACGCAGGTTATCTTTATATCAGATAAATGCCCTTCATCTATTAATTCACGTGTTGTTTTTGCCTTAGATATTTCTCCAATCATGCCCTTAATTACTAATTTATTGACAGCAGATTTATCTAAAGACCCTGTCATGCCAAATCTATATTTTACATTTGTTGCTTTCTCGAATATACCCTTGATAGCATCAGATTTACACTGATGGCACTCATCCATTAATATAACATCAATACTATTAAACCACTTGCTTGGCATTTTATAAAGTGACTGCCACGTAGATATTATAATACTTTTACTTATATTCTTATCTGTCTCACCTGTGATAATCTGCGAATTTGCTTCAAAGTCGAATCCATTGCTGTATTCTTTAAAATCTGAATATATCTGTTTTACGAGACCAAGTGTAGGTACAACAATCAAGAAATGCTTCATGCCATGTTCCATATACCATCTATATAAACAATAAGCTATTACTGATTTTCCACCACCAGTCGGAGTAATAGATACTTGTCGTTGGTTATGGATGCAGTTATAAATTGCTTGCACCTGATAATCTCTAACGTCAATTCGTGTGTCTAACCCATTGATTGTAGTATGAATATTTAGGTCAAATATCCACTTTTTTAGGGTTTCTATATCTACCATTGTTTTTTCATTTGGAACACCAAAGTTATTGGTGTTAAATGAAACCGAATACCCCAGTTTGCTAGAGTACTCAACAAGTTCAGGGGTAAGTCCTGCTGGCAATGTGCCAAATCTCATATCAAGAAGTCTTATTTTACCATCCCATACACCAGCACGATAACGAGGCATATGTTTGTAGCCTTCGACATAAAAAGTAAAGAAATCAGAAAGTTCTTGAAGTATTCCCAAATCACAATCTATGTTGATGAAGGTTTCATTTTTCTTGGATATGATTACGTCGGCCATGTCAATTACCACTTAAATATTTTTGATATTCAAATACAGTCTTAAGTGAATACTCTCTACTCTTCAACTGATTCATTATATATTCACAGCCTGATACTGATGTTTTGAATTCTGATACCACACGCGCCGCATCATTCATATCGGAGTCGAATTCTAATAATTGATTTAATTCAACTGATGATGGTTTTAATCCATTCCACTGAGACCAACCATGTTTTTTTAAATCACTCTGGTCCATTTCACCTCTAAAATATTTTCTCTTTATCCACCCAAGCTTGTTTTTTGCAGATTCTGCCTTAGACAGCAGACGTTTGAAATGAATATAATATTCAAGATATTTTGAATGAAGCATTGGTACACGGATGATTTCTTTCGACAATTCTGCTTCGTTAATGATGGCATCTTTCTTCCATTCATTTAACATCTCTTCTGTTGATATGGTAGTCATGATTATCTTTTATAATTAGTTAAATTAATTATATAGATAGTATAAATATGTGTCAAAAAATATGAAATAGTTGACAAATTCTTGACAACCGTTCAAAATTAGACTGTGCCTCGATGATATTCTACTATTAAATAAAGATTAAATGATACTTATAAGGGTTTAATGAATAGATAAATGAATAGATAAATGAATAGATAAATGAATAGATAAATGAATAGATAAATGAATAGATAAATGAATTAAACAAAGAGTTTAAACTGATAAATGAAAGATACTCAAAGATGTTAATTAAAGATATGCTGAATCAGTTGTTGTAAAACTTCCTAGTAAATCAAAGTAATCATAATTAAATACTATTGACGCTTTTAGATACTGAACTCTTTCGATGGTAGAATCCATATTCATACCACTTAAATTTGTTGGCCAACAACCATAAAACCGTATGAATTCTTTACCATCAATCATGAGGATAATATCTTCTGTCTTGCCAACAATTGTACCATCTACAGTCATCTGCTTCATCCAATTATATATAGCAGACCAATTCCTGCAATATTTGTCTACTAGAAAATTGACAGTGAACGGTAAGAAATTTAATTTCTCTCCTATCTCATTCATATCAACATATCTAGTATTAACAACGACTTCATTAACGCCAACTGAAGGTAAAGAGAATTGTTGTAAAAAGAAAGTAACATTCTCCTGATTCGGTATAATCAGTGAAAATTTATTAATGATAAGAGGGTCAAATGTCAATAAATCACCATTCTGCATGGTAGCAGACCCAATTGTATTGACATCATTTAAATTTACTATTGTCATTTAATTCTTTCGATGTATGTTGTAAGATTATTTATGCGATGCAGAATGATAATGTGCCACAATCAAAAATCTGCTTATAACCAGCATCAAACATGACTTTCCATTCAGGTCTACTATCACCAGGTGCCAACTTCTTTTTCATGAAATTTGCTCTGTGCATCCTTTTAATACTTTTTCCTAAATTGACGTACTTGTAAGACGGTGGATTTGTTTTAATCAATTTGAATCCGTTTTTGTAATAAACATCACCGTTGCTATAAGACCTATCTGCGTAAGAAATAATTGAACCGGAGTGATTTTGTCTAAAATTTGTCAGTAATCTACTAAATCCACCTACGACATTAGTGTTTCTTTTTACAGCGTATCTGGATAATTCCCACATATAATTTTTGTTGTACCTAGATTTGCAAAAAGTCATCATTGAAACAAAGTCATCACCGAATTTCAATCCTATAACAATGGAAGATTTGTCCTTGCCTTGGAGGTGGTTTTCTGACATGAATTTAATTTTCTCAGTAAGAGATGGTATAGCAATTTCACATTTTCTAGCAAAAACTACCGAGGATAATTTGCCCAATTTCGCACTGATAAAATCTTTTACGACATCTTTATTTAGCATCCAATCATCGCTGAAAATGTGGAATAATTTTATCCCGGCATTACGTGCATCTATTGTTTTGTCCAGATGGTAACTCTTAGTCTTGTTGATAGTATTTTCTGAGTGCTTGTGGATGTGATGATAAATTCCATTGTACTCGAACCCAACAGCCAGTGCCGGTATCAAAATGTCAATTTCTCTACCATTCAAGATAGTTCTATCATTCAATTTAATTTCTGTGTTTTCTGGTAAGATTTCTTTAATGTACTCATAGACTTCCATGCATTCACCTGACACCTCTACATGCCCTCTATTATACGAGTTTGTTGGATTTGCTTCAATTCCGTGTTTTTTAATCGCCAACGACAGTGTCGATTTGCTTGAATTAATTTCTTCTGCAATGTTCACCAACGTCTTATGGTCTTCTTTGTAATTTGTCAGCAACCAGTCTTTATCGTTTAATTTTTCTTTTATGGTATAGTCACTTTCCGTCAAATTGATTTTTGGTATATTCAGTCTTTTACATGCTTGTATTATGGGATTACCAGAACAATGCAATAATTCTGCGATGCGAGTATAGGACATTCTTTCATTTATTCGCTTATTGTAAAGCCATTGATAATCATTCAATAATGATTTAGTTGCTTGAGGCAATCTACCATACAATTTTGAACATGCGTCTGAACAAAATTTGTTGAATCCATTAGTCTTGTCGAATCCGGCTGGTTTATCGCAGTTTGGGCACCTTTTAATGTTTTCTTGTACGGTATCATTCAAGATTATTAAACATCTAATTTTCAAAGGCACCTTTGGGTATAATGTATCCAACCAGCGCGTGGCGGCTTCAATTTCTTGTCTAATTGATTTTGTGAGACTTATAGAAATCATATTTTTCTTGTCGTTGATGTCGCCTATGGCGAGTTTCAAATCTCGATTGTACATGTATCTAACCTTGGGTTGTTATGTACATATTTATTAGACACAAAAAACCTCGCCGAAGCGAGGTTCTCTATTTGAAACACCCTAATTGCTTACGCTATATTAGCTACGTATCTTCTTTTTCCATTTTCATCTATTATCATTTTTTTACCTTTATTCCCAGGTGCTTTTCCTTTGTTATTTAAACCTATTTCCCTAGCTTTTTGTTTTTGATTTTCAGTTTGACTCCATCCAGTTCTTATATTTTTAGGAGAGCGACCTTTAACCCAGCCCTTTGGTATATCATCAATGCATTTGAGTTTCCTTTCTTTTAATGTTATTGGGTCATAACAATGTATTGTGTTTTTATTTTTAATAGAACTCGCTTCTATTGATAATAACAGATTCTTATGGGCTGCGGCGAGCTGTTTTGGAGAAGTAATTCTGCCTTTAATCCAACCTTTTGGTATAATATCAGTAATCTTAAATCTCTTATGTTCTGTTTTATCAGGATTATGATAGAAAATAGTAGGTATTTTCTTTTTGCCTTTATTTACACATTCTCTAATCCACTTTCCTGTATTTGGTTTTTCATAAAGAAATCTAGCTTCCCCAGTTTCTTTATTGAGAAAATGATGTTTCCCTTTTGATGATTTTCCTATATTTTCAGCATGTTCTTTTGTTTTTGGTTTCATCATTTTATTTTTGTGTTCCTCACTAAAAGGTCTAGTGCCTCGAATGAAACCATCAGGAATATAATCGTCATCATATATCATTATTATTTTATCAGTTACCTTGTTATAATATGTCTTAGTGATTCCTCGTTGAATGTGTTTTATCTTCAATTGTTCATATAATCTACTATTAAAATGTGTACATCTATTAGAAAGCATTCCTAATGCATATACCATTTTCATTTTATGTTTAGTGCTTTTTAACATTTTTACTAACAATAAATGTACAATATAATGTTCTCTGAGTGATAGTGATATTAAATTTTCTATATCATCTGTTCCCCCAATAGAACTAGGTATTATGTGATGAATTTCAGAATATTCTGATTTCTCTTTTAATTTTGCTTTTTCAATTAAATTTATGTAAATTTTTGTATATTTGTTATTAATGAATATAGATGACATTTTAATATGATAATATTATGATATTTGTATTTATGTGAACTGTATTTCTGAGTAATAAACATCGCTCTTTAAATAGACACAAAAAACCTCGCCGAAGCGAGGTTCTCTATTTGATACCCCCTAATTGCTTACGCTATATTAGCTACGCGTAGAATTCGAAAAAATGCATTCGATTTCGCAGCCAATGTAAATGCAGGACCTGCATCAGCAGCGTTATTACCGTTCATTGGATTACCAGCAAGTGCATAGCGTGTCTTAAATGCAATTTTTGGTTGAAAGGTATTTGGGTCAATCGCATTATGTTTAGTCAATGGAACGTACGGGCAATAGAACATGCCAGCCTTACCTAGACCATCACCCTTGTAACCAACAACCACAAATTGATTTGCATCACCGTTTGCCATATATGGGTCAATAAACACTTTATACTTATTGTTCAATGTACCAACAAATGTTGCACCAGTATCATCAACAGTCAATGTTTCGCCAGATTTAATGCCACCGATGTCCAACTTGCCAGTCATTGCCAATGCCGAAGCCACATCAGCAGACACCAACAATACATTACCACGACCCAAACGAGTTGTTTGAGCGATGCGATTAGCTTCACGTTCAATTTGGAACATCAAACCCTTGAAGCGTTCAACAGACCACCGACCATTTGCATCAACATCAAGGTCAAATGTACCAGGTGTTGCAGTTAATTCTGCACCAGTTGTAGATACCTTATAAAGGGTACGAACAATTTCACGGTTCATTTCAGCAATGATTTGATTGCTTAGGAGGTTAGATAGTTCTGTTTCAGCATCCAGACCATGAACTGCTTTTAGGTCTTGTGCTAATTCAACAGTATATCCAGCTTGCAATCCACGTTCGACCGCAGTAACCGTGTGTTTCTCGATTGTGAAAGTCATTTCGTTAAGAGTTGTAGCTCCACCGAAATCCTCACCTTGTGCAGTTGTCAACCCGGCTGGAGTAGTAAAACCAGGTGTTGCATCCCATGGAGATAGGCCATCCACTGCATCTACTGGGTTTGTACCAGCAGCAGCAGTTGTAACACCACCAGCAGAGAAGCTAGCATCTGCTTCATTGAACAGGGCTTCTGCACCAGTCTTGCTTGTATAACGATTGCGAGCAGCAAAAATCAAGCCGGTAGGCATGGTCATTGGTTGAACACCAGCGAAGTCATACGCAATTAGCTTAGGCATCGCACGGCGAAGTAGACCAACGATGACCGGGTCATAATTAGCTGTATTGGATGTGTTAGACGATGGAATTGCTTCTTGCAAGGCCTGAGCAGATTTTTGTTGCTCACGGATTGTGTTTTCCATAACAATCGCTGTTACACGTCTACGGTCACCTGTAAGAGCACCGTGTTCGGCTACTGTCTGTTCATCATCGAGAACAGGAGCCCATTTTTTCATTGCTTCATTTAGATATGACATATTTTTCCCTTTTAGTTAGAACTACGAATTAATTTTGAATCTTGGCGCAAGGCCTTTAATACAGCTTCAACATCTGAATGTTTAGATTCAGTGATAGTGTCTGCTCCATCTTGAGATATTCTAGTATCCATCGGTGTTGATTGCTTGCGGAAAAAAGATTCTTTAAGCACCGCAACTTTAGATTTGAACTCTTCTTCTGTCTCAAAGTTAATATTTTCAGCGAGAGAATATAGTTTTTCTGCTTCAATTGCAGTCAAATCAGATTGAGCTTCAGCAATGATTGCTTCTGCTTTCATAATTTGAACTTCAACGGTAGCTTGTGTAACTGCTTCTTGTGCTTCTTTGAGTTGGTCTTCAAGTTCTTCAATTTGAGAAACTTGATTTTCAACAATATCAACCTTGCTTTCTGGTACATCTATATAATGTTGTTCAAACACATTTTTGAGATTTTCCATAAAGCTAGACATCATTTCTACTTTTATACCGCTCTCAAGGGCTACTGCATTGTCTTGCAACCACTGCTCGATAACATAATCGAGGTATCCATCAATTTGTTCGACTAGCTCTCCCTTTACTTCTTCTACTGCTTCGTCCAGTTTAAACTGGTATTCTTCTTGTAATTCTTCAATTTTTGATTCTGATACCTGTTCAACTGCTGCTTCAAAAATTGCTTTTGCTTTCAATTGGAATTCTTCTGTTAAGGATTCACCCGAAAATAAAGCATCAAATGCTTCTTCTTTTAGTTTATCTTGTGAACCAGAAACATATTTTTCTTTAATTTTTGCAGTTTCTTCTTTAGCTTTAGAATCTGTCTCTCCTTTTTTACCATCATCAACTAACTTTTCTCCTTTAGTTGATTTGTATTTAGCAGTAATTTTAGCAGTCTTGCCACAATCTCCTTCTTCTGAGTCTGCTGATTTAAGTGTTTCAGATTGTTTAGTGCCAAGAGTAGCATCAGTTCCAGGTACGGAAGACCCTTCTGCTAAGATTGCCTTAATTTTATCGTCGAGTTGCATTTAATACTCCCTTATTATCATAATTATGCATAACCGTAAACTTTACAAAAGTTTACTTTTGCTAAACGCTTCATCAAAGATGCCAAATTTTGGTGCAGAACACCATAATCGGGACTAACTGCTTCTCTGCGTTTGTAATCGACCAATTCGGCCGATGTTAATGTTGCTGTGCTCTTTTTAGTTTAGATTGGTTTTCTCTAAACCATCAAGGTCAATACCGATTGAGCGATTTGAATTCATATATCATACTTATTTATTGAAATCGCTTTTTTCAGTCGCTATTCTCACGAAACTCATCTATAATTATTTTCCAAATTTAAGCATTAGGTCTCCCCATGCTTTGAGTGCTTTCTCTTCTGTTATTTTGTTCTTAACAGAATCTACTACTAATTCAATTATAGTACCGTCTTCTACCATGTCATAAGTAACAGATTCCATGATACCATTGACAAAACATCCCGGTCCCGAGGGCTCGCTCACCACATCAATAGCAGAGAAAATCAAATCGTTATTGACATATGTTATACCTTCTTGCATCCGAACTGTGCCAAGCGCTCTAGTAGAAACACCTACTTTACCCCCGGCTTCCATGATAGCAGTTACAATCTTTCCCATACCTTCATTAATGATTTTGCCTTTACCAATCCAATGTCCATTAGAATTATCTTTCAAAGATTCGATTACCATTACAACTCTCTCGAAATTAATTTGAGGCGATTGAGGATGATTTAACTCGCCAAAGCCTCTACCATTTGAAACTTTTTCTGTAATGTATTTTTTCATTGCTGGAGTCATAACAGATTCAGTATACATCCTCTTATTTGCATTTACTTTATTATAAGTAGCAAAGGGGCCTTCAATCTTATATGTTTTTCCAGTAGACGTATTTTCTACTAAAGATTCGATACCCTCTAAGTAGGTTTCAGTTATTAACTTCATGTTTATTCCTTATTCGTGCCCACCTAAATGTTGAATATGAATGCGTTCAATTTCGTTGTGATTCCCTGTTGCTTTTCCATTTTTATCTTCACCCCCCATCCCGCCATCGTAAGGGTCAGAATTGTTATCTGCTTGGTCAACATGAGCAGCAACTTGTTCTCGAGTTTTTAAACCGAATTCTTTTGCATAATTTTTCCAGTGCACCCTCATATTCCTAGAATTATCATCTTCAGCATCTATCTTTATAGGATGTCCTGCTGCATGCAATCTATTCATTACATCATAATTATTTAAATTATGTGGTGATGTTACACTTTCTTTTATTTCTACTTCGTCTTTTTTACCAGAACCTATAATCGACTTGTCTTTTTCGTCATCAGAATCGTCGGCATCATCATCATCCTCGTCATCATCTTTTGATGAGGATGGGAATGCTTCACTCATCACATTCATTTTTAATTCATCTAATTTATATGCTATTTTTGACATTAGAATAGATTCTAAAGTAACCTTAGCATCTTCTGAACCTTCAGAAATTTGTGAAATTAATTGTTCTACTGACATTTTATTGCTCCTTTGAAATCATGATAATTATTTATTGCTTCCGGTAATTCTGTGGGTCATACTCTGGATATTGTTCACCTTGTTGTGATTGACCTGTATCCTGTGCAGGAGCATTTGCATCTTCAGCACCAGCATCAGCATCTGGTTGTTGAGCAGCTTGTTGTTGCATCATTTCAGCTTGTTGGTCTTGCTGAAATTGCCCTTGAATCTTCCAATTAGGTTGTGCGCTTATATCAGATTTTTCTTTTTTCATTCTGATAGATTCTGTTTTAATTTCATCCTCAGCCATCATAAGGACATTCCGTTGAATCCATTCTTTTGATACATATTTTTGTAAATAATCATCAAGTTGTTGTACCATGGCAAAACGACTTGTCATCACTTCTTGATTTTTTAATTCAGTAAAGAAATTATCCTTTTGAAAATCAAGTTTGATATATTGCTTTAAATCCTCCCATTCTTCAATATTGCACACCTGTGTAAGAGTCAGCTGTGTCTTTAGAGAATCTAACAATAATTGACCGAATCTATTACGAAGCCTATCAATAAATTTTTGAAACTTTACTTCATCCCTTGATATGGACTGAGATTGCCCTATACTAAACCCAGTATCTTCTTTTAATCTGCTCTTGGGTATATTCAGTGCTTCATACATCTTTTCTTTAAACCACTCGAGCGAATCAAGATAACCAGTAACATTCTGAGCACCTTGGAGTGTAGTAATTTCTGTTCCTTTACCACCGTCCCTGCGTGGCATCCAAAAATCTTCTAACATTGACATATATTTCTTGTCGTTTTTTATGTCACCTGTCTTAGCATCATATACCATTTTATTGCGATAACGATTAGCAATATCTTTCAAATATTGTTCTGCTTTATGTTTTGGTAGATTACCGACATCGACATAGAATACTCTACGTTCTGGTGCACGAGCTATAAAATAAACAACAGTTGCATCTTCCAACATTCTAAGTTGATTGATTGGCCTGATTGCCTTATTGAGATGCCCAAGAATCATGCCGGTATTTTGGTCAATTAGACCACTTGTAATATATATTATTGCATCAGGACTAATTTGTAAATTGCTTATTGTATTTGAACCTGTTCCTTGTGTATTCTTCCCAACACCGAATCCATTTTCGTTGTATAGATAATATTCTTCCACCTTATCTACTATGATAGCATTTTGAGAATTAGTCTTTGTAGTGACATCTCTCATTTTTTTAATATTTTGAGAGTCTAATAATACTAATTTTTGAATACCATTTTTTATATTGTTCTTATCAACTATAATTTGGAATGGAAGTCTACCATCAACATAAAATCTCCTAAAATATTCTGCTCCCTTATCTTCATAGTCCAATAATTTTAAGATTATATCAAATGAATCCTTTATCTTATTTTTTACATTATCTGAAACAATATCATCTAAACCATCGAGGTTTAATTTAATTAATTTAGTATCTTGTTCTTGTGGTATAGCTTCATTAATGATTTCTTGAATTGCAATATCAACTTCAGCAAATTGAGATATTTCTCTATATTTACGAATAGCTTCTACTTCTGTTTTTATTTGCCCATCAGTATCAAGATACGTACCAAAGGCACCAGCACTCGATAACATAGAGGAAGTAATACCACTTCCATCTGTATCTAATTCAGTTGACAGCGCACCTGATAACGATTTATCAGGCATTTTACTCTTTATTTTTAAACCAAAAAGATTAAGTAACTCTTCCGAAATTTGCATTTATAGATTTAAAATTAAATTGAACCAAGTGGAGTAGAAAGATGAACCTGAAGGCCTTTATAAGCTTCACTCTCAAACCAACTATAGGCGAATTCTACCTGAAATTCTTCTACCCTATCATTGTGGTCGAATCCAAGACCAATTGGTGAAATTACTGTCGGCCAAGCATCTTGAAATGTGTATTTCTTTAATGTAACACCATTTCTATCCAATTGTTCTACATTCATGTTAGTGGTATATAACAATGGATTAACCATACCAGAGTTTTCCTGCTTGTTGTTTATTTGTTGCATCCACGATTCAAATGCATTATGAATATCAAAATCATTATCATTCAGTATTGACACTGTCCAATTTTGGAATATTCTTTCTCCAGCAAGTTTTACTTCGCGGCCGCGATACATCACAGTTGCTACATTGATGTTTTGCCCGGGTAAACTTGCGGCGGTGCATAAAAATTGTGCTTTGTTTGCCGCGGTAGATGCCCCAGTTACAAATGCAGGGAAGTTAAGTGTAACTCGGAATTGATTTGCTCTAGCTCCACCCCCAAGTAAAGCTGCTTTAAAATTTAGTATGCTAATTTTATTTCTCCTTAAGAATGATTGTGTTTTGATGAATAATTATGCACCAACTACAGTTGAAAATGACACATCAGTGCGAGTTGCGACAAAAGTCAGTGTAATGAAGCTTATGCTTCTCGCAGGTTTGATGTAAATTTCGGCCAAGAATTCATTTCTATCAATAACATCCCCCGTGTTGTTACTAGCATCGCAGCGAACAATAAAGTCAGTAATACCACGTTTTCCTTTGATAGTCTTTAAGAAAGGTTCTACCATATTTTTAAATTGCGCTCTAGTAAAATTATCGTTAAATTCAAATAACATATATTTAGATGCTTTTGAAATTGCTTTTTCAAGCAAAATGAATAATCTTCGTACATTAATCCTATCAAATGCAGATGGTTTATTTGTCATAGTTCTATCTCCGAGAAGTGTAACCCCGGAATTAGCATCTACTATTACCGGATTAATTCCCTTAGGATATAGAACATCTCGGTCAGATTGGTTTGGGTTATACGACAATTTGATTGCATTCTTCACCCCACCACGATTAAATCCACCAAAAGACCACCACGGGTCATTTGTAGAATCTGTTCTAGCTGCTAATCCTGCCATATCACCGTTAAGTGGAACCCAGCGATATTTCTTTGAATATCTATCGAAGATATATTTCATGCCAGTATCCATAAATCCGTATGATGCAATAGAATCAGAAACACCGACCGCAGACTTGAATGCGATTATATTAGTTATTGCAGCTGCTGCGTCTCTAATAGGAGCACCTGCTTGATGTGGTGATATAAACCCTACACAATCTTTTCTAACATCTACGATATTTTCTAGGATGTATTTTTCAATTGTACCCGACACACCAACCGAGAATGCAGCACTCATGATTAGGTCGATAGAATACAAATCTTTGTTTACAAGTTTGTCATATGCAGACTTAATTTCTGCTTCAGTAGCTGATGTACCGTCTACTCCACCTGATAGAGTTTGCAAAAAGAAATTAGGTGAAGCAATTATATTGATTTGTGCAAATGTGTTACCTGCCAATGCTGCATCATACGATGTAGCACCCATCGGAACAATAGAGGCACCTGAGGTGGCAACAGGATGATTAGTCCACCATACATATTTAGAAGATTCATTCAAGACATTAACGTAATATGTAGTTAACCCTTGATAATTAATTGCATCAGATGCTTTGGATGTTCCTTCGTATTTCTCGAGCACGGTATAAGGTACACCAGATATTGCACCTGTTATATCTAACACAAGAATATGCATTTCATCATTTTTTTCACTTCCGTCAGAAGCTTTACCACTGACATACGCAGATGTACTTGGTGCACTATTAAAATATGATGCTAGTGACACACCATTAGGGAATAATGCCAAATTGGTATCACACCAAGCATCGAATGCTGCCCATGTACCAGCATCTACCATTATCATACCAATACCGTTTCCTACATTACCTGGATTCTTTGCTATAAATTCGCCTGCTGTAGTTCTATCAGCCGAAGAAATTGTTTCATATTCATCCCGATTGACGATGCTTACTGCGCCCCCAGTAGAATCTGCATTTGTAACACCAGTATTTCTAGTTCTAACAACATAACATGAATTTGTATATTTCAAAAATTCTGAACATGTGTGCCATTCATTTGCGTTGGTATCATTTGGTTCACCAAAAACTGAAACTAATTCATCCTCATCTGATATAAGAATAGGAGTTTCTATCGGTCCCTTGAGAAATCTGCCTGCGATACCACCTACTGAACTAGATACCGACGGGATTATCTGTGAAAAGTCCTTTTCTTTAATTTCAATGCCTGCTGATAGCAAAGTCATATACTGCTCCTTTAAATTTGTATTTCAGATGATTCTTCTATTTATTGATTTTTATTTTCTGCCCCTGTTTGATACTTATATCGTTTAACAGTAATTCTAGTTGCATAGCATATGATTTTAGGTCAATTAAATCATTTTCTATATTTTTGCCTATTACATCATAAGAGGTACCACCCACACTAGACAAGACAGGCCGCACTGGCATCTGTATTTCTATTGGTGTATATACTGGAACATATACGTATTCAATTGATTTACATCCCCCCAGCGATAATAAAAATAATAATATTAATGTTTTCATTTATTGTTGAACTCCGATGCTACTTGTTTTGCTGTAGATGTTAAATATGAAAAAGCATCTTCGCAATTATTGACAGGAGGTCTATTTGTTATTTTATTCTTGAGCTTATTATTTTCATTACTCAATTTTACATTTTTCAGAGAAGTTTCATTTATTTTCTGTTGGAGTGAATTTCGCTCATTTGTAGCTTCTGTTATTGCAACGTTTTGAGTTGAAATTGCGACAGATAATTTTAATATCTCTGTTTTTTGTGATTCTATTGTTGTTACTAGACTAGCCCAATAAAAAATGAGTCCTACAACAATAACAAAAAGTATAATCAAACGTTTATCAAATAACATTTTTGTCCTTTAATTTTTTTAATCTTTTTTTCAGACTTTTGATTGTGTTTTTCTTAGGTGGTTCACCGAAAGTGTCAGTAGTAGGTTCACCCAATTGATTTACTCCAATTGCTGCTATGCCACCTGCACCAACCGAGGTCATATCTTCCCCAATATGTCCATCATCTCGTTGCATATAATTATATCCTTTGTCTTTATATTGGCATTTTGTATGTAATCCGGCATTCTGTTCAAATACACAAGGACAGTTTTTAATTTATACCAATCATCTTTTTTTACTTTAAAAAACATCATTTCGATACAAATGTCAGGTGAAAATAAATTAAGCAAAATTAATATTTGATTTAAAAGCAAATGAGTCTCGATAGGACCCATATTTCTTGACGTTAATCTTACTAAATTAGTAAATTTTGATATATCACTTTCGAATTCAATTATTGTTTTGCATGAAGGATTATCATACGCCCTCATTGCCATAATTATGAAATTATCCTTCGTTATCATCTACTAAATCGTACTCAATACTGGATTATTCCCGCCGATTAAATACCATTTGCTTGTATATGCTGAATACTGAATTACCGCAGTATCGCCAACCGCATTTAATGTTATGGTATTAAATCCTTCGCCTATAATAGATATGGATACTGTCTTGCCGAGGTCTAATGTATTTACAACAATACTTTTTACCTGACCGTCATAACCGGAAGATAGGGAGTATAATCCATAAACACCACTATCATTTTTGAGTATAGTATTAGCTCTAGTAGGCGATATTGCTTTTGTAACCCCATTTGTACTATCGGTCGCCGTATATATGATGACTTCAGTCGACTGGACTAATACACCATCGCTAGAAGATGAACCAACTTGAAGGTTGCCTATTACATGTAATTTAGAGGAAGGTAGATTTGTGCCTATTCCAATCTTATCCGTGACACCATTTACAAAAAGGGCATTAGCATCATTCTTCGATGAAATGCTAGTGTTTATCGATAATTGAATTGGATTTAATCTTATATTATCATTTGTATTAAAATTTTTGAGTAAATTTGATATTGTTGTAGTTTTATTGACTCCATTTTGTAATAGCATCAAGGTATCAGTGGCCGTTATTGTCTTGGCCACTGACATCATACTCATTTTTATTTTTGGTTGTGCCATTGGGTACCTTGATTAAGCAATAACAGCGCCGTTTGAACTCATTACATACCAGCTATCATTTATATTTTTCAACTTGACGCTTTGTCCAACGACAGAAAAGGTTATCGTGTTCACTCCCAATCCGCCAGTAACAGTTACCACGGCACTAGGAGTTGTAACCTCTGCGGATTCACACACGATTTCTTTTTCCATACCATGTGTGCCCGCCGCTAGTGTATATGCCGCACTGGCAGTTGTGCTATGAACCCTAGAAGAAAGGATATTCGTGGCAATTGCGCCAGATACAAGTGATTCAGACAATTCTTTAACGATTAATCTACTCGGTAGATTTAAGGAGATTGTTTCGATGTCTGCTTTTAACGATGCCCCTCCCTGAACAAGCATCAGCAAATCTGTAAGATTTAAAGTGCTTGCAGGAGTTAATTGACTAACTTTTGTGTCTGCCATAAATTATCCTTAGTTAACTGTCGATGTTGAAGTATCCGGTGCAACAAATGTCACTGATGCTGCAATAAGCGCACCGCCTTGAATTATATCATAAACAGAACCACCAGCAGTAGATGCTCCGATTGTTACTTGCCCCGCTATTGCAGAATCACCTGCTACAATGGTATATTCAAACACCAAAGATGTGCTGGTCGATAATGTAGGATTAAATACTAATTCTCTATTATTACCCCCGACAACGAGCGATATTGCTGGGGTGCCGTCCACCTTTACAGGTTCACTTGCAGTCAACGTTACTGTCAGTACATCTCCTGTCACCATAGTAGATGTACCAGAATATGTAGCGAGCGCGGTGAATGTAGGTACAGTTATTACATCAGAATTCTTTACGTTTAATGAACTTATTGCTACTAGCACTTCTCCAGTAGGTTGATATTCCCATCCTTTTAATGTAGGAACAACATTAGCACCATTATATGCATCTTTACCATCCCCAACCCAATTGGGTTTTTTTGTGTATGACCATTGACTCATTTTATTTCTCCTTATCGATAATGTTATTTATTTGTTTCATTTGCTGGATAGGCTATACCGCCGGGCCAATAAATATGGTGCGGCTTTCCATTTATTGTAGTAACACCAATAGGCTTTGTCACCGGCGCACGATATGGTATTACATATCTTTGTCCAGTATCATCTACCGGTCTTTTATCAACATCTGTTGCTGCAAACATCCCCCCTGCGGAGATCAAAGCAGCTAATGCTGCTGCTCTTGCTGTCTTGCCTTCTTTTAATTCTTTAAGTGTGCTCATTATTCGTGCGCAATCTTATCATGCCCCATAACAACTACTCTCGAAAGATTCAATGCTTTCCTTATTCTGCCTGCAATGGTCTTCTGGTGTTCTGGGTTAGACGGGTCTAGCCCCAGCGAATATTTGTCAACTAATGATAATGCTCGATTGCTTGGCATGTATGACATTTCATAGAGGTCTGTGTTTTCTACTTTGATGCCAGATGTATCAACATCGCTTAACTTGTGTCTAATAGTTGGTTTTTTGCCCATTAATTTTCTATCGAGTTTGATTCCAAGTAACTGAGCTAGATTCTTGCTCGAATCTCCAGCACTTGATTTATTCAACCCAGTTTTTGCTATACCAAGTGCACCAACTGGCCTGCCCCTTTTCTTAGGAGCACCTGATGTATCTTTAGTTGCTTTAACTGGGTTTTCTTCATCATCAGATGGATTATATGATGTACCATACGTACCAATATGTCTTCTCCCGACTGGTTTAGTATCAGCAAATGACTTATCTGTTACTTGAGTGTGTTTGCTACTAGACCAAGAATCATCAGTATCTACTGGTAATTTTCTTTTATCCTTTAATTTTTTATTTGCATATTCTTCTGCTGCATCTAATTCGGCTTTCAAGTCAAATGATTCGTTGAATTCATCTTTCTTTAATGTCAGATTGGCCTTTATATTTTTCCCATCCCCAACTTGCACATTGACTCTACCATCCGGATGTCTGTAAAATACTCTCCCTTTCTTGCCATGAAGAGAATTGCCCGGTTTATTAATAGTAACAATGTCAGATGCTCGTGCAGGAGCAGATTCTTTTAATGAACCGAGTAGTTTTGTTGATAATAGTTGTTTGAAGTTCATTTTAATAGTCCCATCATTCGTAATTGTGAATTTGAAAATGTATTTTTGTTCCATGGTATACCAGCAGAATCTACTACTTTCATTAATCTGCCTACTATCTGCCACCCAGGCGGAGTAAGTTGTGCTGTTCTCAATTTGATTATAGCATTATTTATTGTATTTGTAGGGTCGGCATTAGTTGTTGTAATACCAGCTACCATCGCAACAACTCTAGCTATCATAATCCTGTCAGTAGTTAAGAATTTAATACCTTCTAATATTGAATATTTTAATAATTCTTCTTCTACTGTTGATATTACCTTTTCTACTAGATAAGGACACTCAATCTTTTTTGCATATCGTCGAAGACGTTCTATTTGAATTCTAACAGTAGAATATTCCTCTTGAATCGTGACATCATTGACTCCAAGTATATAATCGAATGCCTTTAAACACGATAATACTGCATATGAATCTTCGTGTGTTTTTGAGATTTCCTTGAAGTCTTCCGCCAATTGACGATTAAAATTCTTAGTTTTATATCCCTTAAATATTAATGCATCTTTATACAATTGGTCTCTTTTAATACCACTAGTGCTAATAGTTAGGTCTTCTGTCCACAATCTATGTTCTATACCATCTGATATTATGATAGCATATTTTGGATGAAGTTGAAGTATTTCGCCTTCTATTAAACCATTAGTAACACAATCTCCAATTTTGAAAGATTCATTTTTGACTGAAAGTCTGTCTTTTATCGTAGTCATCAAATCATCTTTATCTTTATCTGTCAAGTTGGTATGTAATCCAGCATAAAATGATTTTTTATCTCCTTTTATTGCTGCATCTCTCATCTTTGACGCTGACATACCCTCTACACCTTCAGCATCAGGGTCTCTTGCACCTGCTGATTTTACTGTTATTGATTTGAAGTTAAATCCATTTCCGTTTTTGTCAAATTTTCCGTTATAAAAATTCAATTTGTCTTGAAATTCTGCTACTCTATCTTCACCAGCAACTACAACTAAATGTTTTACACCTTCTCTGTGCATCCTCGCAGCAGCATGAAATATAGTAGGTTCTTCCTTAGTTGATTTTCGAAAGACTTGTTTATGATTTGGATACATTTTATGAAGTATATCGAGCTTTTCATCTGCTGAAAGTGGATTCTTTTTGTTATCCTGAGAATGAGAAACGTATATACGTTTCTTCCCAGGTTCTTTCAGCGCAGCATCTATCATTTTAGCATGTCCAAAAGTTGGTGGCTGCGCCCTACCATAGGCTAGAACCTCTGTTTTTTCTGCTTCTTCTGCTTCTTCGAATAATTGTTTTATTTGAATCATTTATTCAATCTCTAACTTTTTCAAAATTTGCTTTGCTAAATTCATTGCGAGCTACTAATTTGACAGGATAATCATTATGATGAAAGATGTATCCTTCTGGGTGTGATTTCTTACCATTAATAGTATGTTCTAATGGATGGTCTGCATTATCTAATGTTTTAACTAATGTGTCTTTAGCTTGTTGAAGATGTTTATGCAGCTTGAAATAATTATCAAAGTGAGCAGAATTATTTTCTATATGATTGTGTATCTGTTGTGTTTTGGCTACTTTTCTCGCTTTTGCCTTTTCTGATTTGACGGATTCAAATTCTTTTTTCCCATTTGCTATGATATGAGACTTTAATCCTTCTGTAGAAGGAGGTTCATTGTGCCGAACGGTTTGATTAATATATGTGCTAACATGTTTACCTACCCCATGTACCGCATTATGCATATTAACCCCATTTTCTTGATGAATTTTCTTTGCAGCTTCTATGTGGCCATTTACTTCTGCTTTATCTGACTCTGAAAAATGAGCTTTGGATGTATCATTTGACGTGGACAAATTGTATGAATCATCGTGACTTGTTAGAGTATCGTGTTCGATTGGTTTAGCTGTTAGTTTACCATTTACCATAGAATAGCTAGTGTGCCATGCCGCGCCGAATCGTGCCTTTAATATCTTTTTTCCTTCCGCCGAGGATTTCTTAGCACTATATTTAATAGTATTTGGCTCGAATCCTACTTTATCACCCTCTTCTTTTTTCGTTTTACTTGTGAATAGCACATCACCTTGATGAAGACCTTCTTTTGGTAATACCTTATGTGCATGGTCTAATGCATGATGTAATGGTTCTGCTACATATGGTTTATCTGAATGATATTTATCAATATCAGCATGAGAATAACATATTTTAGCAGTATGTTCATTATCGGCGCCTACTTTATTTAATGCACTCTTATATGCAACACATTGCTTTCCATTAATAGGATGTTTGCCTGCTACAACAGATATTCCACCATCTACCTTCGAAGTGAATGATGGATTGTGTTTACCATGTTCTATATGTTGTGCGGCGGATTGTAATGCTCCTATGGCATGTTCAGTACCAGCGTGCCCCAATTCGTGCCCTAAATCTTCTACATGCGATAAATGTGTTTTTACTTTTTCAGTATCAGCTGTTATAGATTCTAACAATTGATTATCATATGTTTCTAGTATGTATGCTTTGAACTTTAACATTTATGCCGTTTCTTCAATTGAACCAAATCTTATTTTAGCTTCTTTTAGTTTCATGCTATTTTACCAAGATTTCTGAATGTCCGATAGGTCTTTTAGCTCTTATCTCAATCCTATGTAATGTCTTTCCTTCACTGTTCTTAACTAAAAGAGAATTCCCATTTCCTTCTGATTGCGTATACGATAGTTTACCAGCCGCATTATATCTATTTGTTATATCTTCTCTTTCGTTTTTTATTTTAGTTGTTTTAGACTTTGGCGAAGTAGCTACTTGATATGTAGGAAACGCATGCGATGGTGCTACAAACTCAGTGATTCTATTTTTTTGCTCAGAATCTGATAGTGAACCAAGATGTTCTTTGATTTCTTTAACTTTATTTGCGGCATGTTTATAAGCAGATGCTCTTATTTCATCTGCCATTTTTCTGCCGGCTGGATTTGTATTATCTCTCGATAATTTAAATGCAACATGTTTCTGATGTTCTGACATAGAATCAGCATCATGCCCGTGTTTTTTTAATATATTACTTACTTCTAATCTATGATTGGTGTCGTGTTTAGTCAATGAGCCTATTGGCATACCCATTACTTGTTCGGTTGTTTTAGAACCTGTTTGCCCGGTAGTAATTTTATTATCTGCAATCTTCAATGAGTATCCTACTGCATGATGAAGGTTACCGGTTGCATCGTGACTAGACAACATTATATCCGCCCCACCAGAATGAGATTCATCTTTCTTACCTGTCAATTTTTCGTGGTCTGATTTTAATGACGTCCAAGATACTTTTACATGATGCTCTTTGTTTGCTAAAAGCTCTGGATGATTTGCTTTTATATGAGTATGAATTTCTTCCGCTGCTTGAACCGCATGTGAATGTGCTTCTTGATATGAAGCATCTGACAGTCCTTTTACCAAATTATTGTGTGCTTCTTCTGGTGTTCTGCCCTTTTCATCTCTAAAGTGGTCGGCATGGGTCAGATTGCCGTGTATCAGCCTGTTTAAATGCGCTGCGACAAGAATCTCATGTAGCTTACCTCTACTATCATTATCTAATGTAGCAGACTCGATTAACCAAGTTTCAAATGTTGCAATAATTGACTCTTTTAATGAATTTGCATGTTTTTCAGCAGACTGTCTAACTGAATCTTTATCTTCCGCATCAGTATATGAAAAAGATTTCACTGCATCTTTACCGGGTTTATGCACTAAAAACCTATATGTAGATGGGTCATGGGTCACGATGAAAGGAGATTCATTTATTTCTGTACCCTCATTATGTTTGCTAAGTTTTGAAAAGTGTTGCTTAAGATACATCTGTGCAGATAATCTGCCTTCTTTTGTCTTTGAAAAAGACTTCAATGTTTTGCCTTTGCCGTCTAATACATGCCACCCGTCTTTACCAGATGATACATAAGGCTTTTGTTTTACATTATCATGTGTTTTTAATTTAGCAATAAATTTAAAATTTCTAGTTTTATTGTCATCTTGCTCTCTTTTTTTCATTTTCTCAAGTGTTTTTAATGTCTGTTGAGATTTGGAAAACGTTGCCATTGTTTTTTTGTGTTGTTCTGGTGTTGCTGTATACATAGTTAAATTCCTAGTAAAGTCATTAGTTATTTATCGATAGCCGTCCCACGAATAATACTCATTCCTGTTATCATTGAGTATAGCATCTTCTACTCCATCATTATAGAATCCTGTCATACAAATTTGGTCTTCTAATTCTTTCACGTGATTGCTATGCATCGAATGTCTTAAGTCACTATCAGTCAATTCATTGAAGAACCGTTGAGACACAAGCCATGCATGCATTATTCCGCACATCACCACATCATCATGAAATCCTTTGTCTGCTTCATACGACCCATTGTTGGATTGAATAAACGTGCTTAGTTCATGAATAAAATCATAATCATTTACAATCAATTGATTGTTGTCAATCATATCCTTTAAATTTGCGCATCCAATTCGTTTTGTTTTCTTAGTTGTTCTAACACCTGGATATGGGTCAGTACCTTGTTTGCCAAGTTCAGTGCCCGATTTTGTCCAATGCATGTTTTCATATTCCAGTTCATTCCACAGAATATCTGCTACTTGCCCGCCGATGTCATTTATTTCTATCAATATGTATGCATCATTATATGTTGAACCCACTTTCTGTAGTAATGATGCATATAAAAGAGGAGGTATTTCGTTGTTTCTATATTTTGCTACAATTCGATGTGGATATGATGTAATGTCAAAAATAATAAAAGCAGAATAGTCTAAATGTCTGCCTCTCGATACATCAACCGACATCGAATATAATCTGTCCTTTTGTGGTTCCTGATATACCTGTAATCCCTTATACTGATCAGTATATTCTTTAATAGGTATATCGTGTGTTAATCTCGCCAAAGTAGAACCAGACAATAATGTCATGCTAGAGCCCAAGAATTCACAGGAAAGCTCTTGAGATGCCTTTAGTTCACCTAATACCTCTATTTGTTTATTATACCATTCTTGTGTTCTGCCTGGCATATCGTACCAATGAACACGCAGGAAAGAAAATCCGTTTTTCCCAGTTTCTGCTTCTCTCCACATCTTCTGAAAGTGATTGTAACCGTTCGGCGTGCTAGTTATATATACCTTAGTATTTTCGCCAGCAATGATTGTTGGATAAACCGAAGTGAAGAACTCGTCCGCTATATTATTAGGAACAAATCCATATTCGTCAAGATACAGTAACTGAATTGATTTTCCTCGAATGCCGCTGGAAGAAGTGGCGGCGCCGAATATCTTACTCCCATTCTCTAATTCAATAGACCTTTTATTCCAAGAACTCACTCCTTGCTGCATCCATTTAGGCAAGTTAGAATATGCAAATCTAACGCGTTGCATAATTTCATCTGCCGTAGATTGTTTGTTGGCCAATATAGCAACAGATTTATTATCATTAAACAATATAAACCAAACAAAATATGCAGCAGAGACCGAAGTCTTGCCATACTGCCGCGGAGTCATAAATATCACGCGCTTGTTCTCATGGTAGCATTTAACCATGTCTTCTTGAAATGGATATAAATCCATGAGAACCGCACCTCTATCTGGGTGCACTACAGTGATATAATGTCGTATAAAATATATAGGGTCTTTACTACATTTTATATATTCCGCAATCATTTCTGGCGTGTATTCTACTACTGCGCCAGCAGGCCGAAGGTCATCAGAGCCTCTAAAGGAAAATATTTCTAATAATTCACGTATACTGTCCGGTAAACTAATCATCTTTTATTTAGGCGGCGCGAATTCGCGCAGCGGCAAATCAGAACCATTACGTAACTCTGATGATGTCGCCACCAAGTCTTTTAGGTAATCCCATTCTTACATCTGTGTGGTCACCAATAGGGTGATGTACAGTTGTTTGACGTGGCTGTCGCCAGCCAGTTGATGTCTTTGGTTTTTCGTAAAAAGTAACTGGATATACTACATATTTTCTTTTTTCTTCCCTCTTGAGAGATTGATTGTAATTACTGTGGGTATGAATTTCAGGGTCTTGAATTTCAACATCGTGTTTATCAGGGAATTTAGACATGATAGCATCATGTACTTCACCCATTTTAGATTCTTTTAACTCTAATCTAAATTTGTCTCCAAACCGTCGGCGAGCAGCACTAGCTTCTTTCAATGACTTCGTTCTGGTTAATATTTCCCTTGCTTTAGCTGCCTCAGGAGATGCTGGATGTAATATATGAAGAGTGTTGTCTGAAATATTATCTGGATTATGAAAAATTGAAGGACCTTCTTTAAAACTAGTAGATGCTGTAGCTGGAGATACCGCATTGATACCATGTTCATTAGGATGATTTAATATATGGTGCGCTAGTTCCAATCCCCGAGCATCGTGGTAGCTAGATACTTTACGCTTTCCTTTAGTATCAGTCAGTGGCGCCGGTACCCGATGGTCAGTGTAATAATAACTCTTTCCTTCATGTGTTACCCGACCATTCCTATTTTTTTCGTCGTGATATTCTTTTCTCGTTTCGTTAGGATTTTCACCTTCTCCTGTACCGGGAGTAGAATGAAGAATATCATATCGCCTAGTCGAGGTAACATTCATAACCTTTTTCCAGTTCTCTGCATCTTTCGGGTTATTATGTATCTTTTCTGTGCCATCTTTATTATCTTGTCGATGAGTAACTTTCATTACAGTATATGCAACACGAGCATCTTTACCTCGTCTACGCAGCAGGGAGTTAAGCTTAATATGCGCATCCACATCTCGTTTGTTTGCCGGTACTCCTTGGTCTGATATTGCTGTATTAATAGCCTTTTCTCTACTATGAGGATCTTTATCTGTTCCAGCCATTTTGCCGTATGTATCAGACCTGACTACAGCATGTGTTCCAGCCTTTACCCCAGCACTATGTGGGCCAAAGTGCTCTGAAATAGCATCTGCGTATTCAGTTTGTTGGTGTCCTGTTGTAACATCCGGCCGCACAATCACACCTTTATTATTCTTCTTTGCCTTCTTTGATATTTCATGAAGTTGATGAAACAATTCTAAATCATGGTCTTTTCTGGCCGCAGCATTATGAGATGACCGCTGGTCATAAAAGTCTCTATGTCCTTTAACTGATTCAAAGCCGCCACACCCATTTTTGGCCAAGCATGAATGGACACAATTACCCTTGCCATGACATGCATTTCCGTTTACATAATTTCCATGTAAATCAGTATAATGCCGCCTAATATCTGGATTGCCACCAAAGCCCAAGGTTTCATGTCCATTCTCTTCGCCTTTATTAATACCAGGCAAATCTGCTACTGTATCTGTTTTTGTTTTATTCCCAAGCACTTCGCCCAACTTTTTGGAGCGCATTTCTTTGACTCTTCGAGCATATTCTTCAGGATTATTTTTCCTTAAGTCTGCATATTCTCTAAAATTTGAAGTTATTTCCGACTTTCTATCTTCCGAGGGAATTAGTTTTGGGTCAGCATGGCCATACAGTCTGAATAACTTTGAAATCCCTTCACCATTTGTTTCATGCTTAAATGCCTTTAATGCCTTTCTTGTGGTAGGAGAGGCAGGTCGGCCTGTTATTTTTTCATGGTTTGCAATATTGGATGCAGTACCTTCTTTGTTTTCGGTGGTGGGCTTACCATATATTGCATACGCAGTTCGTTTATCATACCCTGGTTTAGTGCTATCTGTTTCCACTCTATTAGATACGGGCTTTATATTAAATACTTTATGTTCAGTAGATTCATCCAATATTGCAGTAGATTCGATTTTATCTGCTTCTGCTAGTGCTTGGCGAAGTTCTGCATACGAGGGTCCTGATGAAAATTCTAAAAATGATTTTACCCCTTGTGTTTTTGTATTTGTCATTTTGCTATTTGTTCCTGTAAAAGTTGATTTAAATCTTTGCTGCTTCCCGAAAATAATATATTTGTTTGATTTTGTACAGCAGTACCTACATTTGTTCCTGTTTTTTGCCCAGATTTAGCACTCTTTGCTTCTGCTTTATCTTTGTTTAATAGCAATAAATTCTTATTGACATCCGACATCGTTTTTATGAGTCCACTCAATGCTGTGATAGCAGCGGGGCTTTCTGCTCCTCTAACTATTCGCATTGCGACTTCGAGTGCCTCGGCTCCCTTTTCTGCGAGTTCATAAGTACGAGTTCTAGCATAAATAAAGTCCTCATCCTCTGCACCATCTGGTACTACTGTCATTGAATTGCCCGCATTATCTATCACTTCCACTGGTTTCACGTCGAAAATCATTGCCAATTCTTTAGTCATTTTATCAAATCAATGTTGTTATTGATGTATTTATTACATAATCATCATCGACATTTGATGTTATAGGGTCGACCTTAACTTCAATCTTAGTATGAGCTGGTTTCTGATACTCATAACCGATATTAGCAATGACATCTTTTATTATCGAGCTGTTTGTAATCATTGGGCCAAAGAAGTCCAGTTGAGCAGCGAATGTAAAAATTTGATTTACTGTTCTAACATCTTCAGGAGAACCTTCGAATGCATCTTCTATCTGATATGACTGCATTGTAATGGGTACATCTTTTGATATTTGATATTCAGGTAATATCTCATATGTCAATGATAGATACGGCTGAAAATAAGGTATAATTTGTTCTATAATTTGCAAAGCATCATTCTGGTCTTTGGTCAGTGCATATACATTAAAAATAACATCATAGGGAGTAGGCGGATATATTTTTCCTCTGTTCCCTGCTATATTACCCATTGCGTATGCTCCATTCACTCCAACTTTTCTATCTGGTGCATATCGAATATCAATCATTTCAAATGACATCCTAGGCAATGTCATTTTTACTTGATGCGCAGTCAAATCATTTTGTTCTCGTATACGTCTTAACCATTTGTTTTTTGGCGCGTACTCAATTGGTACTTCATATACTTTTACTTTGTTCCCAGTTTCATCTCTCTTTGTAATAGTAATACCAGAAAATATGTCACCGAAGGCAGTGAAAAATCTTAATATAGATTCGTGATAAAACGGAGTTTGGCTGAATAAAGACATTAATTACATACCACTATTATGTGCTGCGTAATAAGATTCCATTCCAGCTACAAGTCCTGCCATGCATTCTTTCATTGTTGACATAATCATACTCCGAATGGGTTAATTACAGTTGATTTAACTTTTATAGCACCAGGTTTAAAATCAGTGCCGCTTTCTCTTATACTTATGATAGGCGTATCATCCACCAGCACAAATCCTCCTTGTTCAAAACTTATGGCATATCCATTTTCTGCTAACAATTGATTATCTAGTATATCTTTTGAGTTCGATGCAAATATATCAATGTTTTCTATGCCAGTATTAATTTCTTCGTTGTTATATTGGAATGCTTCGCAGGATAGATAATACTGATAATTTCTTCCTAATGCAAAGAATTCTACATCATGGTCTACAAATTTAATTTCTAATAGGAATTTTGTAATTGGGTCATATATTAAATCTCCTTCTCTCGGTCTGATATAATTAGTTATATCATATATTGATTCGTCTGTCGTATTTTCGCCGAGCAGAACAGACCCTTCCTCCAATAATATAAATCCTACTCCCTGTTCTTTTAGTACTTTAAATTGATTATTATCAAATTGTGATGCTATTTCATCTTCCCATCGAGTTTTATGCACTACGAGTTTGTATGAATTTCTGATTTCTAATCCAAATTTAGAGAACATTTCTTTGTCGCCTTGGAATCCTTGACTATCGACAAGATACATTTCAATTGGTATAGCAACCTTAAATTTACTAACAACATCCTCTCCCAGAATTAAATTCTCTATTTGTACGTCCCTAGGGAGATAATAATAAGTTTCACCCATGAGTTGAATAGACTCACGGACAAAACCATCTATCAAATTTTGCTCTAATCCTCTATTCTTGTGAAAAAATGGGTTAATTAAACTAGACATATCATCCTATGAAAAACGATAATGGAGCCGAGCTAATTATTGCATCATCTTGCAAGTTTTTAATTTCCTGTACGGCTTCGTCGTACGTGGTCTGTCCGTCATAAACAAGTCCGCCAGGCAATTGCATTCCTTTATATTTCTTTAAATTTGTCCCCCACTGCTTTTTAAACAATGCAGTAACATAATTCTTTAGCCATATATCGTTGTATACTTCAGTGTACTTTTCTTCGTCGATGGTATGATATACTTCGGCAGCAACAATATCACCTACTCTAACATCTGTACCCCATGCAATTTCCAACATCAATCGGTTCATGCGCCGGTTGAAAGAAAAATTCTTCTCTTTCTTTAATATAAAATCCAAATGTCCTAGATAATTTAATGTCTGCCAATACATACTAGCGCCAGCTTTTGTTAGCGCTTGTAATTCAGTCATCATTATCTGATATTGCATATTGAACATATAATCAGATGAGCCCAATACACTCGTTATGTTTAATATGCGTATTACACCAATAATATTTTCGCCTGCTTCAATCCAACCATTGTCAACATCTCCTAAAACAATTTCCCGGATAAATGTTGTACTAGACAACTCGCTATTTTTAACCTCTTGATTTATAACAAATTTTTCGTATCCAATTTGGCGATTTATCGTTATTGTATTGGTAGATACCTCGACAATTTCTGCGAATGTTTTATTGTCCATAGCACTGACTTTAGTGCCTACTTTGAAGCCTGTAGTATCATCCAAAAATAATTTTGTGCCTGATATTTTGTGAACTAAATAATCTCTCACTATCCCATCAAAGTGATATTCTTGATAATGCTCAATAGCAAGTGCTATATTATCCTCTATCTGCTCAGGTGTGATTTCAATATTATTGATGCCGCCACCGAGTTGTCTGAGTGCAAAATCAGCTAATTGTTGTCTACTATTAATTGCCATAGTTTAAGTACCTGCGGCGGAGAATCTAGTAATGAAATCGACTCTACTTGACTTACCTAATCCATTATTAATCCATTCATTATTGACAAAGTCCCATGTATTAAATTTCATATCAGGAATATCGGTATCAAATTTAAATATGGTATAACCTTCTGATGATTTGAAATTTGAATCTATCGGTGACACACCAAACCAATTATCTTTTGTAATTACCCAATAAGTCATTATTTGTTTATCCTTTTCTGTTCGAGCAACATTTGCCGCAATAATTGTTGTGTCTCTTTTTGTTCATCTAGCATCAATTTTGTGCGATCATCAAGTTTTGCTTGCCCCTCTTTTAGGTGTACAATTTCTTGTTGTACTTGTGATTGGGATTTAACTGCATCTTCGATAGTTTGAATTTTAGCTGTAGTTTCTGCCCATGCCATACCAGATGCAAATAAGAACACAACTAAAAACCAATATTCTTTAAGCCATCTGATTATCACAAATAATCACCGCAATGAATACATCGTCTATTATTCTTAACATATTGCAAAGTATTGCAATTTGCGCATTTAATCATTGATGATTCCCTCGACCAAACCATCTTACTGACCAAAAAATGATATATTTTCTCCATGCAGCTACGCCTAAAACTCCCATGGATTCAAATAAAACATAATCTGCATAATTCTTTGCCCCTATTGCATTTACATATAGATAATCATGTATGATAGCCGATTTGGCATATTCTCCATGGGGTGGCAATATGGGCCAAAATATTCTAGGGATTGTTGCTAAATCCGCCACAAAGCCAGCGGGTACTGTGATGACATCTTCACTAGGATATTTTCCGACATGATATTCAAATGGAACAAGTAATTTCCATTTAAAGTCACCCAGCATCTCAAGTTGCGCGGGTGTAGTGAATTGACTCATTCTAATTTAGTGCCTTCGTGTTTATCTATAAATTTAGCACCTATATATTTCGACCAGGCAGAAGACGCGCCAAGTGCTGCTAGATATATCGCTAACATTTCGGCAGTTAGTGTACCAAGTGCTGTCATTTTAGCGATGGCCCATGTTGACGTTAAAATAGCTATCACTTGACCTGTTCGGGTAATAGATGCTTTCTTAGTAGATGGGTCAATGATATAATCAAAAACATTGAATACTGAATCTGCACTCTTGTGTGCTTTGTACATAATAATAAAAATGATTACAAATATTATAATGTGCGGAAGGTATAATTGGAATTGTTCTAACACGTTATTAAATGCTCCCCGTTAAATCACACTCTCGTTTGTAAGTACAATTATCACATTTCATAGAAAATATTTCTTTCATTGCACCAAGTTTTGCATTTAGATTTGCATTTTCGATTACAAGCTCTTGCATCGCTGTTGTTGCACTTTTCAACTCGTGTGATAGAGTATTTACCATCAATTCTAATTGATTAACTTGCGCCGATAAATGTTTTACTTCTACTGATAATTGCCCTACCTTATTGACTGCTTCATTTTTTTCTGTATCTGTCTGAATAAGTCGATTAAATAAATGCTCTTTGTCCTTTTTTAAGACATCGCGTTCATCTTCTAAGTGTTGAATCAAATCACTTTCTGCTGAATCCTTCTTTATCTCAAGCGAGTCCTTAGATAGCTTTCGGCGCATCCACAGCGCAGCGCCTGCTCCTGCGATTAATATTGAAAATATTAGTGTGAATATATCACTTCCAGTTTGTGAACTATGTTGTATTACATCTATTGTTTCTTTGAGCGGCATTTGGTATCCTGTGATGTTTTTGTATTTATTCTAGGGTATCTTGAAAGAATCCACCATGTCGCAAGTCCAATAACAAAAGTTGGTGTTGCCGCAGCGCCGACTATATTATATCCTGCTTCTATCATTCCATTTTCTAAAAATAATGAAAGTGATGTATAATTCCATAAGATAAATCCTGCTAATGCTTCGCCTACAAAAGTGTATTTTGTCGTTCTATCTGTTATAAGAGCCCAGTATGTGATAAGTCCATGAATCATAGAAAATAATACCCAAAATAAATCATAAAAATTCGGGGTTAATAAATAATGCACTGACAACACCATTGAAAACAATATCGACGATAACCCAACTGCCGCTCGAGTAATCAACAAGTCAGATGTCAGAAGAATCTTCATCAGTCTATAGTTTATATAATCTTTTCTAAAACAATTTAAGCCGTTCATTCTAATTCAATCCAGGAGATGTGAGCTGATGCATATCCTGCACCAAATCTTGATGTTGCGTAAATCACAAACATTTCTGACAATTCGCTGTCAATGTCTTGACTCAAATAAATATGATTACTGATAATAGATGTATTAATTACATCTGTTGCTCCTGCATTCATCCCCGTGCCGGTAGCGACCATGGCACCTTCAATCTCATGAATGTGATGGGCAGTCAGCGCAGTTATGTCTTTTGAAATCATTGCAGCACTGCTATCATCGATTGATATCCATGTACCAGTGAAACTTCTCATTTCATGAATATGTACCAATTCAAAATAAACATCAGCTGCTCTTGCGAATAAGCCAGAATCTATTAATTTTAATGTATTTCTTACTGGTATCCCACCATTTTCAGATGCATTTTTTAATCTGATGGCTAATATTGGCGTCCTAACCCCATCTGCCAGCGACCTCTCAGTAATACCATGTGATACAGAGAATTCAAATCCAGGAATCGCATATCCACCTTCGCTTGCAACCGCCGCGCATATTTGCTCTAAGGAAGACGGAGAAGCCGTCGCACTAACATTCTCAATCTCATATCTGATTGGCAACGTGGGAGTTCTCATATAAACGCCAGATGCCAGAGTAGCGTGATTAAATTCATGGACATATATCAATTTACCATCGATATTAAATCCACAGCGAATTCTACCAACTCCCAACCATTGAAAGTCAAGTGTTTGAATCTGATTCTTTGTTATATCAAGTTTCACACCTGAAGGATTGCCATGCTCTACTCCATTGCCGGATAGATTATCTAAATTCCAGTCAGATTGTGCTAACAAACTATCAACTGGAACACCTGATGTATTACTACGAATCAACAGTTTAGTTATCAATTCATCTTGTACAATGCCAATACCATTGAGATTATCACCATACATTACAGTTTGTTTCAGCCCGATTTTTGGTTCATTAAATACCTGTGTAGTATTCACTAATTGAGAATATCCTGAAATATATGGAAAATATCGAAATGTCTGACGTATTGCTTTCTGACCTTGCAATGTGCCAACTTTCAAAGCAACTGATGCTCTATAATATTGATATTCAACATGAGTACCGGTATTAATAGATGTTATAACAGCGGAACCAGTAGCCGTTGTTATTGTTTCTCCAACTGTAAATGAATTATCAATCGTTGAATATGTGAATGATGTCGGATTATCGACTGATGCAATTACCCCATGATATTCAGATGTTGAACCAGTGAATGTTTGCCCAACTTCAAATGTTCCAGTTACAGTCCCATGAATCATAATACATCCAGTTAATCGCTCATCCCAAAGAAGGTGATTTTTAGATGAAAGGAACTTATTATCAAATAAACCGAATGGCTGAGAAATGCGTTGTCGACCAAAGGCATCGACAGAAGGAGTATCAGAGGGCCGTACAGTCAATATGGTATCTGAGGAAATACCATTGAGTGCAGTTGTATTCATAAGGTTTATGTCTATGCGCTATATAATACTTCAAGTTTAGTCGCAGCGCCGATTGAAGTAATATCAATTGAAGCATATAACCAAGCTGGAGCAATTGTCTGGAAATCAGAATCACCATCTACAAGCGGATGAGTGACAGATGCTGCTGGTACCCAATGTGTGCCATCTAACGATAGGTCAAAGTTATATGCAGCGCCGCCTGCTCCAGTAACAAAGCTCTGCATGACAGCTGCCGTTCCAGTACTTCTAGGTAATGTGAATATTTGTCTGCCAGTTTGACCAGTTCGGAAGAAATCGACTTCAACGAGTCCTCTTAAATATGAGTACGGTTGATTTGTTGAGATTGTAAATTCAGTAGGAGAGAGGACAGTTACTTGCCCCTTTAATGTCATATCAAGTGCAGATGCTGGTATTACTGATACTACATCACCAGTCACCAGATAATGTGCTGATGATGTTGTTACTGTCAATACATTCGCTAACCATGTTGCGGTGAAATAAATCTGTGTTTTTAATTTTTTAATTTTAGCTGTACTCATATTCGATATTCCTTTGTTAAGTCTTTGTTAAGTTGTTAAAGTAGCTACATGATTATTTATTAAAATTTGAATTCATAATTATGCATAACCGTAAACTTTTGTAAAGTTCATTGCGGTAGCCTGACATTTGCCAATGCAAAAGCGATTAATTCCGGCAGTCCCAGTCGAAATTCCATGCTGTTTCCTTATCTGTAAAATTGATGAAATCTGGCCGGGGTGAACACAAGCTGACCGAGGGTATTGTGACTGTATCCTTTTGCAATAGACACCAGCCGCCAATGCCCTTCGGGCCAACTCTGATATAAAGGTTACCACTCACCTTTACAGGGGTGCTCTCTGACACGTCGGCTTGCAATAGCTGGTCAAAGCCCTGCGCAGGATTGCGGTTCATATAGGTTAAAGCAAGCATATAGTTGCTGTAGCCCGGGTGCTCCGCCTTCCACCGCGCATCCCCGATAGCGAGATTATCGGATGGCTGGAACCACTTGAGCCATCGAGGGAGATTGCCGTCTGACTGGACGAATAACGCAAACAGCCAGTTGAACATATAGGCTGTCAGCGTGACCACGACCGAAGCAAGGGCTTTGATGGGATACATCATGCCATCGCCTTCACTAGTTCCGCTCGAGCTGCCACAATCTGGGCATCTATTGCTGCCAGCCTATCGGTCGGACCTCCCAGCAGGACTTCGCGTACCGCTCTTGATTGCGACTGTTCTAGTGCGGCTATGCGACCTTTGATAGTTGCGATGGCTGCTTCTTTCACCTGCTCTAGTGTCGGTGCGCGCAAGACGGCCAGTTCCGCATCCGAAATAGGGATGAGTTCCGGCTTGATATAAGCGTCCTGCGAGCCGTCGGCGGCATAAGCGTAGATTTCGGCTGTTAGTGGATTCTTGTAATGTTTCATGATTCCTCCTATCTCAATTCAGTCCAAGCATATATAGCCCCAGCAGTGCCGAGCCTTCGCACCATATAAATTGCACCGGCGGGGACGATTACGGGGCCAACAGTTAACCGACCAGCAGCTGGCCCGGTACTCTGCTCCACGAGAGCCGGAGCATATATTCTAATGTCTGCATAGTTGGATGTACCGGTAAAGATAACGCTAACCGAGATTGTCTTCCCGGTTGTATTCGTGTAGATAACGTCAAGAGCTCTGCTCGCAGTTACATCCTGCCAAGTTTGCCCGTAATGCCCGCCTGCCAGCGCATGGTTAGCGGTGGATGTGTCAATCGCTCTTTGGTAGTTCCGCACCTCACATGTATTAGCGGTGAGCATGTACACCTCAAACGTATCATTTGCCGCTGTAGTAATACTTGCGCCGCCTTGCAGAATGGTCAGCCCTGCCCCTGCAATAATCTGACCACCACCGAGACACTTGCGCTTATAGG